AATCGAACCATCGACACAGGGATTTTCAGTCCCTTGCTCTACCGACTGAGCTACCCGCCCAAGGCCGTTGCTCTATCCTACTGAGCTATTGCTCGCTATGGTACTCCTTCTAGGATTCGAACCTAGGACCAGCTGGATATAAGCCAGATGCTCTAACCGGACTGAGCTAAAGGAGCACATGTCCCGTAATCTACTAGACTCATACGGGCGAGCCACTCTCCTCACCCAGACAGTTAGGGGATGACTTGCGTAGACACCTCACGGAAAATTTTCTTGTTTGAAAATTTCCAAAAGTCATCTATCCTTCTATTCACGGCTAGCTACTCCGAGGGTCTTGGCGATAGAGACCAAAACAAGACTCCGTACTTTTCTTGCTATTATTCACCAAATAATTAAGTAAAAAGTTGCTGTTGGAGCCTTTAAGTTAGATTATAAAACTAGACGCCTAAATTAGTTCTAAGTTAAAAGCATAGAATCTTGCATTATAAAGGTTTGCTGTGAGCGTCTAAAATATGTTGTGGTGTCATAAGGGCAGACTTTGCATCGTTAATCCACAAAAGTTTCACCGCTTGGTGCCCCTGCGCAGATTTGAACTGCGGACACCGTGATTTTTTAGTCCTTCAGAATTGGCAATTACAAAGTTTCTAACACTTTTTCTAGTTTAAAATCTTCTGCAAACAAAATATTCTTTGTTTGCCCATTTTTTGTTGGCACAAATCTTATTCTTTGACTTCTTTTTCCACACAATTCATAAGGAACAAGATAGCATTGTCCATTATAAATTGTAGCAAAGAAATCTACATCTTCTTCTGAATAAGATAAGTTTAAAGTACCTTTAGTGTTTGTATGACTTGTACTCGTGGCGAACTCTAAAAATGCTTCTTCTTTATAAGTTCCAGTTTTAACTTGAATCTTATATAGAGAATGATTTATGTCCACAATAAAATCATACTTTGAACTCTGAACCATCGGCTTAGAAACTAAAATTCCCAATTTTAGAAATTCCAAAGCCACTTGTTGTTCTGTAATTTCTCCTATAAAATGACTACTTAGCATAATATCAACTCCTACTAAGTAATTGCCATTCTACATGAGTCTAAAAAGTCACGTGCTCTACCAACTGAGCTACAGGAGCATGAGCGTCATTTTGGATACGAGGCGACTAACTCTTCTTTCCAAAACGACTCAGTTACAACTTTCAAATTAGAAACATCCAATAGCCAGTCACCTCTACGAACATTTCACATAAACCCAAAGATTTTAGGATTTTCTCACCCTACCACCAAAGTTGCGCTTGTAACTGTGACCAGAGGCTTGGTGGTTCATATCTATCGGCTTTAACGACTCCTCCGTTGGTCTTAACCTCTTGGAAAGCTTGAATTTCACATATGGGGGCAGGTGTGGGATTCGAACCCACGTCTCTAGGGTATGAGCCTAGTCAAGGAACCTCTCCTCTAACCTGCTACGATGGGAGAATTTATACACAGGAACTCTCCAAAACCTGGCTTGCGCAAAGCAAACTTAAACCAAAATCAATCTTTTTCTCTCGCCTGCTTTGAGCTATGAGAGTGTTTCAAAAGGTAGCTACTCCTTTTAGGCGGGCTTTTATCTTCCTACCACCGGAAGCCGAGGGCTTTACTCGCTGGGTTGATTTGGATAAGGTCGAGGGCCTCTTCCGTCTTATCGCTTTGGTTTAAATTTAAGTGTCCTCCCCATTTCATCTGCCACCAGGACCACCCCTATGCAAGAAGTGGTTAGCGAGAATCGAACTCGTTATTCCTTACGAAATTTGCTGACTTGGAACAGCCTGTGGTAGGGTTACGCTTCGATTTCAAGTGAGCAAGAGCGGGAGAAAGTTAAGGAAGGATGAGAGGTCTCTTGCTCACTTTGTACTTAAATTATAACATAATTTTAAGTGGAAATCAAATTTTTTAGCTTCATTAAGACAATTAGTTAAAACAACGTCACCACGTGAAGGTTTGTCTTTTGACGTCAGCCGGAGATAGGAATCGAACCTACAACCTACGGTTTACAAAACCGTTGCTCTGCCAATTGAGCTACGCCGGCATGAGGAGAGTAGTTTTTATTTTAACGTGAGTCCACTCTCCAAGTTCTCGACTCACATTACTATGCGGGCGGCTCATCCTCCGCGAGGTATTTAGTAGATACAATCATACACATCGACCTCCTATTTTTCACATAGTAGCAGCAGTTTTACTTCGCTTCTTTCTATACCCTTTTCCGCTTTCTTGCCACATATCGCCTCACTTTTTATTTAGCTGAGGTCGCCGGTGGTAGTTGAAACTGCTAAAATCCGTGTTAAGGGTAGTTCTTTTAGTTTTAGGGCAAGGAACCATGACTTGCGCCGTTGGCGATTCGTAGGAGACTCGAACTCCTGACCTCCACCGTGACAGGGTGGCGTTCTACGCTACTGAACTAACGAACCATATGAACGATGTTGGACAGCTATCCTTAACAAGCACAATACTTCGGCTGGGGCACACATCAAAGCACCCACAACAGTTTATTCCCAAAAAACCGTTGCCAAACAAAGCGATTCTCTCGTCTCCTCTTCCACGCCCAGGTTTTTCTACTACGAGGTACTGGGAAACCTTAATGGCTGCCAGACGGGGACTTGAACCCCGAACCCTCGCGTTAACAGCGCGACGCTCTACCGATTGAGCTATCTGGCATCAATGGGGAGTTTCCTCCCTCAACCTTACATATATATTATATCAAAATTTCCAAGAAAATTCAAATTATTTTTCAGCAACAATTTTCGTTAGTCGCTCAACAATTTGAGACAGAATTGCTGAATGTTTTAGCTCTTCAGATACAATCTCCTTGAACTGCGCCATTTCTTCTGGAGTTAGCAAATGGACAAATTTTGTTAGACAAAGATAATAACTCCTTCGAGCATCTGCTTCTTCACATATAAGCTTCTCGAGTTCAGCACTAAAGGCAAATTTTTCAGCATCATTCATAATACACAATCCCTCACTATTCGATCATACCACAAAGTATCTTCTTTGGCTATGTCGTCCAATAAAATCAACTTTTCGTAATCAAAAAATTCACCATTAAAATCATAGAAGTGCGCGCCGTCTCCCGCAACAAAATGTCCCAAGATAGGTTCATAGAAAATTTGCAAGTTGGGAAAACGAGAACGGAGAATTAAGGAGAAGTAATAACAATTTCCATCAGTCCAATGACAATCAGACGGAAAACGGCGCTTAATGAAAGAGAGGATTTCGTTTGATTGGGACATTTTTACCTCCGATAGGAAAAGAAAATCAGATGGGGTGACAATTCCCATATCTCCATCGCGGCGAAGGCTGCCCGTTCCTTCCTCTGATTTTCTTTTAATGGTGCGGAAGACGGGAATCGAACCCGTATGCCCTTGGGGCGAGGGATTTTCTTACTACTCCATATTACTATGGCCGTATTTCTACGTTGTAGTCTGGACTATGTCTTAACCATATCTTTTGACTTAGGTTGCTGGTGTATAGTCTCTACACATTTATTTGGCGCAGTTTTTTCCTCTATAAGACTCTGTAAAAGCGTGGCAATTAGGACACAATAAAGCAAAATTTTCTATTGTATTATTATGTCTGTTGCCATCTTTATGATGTAATTCAAGTGGAATTGGTTTATCTAACCAAGTTTCAAGACCACAGCATTCACATCTATGTTCTTTCAACCCTTCTTCTAAGAGCTTAATCCTAACTTTATTTGTTTGAATATCTTTGCTATTGGCTAAATATTCTTCTAAAGTTAATTTAGGCATCTTTTTTGTTAAACCTTTTCCAGCTTTATTACCATCATATTTTAAACCAAGTCTGTCTAAAATAGAGTTAATTGTTTTTGGATTGCAAGCGAGTTGTCGCGCCATATAGGCTTTTGATTGCCCCTCTTGTATCCATTGTTCAATTTCTGCTTTTCGTTCTAAAATATCAGTTCGCATTTCCATCACCTCTCATAATATAAGTGGATTTGGATTACACTTACTTTAACTTTTTAGAACGTAAACCAAAATTTAGCACGGCGTCCTCTTGGCTATTCGCCGTTTTAGCCAGCTTCTACTCTTAAAGTTTCCTTTAAGGCACTCTCCTTTTACGTCTGCCAAGACGAAAGTCCCTTGCGTCTGCCTGTTCCGCCACTCCCGCATACTCAGTTGAAGTCTCCCTCAGCCTTGTATATATATTATATCAAAACTTTTGAAATTTTTCAAATTTTAAACACTAAAGAATTTTTATTCTTCAATGTAGAAAAACTCCGACCAACTACCAACATCGACAACAGTCCTACCACGCTCATCTTTCCAAGAGCGCATATAGTGAATAGTATAGTTTCTTTCAGCACAAAACTCGTTAATAATCCTATACGCCCACTGTTCATCGTTTGCAAAGCCAATCACACGTTCAATACCACGGCTGTTTTCAAAATAAACTTTCATTTTTCTCCTTTAGCGATAACGCTCGTCCTCGGCATATTCATCATAATCTTCATCATAGCGCGGCTTATACTTACGCTTGCGTTCAGCCTTTCGCTTTTTATCCTCAAAGATTTTAGTAGAAGGGTCTACTTCACCCCAATCGCGCCGAATAGTTTTATAGGTATCATAAAACTTGTTATCGCTCTTACGCTTAGACATGACTTACTCCTTTAATCTTGTAGCCACATTGGTAAATAAGTTAAATTATACATCACAAATGGGTCATAATTAGGTAGGGTTTTAACCCAATCCCAAAAACCCTTTGAGAAACCTTGGTAATAAGTGCCAAAATTTTCTGTAAAGTGATGCTTTTCAATGTATAAGTCTCCTTCAAAAGAAAGAGGATACATAATTTGTGTGGAAAATTCTCCCGATAAAGCTTCTCTAATATGATTCAAAGTAAAAGGAGATGCTGGTTTATTAAAAACTAAACCATTTCCATACTCCGCGCCGCAGCAAAAGAAACAATTATTCAAAAACTTAGAATTAGAAATGAAAGCAGAATTAGAAATTTCTTCACTACCAACAATATTATTGCTATTATGAATATTACTTGAATGAACCACACCTTGACTGTCAGAAACCATACTAGAAAGAACAATCTGATTCCCAAAAGATACATCACTCGCGCCGTAGACATAAGTTGAATCTTTAATTCGCTTACTCATCTGTACTTCACGCGAGTTTTCTACTTCTTCCGAAGTGGAAATTAAAGTGCTACCACTAACCTTTTTACAATTATCAATATTTCTACTATAAGAAATATCCTCACTCTGATTTACGCAGATACTTCGAAGAACATACTTTGAGTGATTGACGTGCTCGGAATCTTTTACCTTACAAGCCTCCCAATACTGCTCAATTTCTCCCTCGGTAACAGGCAAATAATCATAACCCCAATGAAAGACTTCAATTGGGATATGCCTATTCTCAAGAATAGTTGAAATTTCTGCGCCATCTGGATATAAGCGAGCGATTAACTTCTTACCAAAATCGCAAGCATTATATTTATCTAAAACTTCTTGTGTTATAAACATTAAAATTCACCATCTTCGGTCATCTTGGCAATCTGAGTAGCAAGAGTGTTTGCCCTCTCGTAGTGGAAATCAATGCGTTTATTAAAGAGACAAATGTGCTCCATCATGACGTTCTGCATATAGCAGTAAAAATCACACCAATAAAATTCCAGCTTCTCAGCAAGTCGCTTCTTAGCGAGCTTCTCGCCATAAGCCGCATCAAACTCATCGCCATCTTCGAAGTTACAGCGCGCCTTGCCTACGAGGTTGTCCATTACGGGGCCGTATTTCTTAAGCCACTTATTGGCAAGACTACCAAAATCATCCCAAGTATATCTTACACCAAAAGAACCCCAAAACTTGTCAATCTGTCTATCGAAATCTTCGCGCAATTCTTTCGAAGCACTAGGAAACTTAGCAACCACAACACCAAGAGCCTCGTTCACATAGATATCAAAATCCTTAGCCATTTTCTTTCTCCTCTTCAAAAATCTTTTCAATATTAAAGTTAAGCAACTTAATTAACGATTCCATTTTTGTGCCTTTTTGAAAATATGGCACAGGATAAAGACAACCTTTTCCTACTAACTCCGCGCCGCAGACATCGCGGCAATAACGCAAGTAATCCGCATAAGTCAAACCAAGCAACCGCGCGGAAAGCACATTATAACTTCCATTAGTTGAAGTAAGTGGAAGCTTGTTAAAGTTAAACCGAATCATAAACTTACCAGGATGATAAGGACTTTCATCAGCATAGACATAATTCATATACTAATCTCCTCCCAAAGTTCGGTAAGTTCAGCTTTTTCTTCATCAGAAAGATTACAAAACTCTCCCCAATTTTCGTACCCAAGAAACATTTTTGGATTAAACTTTGGCAATTCCTTGTCAAAGACTTTCACATTAAGTTGCGCCTTTGGAATATAATTAGGGATGATATACTTTTTAACCGTTGTAGGACTTGGAGAACCTCCCATGGCGCGTGAAACTCCAGCATAAGTTTTTAGCTGGATATACAGCTCATTCATTTCAATAATCATGTCTTGTGTGACTTGAGTCCGAGCCATTTAGAAGTTCTCCTTTCACTTTATATTTATATTATACCCTATTTTTGAAGAAAAATCAAATTTTTAATCTTCCTCCGTATGATGACAACCGCACGCACAGGGCGCCGCAGTGTTATTTTGCATCATCGCCATCATCATGAGCATATCACGTGTATTACCATCACCCTTATTCATCATGAGATAAAGGAACATGGGATTAGACATATCAAAGGACATATTCCCCATCGTGCCACCATTCATCATCATCAGCATAGGCAGCGTGGAGTCATCAGATTTGTTCATCATCAGCAGAGGAAGCATATTGCCAAAAGGCGTATCGGGAGAAGCATTGAACATGTTACTACCAAAGCTAATAAGCTTAGTGTAGAAGTCAAAACCGAATACATTCTTCGTGGGAATCAGAGTGGTTTCAGTCTGATTCAGAACTACCTCAGCAACAACTCGACCATCTTCGCGCTGATTGATTACACGCAGCCAGGAATTATGATGATAGATAAAATCGCCAGGCTTTGCATCTTTCTTAGCGACGGGCGCCATATAGCAGAAATTGTCCATATCAAGAAGCATATCGCTTACATCAAGGTAAGTATTGTCCTTTTCACTCCAAGCAAGCCAGCCATCCTTTGTATTAAAGGCAGGGCCATAGATGGACATACGAACCTCGGTAGAAGGGACGGAACCGAACTTAACATTTTTCATGATATTATTAAACATAGAAGGATTCTCCTTTTCTTTATTTTCTTTTTTAAGATTTTCAATTGATTTTTTAATGTCTTCAAGTTCTTGCTGAACCGACGAAACACAAACATTTGAAAAAGTTAGACCATCATTGTTTATTTTTAAACAATTAGTATGAGTTGAATCAGAACTCAAACTATCTGATAAAGTCCATATACCATTAGATGTAACTGAATATTGTTTTGTACAGTTTGCTACAGAGCTAAATGCTGTCGCAACTTTAGAAGTTTCTAAAGAATATGTAGCAGTAAAATTAACATCTTTGTTAAAATATAGTAGCCCATCCCAACAAGCAGTATAAATCCAACGACAAGTTTTTGATTTTAATTCGTCAAATTCAAAGGTTGATTTATCATAGAGCCTAACTGGAATAACTCGACTTCCTCTGTAATCATATCCTTCTTCATTGGTAAATTTAAAAGAAGGAATTTTAGAGGCGCATAAAACTCCAATGTTATAGTTACGAACTGTTTCGAGAATCTCCTTAAATACATCTTCACTAACAAAATAAGAATATTCTCTCTGACTCGGTTCTTGATTCTTATCTAAGAACCTAATTTTACAAATACCAAAAGGTTCTGTCATTAACTATCTCCTTCCTCTTTATTCTTTATTCTTCTGCCGACTCATATACAACATACACTTCTCACACTCAATCAAACCACACTTCGGACACCGAACACCATCGGGGTCTTCGCCAGTGCCATCCCAAATGAAGTGCTTGCCGCCCATAAAGTCGGTAACAGTAACATGGAGGTCCATTCGCTGGTCATAATTCAACTGCTCAAGCAATCCATTGAAAATCTTCTGCTGTTCATAAAGAGTCAGATTATCAATAGAGAACTCAACCTTGTACATAGAACGACTTTTTGCCATCAGTTTACCTCTCTTTCAACTTTCTATAAATATTATATCAAAAATTTCTAAAAAAGTCAAAATAAAAAGAGCCTTTATTTTCTAAAGGCTCTATTTGTTTATCAAAGAACAACGGAATCATACATGGGGTCATTAAGCGTTTTCACCATAACATCCCATGCAGTTTCACCTTTTAATGCTCCAAGGAAAGCCTTGAAAGTCGAAGGCGACTGACCGCTTACATAGATGACATCTTCGTGAGGATGAAGGAAGGTATCATTGCGCGCCTCTACGTTCCAAAGAACAATCTTAGGCAGCTCATAACCAGCTTCCTCAAAACGCTTCCGCATGGCATCAATAAAAGAGTACTGACCGTAATCCTTTTCCATTCTGTTAATTTCCATATCGGAAATTACAACCAGCGCTTCGGGCATATCTTCAGATTTAACATTACCACGAATTGCGTGTTCGAGAATGTAAGAGAAAGCTTTTTCGAGGTCGGTGTCAAGACCAACATCGGTATGCATAACCTGGTCAACATTTGCCTTCAGAGTTGCTCCTTCGCGCAGTTGGATGAAGTGAGGCTCGTCAGTAAAAGTCATGTAGAGGTTATGATAGTCACCCTTATTGCGTTCAGCAAAATAAATTGCCAAACCAATCGAAGTTTCCATAGGACGACCCCACATAGAAGCAGAAACATCAGCCATTACTACTACATTGTGTTCTCCATCAATGTAATTAGGAAGAGATTTCCACTGTTCATCAGCCAGCAAATTCCGCTGCCCATGATGCCAATAGCAGTAATTCTTTACCAAGTCATAGGGATAAAGAGTAGCTGCATTAACCTTTACCTTTCCTTCACTGAGAGCTTCACGATACTCACTAAAGCGCTCTTCATCGTGACGAACAAAAGCATTCGTATACTGCGCCATTGCCTTAGAAGGTACAGCTTCATAGTCAATCTTATCCCATTCCTGCTCACTCATGAGGCGCTCAGTCACACGAATATGCTTGCGCAGTTCACTTAGCATTTTGCGATAAATCTGAGGAGTCGCGCCGATTGCATAAGCTAGGAACTTGGCCTTTTCACGAGTTTCTACGCTGGAAGTGTTAATAGAAGGCATCCACTTAGCCATCAGAGAACAAGGACGTCCCTTATCCATTGCTTGAACATCACTTATCAACTGGCATTCTACCATATCAATAATATAAGGTTCAACAGGAGTTCCAATCAACTCAAAAACAGAATCCCAACGATTAAACTTGGGAATATTTCCAAGATTCTCAATGAGATGCCGGGGATAATTCCGCGCAAGCCACTTCAAGCAAGTGCGAAAAGTGCGCCGCTCACCCAGACCGCCACGAATATTGCCGATATAGAACAGCATCTTGAGCGCGAGTCCTCTATCAGTATTAAAGGCGGCCTCAAATTTATCCTCAATTTCCTTTTCGGTACGAGGACGAAGCGCGCCAGCCTGCGCAAACAGGTCAAGCAGAGGATTGTTCAAAGTAGAATACGCAATCGCGCCGTTTTCGGTTAGCTTCTGATTAGATACCACAGACATAACTTCATTAAACTTCATTTTCAAATCTCCTTTTAACTCATTAAAAGGCAAGACGCCACTTTCCCATAAAGCAAGAAATCTTTGCTGCAAGCGCCTTAACTTTTGTAATTAAAGTATAGCAAAAATTTAGTTAAAATTCAAATTTTGAAAAATAAAAAAAAGAGGGGATTAACCCCTCTTTAATTATTTGACATAAATACCAGGATTTTTTACCAAACCTTCAAGTTTTTCTGCGTTTGCTAAAGCATAGTTGCGATTTTTATTTAGTTCGCATCTTGCATAATATACCCCATTAAAAGAAGCAACATAAGCGTCAGGATAAACTTTCTTAACCAAGTTTACTGCGGCTTGCGCACTGTTTTTGTCCCCAAAGGCACCAGCATGCACGACGTAATAAACTTCCTTTTGGGCTAGCTTTTCTTCTTCTTTTGGTTCTGTTTTTTCAGCAGGCTTTGTTTCTGTAGCTTTTAACTTAGCAGCAACTTTATCTCTGAACATATCCATTGTCCAACCATACTTTTTCATCCAAGGAATAGTATCACTATGATTACTACCATAGCCTCTTTCATAGGCTTCTTTGTGACAGATAATTTCACTAACGGGAATGTTGTATAGTTTAGCAAGATAAGCACAAAGGTCGATTGCTTTTTCCATGCATTCTTCAAAATATTCCTTAGTTCCACTGCCTGCCTTGTAGTTATCATCTTGAATTTCAAATTGAATATGGCTATTGTTGTAGCTGCCTTTCTTGCCACCTCCGCAGCCCCAGGGCTTTATATCCCAAGGCATACACTGAAGCACTGCTAATTCTCCGTCAGCTTTTTTCCCAATAAAAGCATGAACAGCTTTTTCAACATCGGGCTTATTCCAATGGTTGTTATACTTATTTTTACCAATTACGGCAATAATCTTATCTTTATTTGGGTCATTGTCGGCTGGCTGAGTATAACGATTTAACCAAGGATTTCCTGCGGCGGTGTCATGTACGACAATTCCTTTGGGAGTCATTTTTGCTCCAATTTTGTAACAGTCGTTTTGTGTAATCATACACTTTAAAATATCTTTCTCGGTCATTTTTGCCTCCTTTATATTCTTATTAAATAAACGCGCGTGCGCGTGTATGTGCGCACGCGCGAATATCACAATTTTTTTATTTAGTCAAATTTACATTTGAGTTATTTTAAAGCCAGTAGAGTCAGCAACGTATACATGAACTTCTTTCCAAGAGCCGTTTTTTGCCACATAAATTTTACATACAGAAGAATCACTTTCATTGCCAATTATCAAAGCTCCATTTGGCATTGATGACAATATCCATTTTGCATAAAGATGAATTGGTTCTGTAGAATTAATTTTATCGGCAGAAGCCACAGCGCGGCCATCTTCATAATACCAATTATCAAATGTATAATAAGTTTTTATTGGGTCTTCAACATAATCAATAACACTTTGCATTGTATCATCAAGATACCCAATTTGAGGAGGTACTTCAGGTGAGCCTCCACGAGTATCAAAATAAATTGTTACCGGTTGAAAAGCATCCCAAGAGGCTATAAGAGTTATATTATTTGTAATTGTATATGGCTGTGAAGCATCAAATAAACTACCATTATAATACCAACCGTTAAAAGTTGAATTAGCTTTTGTTGGAGTTGGTAATGTAAAGGTTGAATCATAAGTTACTGAAACAGAGGCAGTTGAAACTGAGCCACCATTTGCATTTAAAGTAATAGTATAGGTATTTGGAATCCAATTCGCATATACGGGTAAAGATACATCGCTAGTAGCGAGATTGAAACCTGCTCTTGTAGCATATGCTTCTGCTTGACCATAGTCATAGTCATGATCAAAACTGATACCTGTGCCATTAGCAGCAGTATTCCATTGGGCGCCGGATTTCGCAGAATACCCTGTTTTTCTCAAATCAAAAGTTCCAATATTTATTAGTCCTAAGCTATCATTTACAATTTCACCATAAGAATAGGTGGTTGAATACGGAAGTGTCGCCCATGACTCTTGATTCCCGCCTTGCACGCCACTGTTTGCGTTATAAGTGATAGTAAGCTTATATGCTTGCCATATTGCGTAGAGATTTAAATCACTCTTAATTGTTACGCTTTGCCCGCTTGTATACGTCGCAGAAGTAGCTGTGGAACTAGTTGACCATCCAAGAAATTTATAGCCAGTTCTTGTAGGTTTTGTAGAACTTAAAGTAATCGTAGAGCCATAATTAGCGGTTGTGCCTACTGGCGCGCCAGTGCCTCCGTTTCCATTATAACCGATTGTATAAGTAATAACAGTCCAATGAGCATATAAAGTTTGATTCGCTGTTAAATTAACCGTACTGGAGGAAGTAATTCTTGTGCCACCAGAAGCCGCAGTATACCAGCCATTGAACGTATAACCCTCCCTTGTGGGAGTTGGTAATGTTCCATAAGTACTACCATTAGTTACTGATTTTGATGCAGTTGGTGTTGTGCCGCCGTTTGCGTTAAACGTAACAGTATAGGTCTTATTACTATAAGTATAAACAACAGTAGGATGTCGAGAAGAAGTACACTCCATACCTTTATAAGAATATGAAGTGCCTCTTGCTTCAGATGACACAACAACTAAATATTTTGTTGCCGTGGCATCGCCCCATGTTGCAACAGGAACAGTAAAAGACAAAGTAGTATTTTCTGCCGCAACCAAATCCGTCGCAATTCTAGTAAAACCGCTTGTATTATACTTAACAGTTTGGCTTGGAACGCTGGTCATAAGACCAACGTCCCAACGGCCATCGCTGTTATACTCACTGCCAATGGTAAGATTTACTTTTATTTCTGTAAGATTTACTTTAGTTGAAGCTAATGAACTAACCCCTGGTACTTGGATATATGCGCGATATAGATTACTTGCGTTACTAGTATAACCGGCATAGATATTGTTTAATGAGTTATTACCAGGACCATAAGACCATGCGCCACCATTAATATTATATTTATAATAATCCGTACTAAAAGTCGCGGGGAATGTATATGTTGCCATTTAATCACCCCACTATTAAGAAGAATACTTCACCTTCAGTGAAAGAACTTGGTAAAGAAGTTCCACTATTCTCATCAGTTAGGATTAGTTTACCATCAAGAGTTAAATTACCACTCATTGTATCACCAGTTTTAGTGAGTTTTTGAGTACCTAAATTTTCTAATTCTTTAACAACTTGTGCTGGAGTTATAAGCATTTTTAATATCCTCCTTAAATTAATATTTCCATCTTGCTTTTGAACAGCGAGTGTCAATGTGAACAATGTATTTTGCGCCGTAGCCTACCCCGCCAAATTTGTTCAATTTCATGGCAATATCTTCAAGATGTTGACGAATGTCATATCGAGAAACACCAGCTTTAATTCCATAAATGTCCATGCCTAGACATTTTTTATGCTGGCTACCACTCGCGCCACCACGCTTAGAATTCCATTTAGAACAACGATAACCGCCTGCGTTTGAGCCATTAGGAGTAGGAGTGGCATGAGTTGTGATATAGAACTCAGTACCAGGATATTTCTTTTCACATTCGCGGAAAATCCTTTCAGCAAGAATTCTTACACTAATACCATACCCTTTACCCATGGGGTAGCCATTACAATAATTATATCCAGTGGCGGTACATTGACATTTCATTGCTTCATCAGAAATACGAGGAATAATAATTGCATCCCACAAGGCAGCTTTGGTTTGTTTTCCAACAACCCCATCAGGTTGCAATCCCATCGCGCATTGGAATTGTTTAATGGCTGTTTTAGTTTTTGAACCCATTTTTCCATCAGCCATCCCAACAACCATTCCAAAACCCCATTCAATTAGGCGAGTTTGAATCTCGAGGACAGAGGGATCTTCTGGAACTTCTACTGCTTTTTCATCTTCTGTTTTAGTTACTAGTTCAAGAGCTGCCCAAGTTTGTTTTCCACAAATACCATCTTTCTCAAGTCTATGGTCGTACTAAAAAGCTTCACAGGCTTTTTTGCACTTAGTACCCCAAATTCCATCAATTTCCCCACAGTCATATCCAGCTTGGGTAAGTAATTCTTGAGCATATTTTACTATTTCTCCCCTCATTTTGGGGAAAGTTATTTTTAAAGTCTTTAAAATCATAAAAATCCTCCATTAGAATAAAATTAAAGTCCACATTCTACCCAACGTTGCCCATCTTTTGAATAGTAAGGAACACACCAAACCCATTGCTCACCATCTGGACAGTAGAATACTTCATGGGGATAGTTATTAAATAAAACAGTATTAGTTTCGGTATAGTTAATTTCTAAATAGGGTCTATCATCTTCGTTTTCACTATCTGGGCCACCAAATTCTTTATAACTATTATTAACGTCAGATGATAAACCTCCTAAATATACATAGGTTAATCCATCTGTTTGGATGCCCTATATAGCTCCAGAAAGGTCAAATTCTGTTCTGGTACCAACACTCTTTGAAATGGTTCCTAAAGCTACTGGCATTACTCCTAATTGATTTGGAGCATAACCAATCGCTTTAACTTTTTCAACTGTAATACCGGCCTATAGATCAACAGAATTTCCTCCGCCACTACCGCCGTCAACATTTTTTACACTATAGTAAATACTGTTAATATATTTGTATCTAATCTTTGATAAATCAAAAGCTGTACAAGCTATGTAGGTATTATTACTCGAACTACCTGTTATACCAGCATACATATAACCAGTTTTAAAATCACATTCTTCTCCATTTAAGAAACCATCTATACCATCACTATCAATTATAGGATAAATCCTTATTGTCTTTGTAACTTCTCCTAAACATTCAATAGTTAAGTAAGGGGCATTTTCTCCTGTTTTATAAAAAGAAGACCAAGTTGAACTTCCGCTGCCATGAGTTAATCTAATGTATGGTGCCTCCTGAAGCGTAGCCTTATAAGAAGTTAAATCTATAATTGTCCAAGTGCCCGTACCGGAAGAAAATGTAAAATTTCCTAAAGAAGTACCACTATTCGCGTATCCGGTCGCCGCGGCCACATTTAATACATGGTCAGCATAAGTATCCTATCTACAAATATGAAGTTTTATTGAGAGTAAATCATAACTTTTTAATTCTCCAAAGTATAAGGCTGCAATGGCTGCGGGGCCGGCGCTTGTGGCGCCAGCCTCGATATATGTAGTAGTCGTAGAAAAATAAGGTTGCTCATCCATTTCTGGTGCACGTTGTACATAGGCAACTTGCATGGCCAAATCTTGAGAACTAGGTAAAAAACCAGCCATATGGCACCTCCTTATTCAATTGGTCTTAGCCAAATTGCTCCAATCTCTGGATCAGGTCTTTCTTGGCCATAGAAAACTTTATTTGTTAAATTTGTGAGACCACTTGATAATTTTCTAATTCTAAGATAGCCGCCAATAGAGAAAGAAATATTTGAAACAGAAGTAGTATTGTACCACAAAGCGGAACTAATGCCAACTCCGTTATCTTGGCCACGATTATCTGTACCATTAAAGCGTAGAAGACCATTATATAGGGTTAGAGTTCCTTCTAAAGTACCCATGCGTTCCTCGCCGGTTCTTGCCACTAAGCCGTCTTCATAAGTTGTTGTAGTGTTTGTAGAAAACCAATAGCGGCTTCTAGAGGGCGCCACATTATTAGCTTTGATATAGACATCTGTATTTGAGCCATGGGCAGGAACTTCATAGATAATTTCGACTTTATCTCCTTCAATCATACTGAATTCAACAGGTACATTATCTTCACAGATTCCATCAAACAAAATTGCATTTCCGTCAGCGGTAGAACCCCCGCTACCTTCATTTTCTGCTATTTTTTCATCTACATAAGTAATAGTAGATTCATAATTCTATGCTATTTTTTCATCTACATATGCTTTTGTAGTTGCGTGACTATCTACTGTAGGTGTGGCTAAGTTAGAAATTAGTTGCCCGCCCATATTAATCGTACCAGACATCGTACCACCAGTTAGTGGCAATACTTCAGATTCTTTTGCTGCACCAATTAGTTCTCTAACTTCTTCTGCGGTCTTAGTGGTCATTTCAGCAGAACCAGAACCGACTAAGAAATTATTTGCAGCAACGCCATTCAATCCTGTACCACCTTTTGTTGCGGGTAGAATGCCTGCCATATCTGGTAGTGAACCAATCGCGCCGCCACCTTGAATTGTTTGAATTGCATCATAAACCGCCTTAGCATCCGCCGCGGCGCCTTCAATGCTTAATGTATCATCAACAACTGGCACTGTGTAAGTTTCAGCAATACCAGGAAATTTTAATGTTTTTAAAGCTTTTGCCATTTAAGTTTCCTCCTTTTATTAGATACCATCTTTCCAAGTGCCATCTATTTTTACTTTCATAACTCCTTGCTTCCAAACACCATCAACTTTTACCCAAGGGATTCCAATTTTCCATTCTCCGTCTATTTTTATCCGTACGGATCCAGCAGAAACCCAATTGGCATATATTGTTATTGTTTGATTTGAAGAATTAATAGATTTTCCTAAAGCTGTAGCAAGAGCCTGCCCCGTATAGCTAGCATCATGATCTAGACTAATTCCAGAGCCATCAGCTTTAGTATTCCACTCTTTTCCATCCTCAGTCTTTTTCCCGGTTTTTGTTAAACCAAAGGTTTCTATATTTAATAAACCACTACTATAATTAGTTCCATAGTAATAATCTCTTACATAAGGCATTGGATAAGAAGAAGTTCCAGAACTGGATTGAGTACCACCATTAGCATCAAAAGTAACGGCAATTTTATATGGACTCCAAGTAGCATACAAAGTAACTGCTGCGCTTGGCGTATAAGAACCAGTAGAGCCAGAAGTAGCTGTACTAGAAGTTGCCCATCCATTAAACTTATATCCCATTCTAGTTGGAGTAGGTAAAGTAATTGAACCATTAGTATCTGTATATGTCCATTTTGCATATAGGGTTGTATTTGCAGAAAAACTGTAAGTTGAACCAGCAGTATAGTCAGTACCTGTTCCATCTGCCTTTGAATTCCACTTGCTAAAAGTATATTTTCGAGTTTTACTTGAAGTTAAAGAGGCAGTGTCACAAGTTCCGCCGTTAGCATTAAAAGTAACTTTATAACCGGTTACTGTTCCGTTCGCGCGAGTGAAACTATTAGTTGCTAGTTTAATAGAAGCACTAGAAGTGCCAGTACCAGTCGTCGCCGCGGTTGTACCCGTTCCTCCGTTAGCGTTGTAAGAAACAGTTATTTTCTTGACAAGAGTCATTGTATAGCCAGTAATGTTATTCCAAGTGCCTGGCCCGCTTACGGCACCACCACCAGTTTGGACATCTAAATCAACACTCACAACATTTTTAGAAGAATCGTAAGGAATTGTAAATTTCTATGTATGAGTATAAGTTCCAGCATTCCATTGAACAGTTTTAAAAAATTCGGGATCAAGGGTTGGAGATTGTCCATTAATAGTACCAGTAAAACCACGTCTGTTCGTACCACTAGGACCGATAGAGGTACCACTATCACACTTTACAGTAAAAGTAGAGTCAATAACCCAGTTACTCCCACTGATTGAAGAGCTATAGGCCGTGAAAGTTAAATGTTGATATCCAGATTGACTATTAAATGTTATGTTTTTAATATCTGCCATTTATTTCACCTCAGTTATTACTCAGTATACTGGATATATAAATCACCATTTATACCTGTACTAGATGAAGGCGCGGAAGTGCCGTAAGTATAAGCATTATCAAGACGAGTCCAATCATACCAGGTTCCTGATCTACCTAGACGATAATAGAGTCTTGAAGATCCGCCATGGAGAATAAATTGGTGAGTGTAATTAGTTCCGCCATAACCTTTAATAACATACATTTTAAACCCATAACCTTTATTTGGATCTGGATAATTTATTAAAGGGTTCTCCGTATCAGTAACTGTAGAAGAAATACCACGATAGACTCCCGCTTCGGTATAAGTATTTAAATCGCTTCCGTTGGGAATAATTTCGCCTATTTCTACCATATCAAGTGCATTGATTAAAGCAGCAGTAACTTGGTGAGGGTTATTAAAATCACTTACGTGCTCATTAACAAAGTCAATCTCTGGGTCAGTTGTGTAGCTTTCAAATACTACATTACCATCATTATTTTCGTCTGAAGCAACAATGTTACTAATAAAGGTAGGTGCTTCAAACTCTGATAAAATTCCACTAATTACTACCTTACCATTCATAGGCTCAGTTAGTTTAATAGTAACATTACCTAATTCGTCAACCTCTCCATCTTGCATTACAGAAGCAAAAGTTCCATTTTCTGTAATTTGCGCGACATCAAAGACAAAAGCATTTTCACCGCAACCATGCTCAGAAGCAAGAATTCGATAGGTATAAAGCTATGTTGTTTCATCATAGGTCCAATCACCCGTACCAACTCTCTTCAAATACATATTCGCGCGGTCTGGCTAAATCGTATTTATCATGTCACGGATATCTTGATGAGCTTCGTTAGAAAGATTATGTTCTTCAATAAGAGTACCTGCCGCGGAAGCATCTTCAATTAATTCTCTGATATCTGGATGGGCATCTTCGGCTATATTATGATTTGTTACAGCTGTATTTGCTATCTCATTTGCGCGAGCCTCTGTAATAAAATCTTGAATTCGTGTAGTAATATGTTGCCATAATCTCGCAACACCATTTTCATTTAAAAAGCCCATTAATAAGTAACCTCCTCGGCATTATAAACAGTTAATCCACAGATATTATCAATTTCTTCCAATGTAATTGCTTCATCTTTATGAATCGCATTTTTGTCACATATATCATAAACAGCTTCATCATTAGGAAGTTTGATTTTTGAAATAATAGGATCGTCATGTGCCATTTATCTTTCCTCCTAAATTATAATACGCCGAAAATTGCGTCAATTTCTTCATCTGTTATTGCTACAATACTACTTAATCGTCTATCTTCTACATAATTAGTAGTTAATTGTTCAATAGTGATATTTTTACTTGTGGCCAACTCAAAATCAGAATCACTCAATAAGTTGTATGTATATGGTGAAACACTTATTGTTATCGCATTTGTATTCGCGGCATTAGATATGATAAAATAAATAGATTCATAATTAATTGGAGACCAAGATATGTTTAAATTAACTTTAAGATTTTTAATATATAAATTTCTTAATGAACTGCACATTCTAAAAGCATCTCGCCAACTTCCAGATTTTGCACCAAAGTTAGTAACATTAATAGCATCAAAAGTACCAGCATTTTCAATAGCGGTTGCTTCACACATTAGTCCTCGACAGTCACTGGGCAGAGTAATATTGAAATCAGGGTCATCGTGACCAAAAATACCTATTGTTCTGGCACCATAGTAACTAAACACCTGCGTCGCCCATGTTGCTTTTGCAAAACTATCTCGATATGTTTTATTTCCCCAGTTAGGGTCATTGTTTACATTAAAAGCGAGATAAAAAGATTTAAATGTATTATCAGGAATAGTTGAATAGCATAATGGTAATTGAGATGTATAATATAGCGTATAATTTGTTCTTCTGGTAACATCACTTATGTAAGAATTATCGCTCCAAAAGATACAGTTTATATACTGCGCGAATTGTACTTGATATGAACCTTGGTTGCCCTGACTCCATTTTGAGTACATGGCTTCATTATTCATATCAAATAAGATATTTGAAAACTATTTAACACCTTCCAACCAAGAATAATATGTCCCTAGCGCACCAGGAAAGGCGGTTAAGGATAAAATTGAATTATCCGATGTTGGAACAATTTCAAATACATCATCTTCTACAAAAGTTATCTCAACATTTGAATTAGCTGGATATACTTTAGAAATACCATTGGTAATAATTGTTACATCTTCAATACAATAAAACCCTAATACTGTATTCGAACTTAACTTTTGATATAGAGCATCAACATATTCAACATCGGCCTTTTTTGTTATGGCTTCATTTAATACATCAACAACTTCTTCATTTTCTTGAAAAGCAGCAGCTAACTCTCCAAGAGTATCTAAAGTTTCTGGCGCCGCATTGACTAAATCAGCGACTTTTTCATCTACATAATTCTCGGTTGCAACCTTTTTGCTTCCTTCATCTTGATTTGTTCCTGATGTAGAGCCAGTATAAATATCTCCTTGGAACCAAGCCTCGCCAGTCCATTTTACTGTATGAGCATTTGAACGAGTTGACCCATCGCCATTACCAAGAATATGGGCAAAAGTGCTATTTGCGTCAGCAATATTATATCTACCTTGCACATGCTGATGTAATGAATCTGCAATAGTATAAGAGCCTTCTGCATGACTAAAAACGCCATTTGCTTCAACATATTGGCCTTCAGCGTGCGCGCCAGTTGCATTTGCTTGAGCGTAACTACCTTCAGCATGCGCATAAGTTGCATTTTCATTTGTACTGGAATAATTGCCTTCTGCATGGGAATAACCACCTGCCGCAGTTGTAAAATTTCCTTCAGCATGAGAATAATGACCTGAAGAAGTGGTGTTGTTACCTTCCGCGTGGGAATTATTACCAGAAGCAGTTGTACTCGCTCCTTCTGCGTGAGCATATCTTGCAGTCGCATGAGTATCATAGCCTTCCGCGTGCGAGGCTGCTGCAGTAGCTTCCGTTTCATAACCCTCTGTGTGGGAATGCGTACCAGAAGCAGTGGTACCAAAACCAGAAGCAAATGAATTTTTTCCTTTTGCAAAGGTACCGTTTCCAATTGCAAAAGCATTTTCACCAAGGGAATAACTTTCATCTTCACTAGCAGTATTTATTCCCCGTAAAGAACCTGAGGTCGTACCATCTACTAAATTATGTGGCGCCGCAGCGTCATAAATATCGTAGACGATTTCATTATTAGGCAATTTAATTTGTTTAATTCTTGCCATTTGTATGAGCCTCCTTAATTATCTTTTTCAAATTATTGAAGGCAAAAAATTAAATTCTCTTTTCAAATTCAACTTCTACATTCAATATTAAATCCCTATACTGTTATTATACCATAAAGTATAGGTTTTGTCAAATTTATAAAACCAAAATTTCTTGGTTATTAACTGTCGCCCGAGATAGCGAAGTTACACTAAGCATATCAGGTAAATCATTTACATTGGTTTCTCCATCTCCAATCATTAAACTGATTGAATTATCTGGATTATCCATTATAATAATTACATTTTCTTTTGGAATGTAGTTGGCTTTAAGCCAATTTTCTTTTGTGTCTCGTTTAATAATTGCAGGATTTTTCTTTGCCATTTTAAACTCCTCACGCATTGTATTTAAAAAGCCTCTCCCCTATGTAGAGGAGAGGCCTTTTGTTCTATTATTTAATTAGTTAGTTAAAACTGAGTGAGTTAGATTACTGAACAGTAACATTCTTCTCAGCAACTACGATATCGCCTACGGCAACTTCGATAGCAGCAGGATTGAACTGAGCAGTCTTAACAGCGTAATCGTGGCAAGTACCAGCAACGGCAACGTCAGCTTCAGTGCCAGCGAACGCAGCATTGATATCAACGGTCTTACCAGTGAAGGTAGCAGCATCGATATCGGCCTTCTGATAGGAAACGCCAGTGACTAGCGCGCCTTCAGCCTTGGTACCAGCGAAAGCAAGGTTAGCTAGAGCAGCCTTATCATAGGAAACACCAGTTACTAGAGCTTCAGCAGCCTTAATACCAGTGAAGGAAGCGCTCTGTACGCCTACTACCTGCTCAGCCATAGTGGGTAGACTATTAGCGGTGAATTCGTCAGCAGCCTTGGAACCACCATTGAAAGCGTTAATCTTGGAAGCAGAAATAGCTTCAAGACCAGCAGCAGTAAATACTAGAGTTTCATTGTCGTCAACGGTACCAACGATACCTTCCTTAGCTACGCTATAATCAGCAGCAGCATAATCAAGAGTTGCAGCGGTGAAAGCACCTTCCTTGAAGGAAGCCTGAGTACCTACACCAGTGATAGCATTGAAGGTCGCGCCGGATAGAGCAACGGAAACTTCGCCAGCAGGAGTGTAATCAGCCTTGGTTAGAGTTGCAGGAGTAGCAGCATGAGTAAAGTCAGCAGAAACAGTACCAGCAGGAGTATAATCACCCTTGGTTAGAGTAGCATCAGCAGCAGCATACTTGGCAGTTACAGCAATTTCACCATCTACCGCAACTGTACCAGTTACATTACCAGCAGGGGTGAACTTACCAGTAGAGTTCACAGCCTGCTCAGACTGTTCAAGTTCAACAGTGATGGAACCAGCAGACTGACCAGTAGCCTTTACGCCAGTAATGGTCTCGCCAGCAACGGTGCCGGCGGCGCTGTCTTTGTAAGCTAGATCGCCAAGTTCGCTCTTTAACTGATAGGGTTTTAAAGCTTCATTTAGAGCAGTCTCAGTTACATAACCGGTTAGGCTCATCTTGGTGGAGCCGATAGCTTCCCAAGTATAGGTATAAGCGCCTTCCGCACCAGAACGAATAGTGATATACTCAACGTACTCACCAGCAGCAGAGTCAGCATTCTGGATTAGGTATAGCTTATACATTGTATCAGCAGAAGCAGCAACATTAGGTTTGCCATCGTCGCCAGCTGTGCCAATTACTACGTCAAACTTATTAATGGAACCGACCTGAGCGTCAACATATTCCTTAATTTTTGTATCGCTTTCAAATACGCCGTCTTTCTGTACATAACTTAGAGCAGCAAGGTCAGCAGAAATAGATTCAATACTTTCACGAGCAATAACGTCTTTTACTTCATAAGTCTTTCCACCAATTTGAATTTTGGAAAGTAGTCCGTTAGCTTCAACTTTCTTTGCGTTTAGGATTTCTAAAGCCATTTTAAAATTCCTCCAAAAAATCATTTTTTTTAGTCTTGGGTGAAGATAATTAATTCTTCATCCGCATTTATCGTTAATTCAAACTTTTCACTAAGCTCCTTTGTAATGGCTCTTTGTGTCATTGTGCCATCTTCATTGTCGCCAGTGGTTGAATATAACTTCATAACTCCAGCAAGCTCTTCTGAGGCTAAATTTAAATCTTTATTTAGTTTCTCATAGTTCTCGCCGTTAAAATAATAAAGTTGACTTGTTTTCAAGTCGATGTAGAGTCTTGTTGTATAAGCAAGAATCTATATTGTGCAGTCGGCGTCTTCGTAGAAGTTATCTTCTTTATAATACCCTTGCTGAATAAAGTCATTCATAAACTTTAAATGGCCAAAGGTACTTACTCCGTCGCCGCATACGGCGCGAAGACCATTTCTAGCAGTATCAACTAGACAAATTTCACCATTTGCAGGAATAAAAGTATCCTTTATCTTCGCATAATTGTAATCATTATCACGTCTTAGTCTTAGAACTGCATTTATCATTATCGGTGACCTCCTTAGATGTTATCAGTTGCGGAGCCACCGTAGAAAATTACATATTCTCCCTCAGTTTGAGTTAGTTTATTGACATTAATTGAAGCCATATAATAAGGCTCAATTGCATAGTGACATTCATCATTGCTTAGGTTGATTCTAATGGAATCAGAAGCAATTTTTAATCCATCGGCATTATACCAATCGATTCGATAGCTATAACCGATATATCTCTGAAGACTTGATTGGTCTCCATAATAACTCCAAGAATCAGAAGCTTCATCATACTTAGCAACAGCTAACCATGTGGGCTGGAACTTTCTTCCATAAGCATCTTCCTTTAGGTCATATAGAATCTCTGGGTCTTCATTTCCATTTAAGTTTTCTTTATAACCAACTGCTTCCTCATTGGGAGCATAAGTTCTTAAAGTGACATAATAAGCATTTGGGTCGCCGCCTGGGCCAACTGCTTGTTTGTGATAATCGGCATCAGCAGGGCACATAATACGGATTTCTTTTTCACCGATATCGACTAATGTTCCTTCGGGAGCATCTAAAATCTCATATTTGTTTAGGCTAGAAAGTTCACGGACTTCTTCTTTGGAAGCATAATCTTCCATAATGGCCGCAACATCCTGCTGAATTTCTTCAACTACGTCATTTGTTACGTAATTGCTTAGGTCAGCAATACCTGCTAGTTTATCCCATTCAGTACCGGTCCAAGCAACGTTATCACCGGCTTCGATATTATCAGCAACACTGGGGTTTTTGATGTTATAAACATCACCAATCTCATTGTCTTCTGTTGATAGGTCAGAAAAATTATCAACACTGCCGCGGAAGTTATAAACAGTTGCTACTTTATCTTCTAAAGCTTTTACTCTTTTCGCCAGGTCTTCAACAGTATCAGTGTTTGGCAACTCCCAAACAACTTCTCCATCTTCTCCCTTCACTAAATGTGCGCCAACTTCTGCGTCTTCAAACCCAACAAGTTGAATATTTTTGTCTTTAATTAAAATTGATTTTCCGTCACCAGAAAGTTCTTCGCCGCCAAAGTATTCAAGTTGTTCCCAGGATTTTACTCCATCGCCAACTTTCATCTTAACTTTTCCGCTTTCTTGGAACTCGAAGCCAACTTCGCCTTTTAAAAGAACTTGGTCTTTCGCCGCAAGCCAATTAGCAGAACTGTCGTTACGAAGAACAATTCTTGTATTAAGCTGAGACATTAGCATTTCCTCCATGAATTAGTTGTATTTCCTAAATATTTTCCCCTGTGGTTAGAGGTTCATATTTTAAGCTTTCAGTATTCCATTGATAGAGAAGCTTTTCCTGCTCTGCTTTATAAATCGTGTTTGCCTTTCCGATTGAAGGGAAATCATAATGCGTTAAAGCATTAATAACATTATCCTCTCCAATATAAGGTAAATCATTCCAGGCAGTTACACCATCACCGATTTTTAAACGATTTTCATCAATTATAAAACCAGGCTCGCCGCGGCTAAGTACAGGATTATTTTTTGCCCATACGGCTGCATTACCACGACGAAGTTGAAAAGTAGTTTTAATAACCTCAGCCATTATTCTTCCTCTCCTCCGTCATAGATAATATCACCACTACCAGGTGTGTCTCCACCGCCACCACTTCCACCGCCAGAGGTAGATGTGGGTTTTAGCTTCCATTCACCGAAACTATTTAAGACATAAGTGGCGCCAGTATTAATTACATAGCACTCACTGCCCATAGGCACACCTATTACACTAATCAAAGAAATATCTGATTCATTGTCGCACTCGAAATACTTTGTCGGTACATTAGGAGTATTACCAACTTTTCTTAAAATGTAAGGCACTAAAACCACCTCCTTAATAAAAATTATTCTACTTCAGGAGAACTACCCTTAATCTTCGTTACGATTTCAGAAATAGCAGAGCTGCCTCCCATTAAACAGAAAGCGGTAAGAATTTGTCCTGCTATAGTTGGTTCAGCAACCATACCAATTGCGCAAATAATGTCTAAGCCGTAACTAAAGACAATACCAGACGCAGAAGCTGCTGCAACTGCCATTGTGATATATTTTCCAAAAGAGCAATTAGACCATAGAACTTTTAGTCTATCAATAATATACCACATAACAGTAGAAAGCGTCACAATTAATGTTAGCATTTCCATAACTTAATCCTCCTTTAATAATATTTTGGGTCTCTGAATTTTGTCCAAGCATCGCCTTTGGTTACTCTGTCTGAGACAAAATCATAACCCTGCCTATTATTTAAGTCGGTTAGTTGACAAGCTTGCGCGCCGCCGTAGAATTCTACAACGTAGCCGCCGCCAACATAAGTTCCAATATGGCCATTCTTTCCAACCCAATCTCCAGGTTTTAAAGAAGACTTATTAATAGCCGCAGAGGCCGAACTGCTACACAAATAATTAGCAGTTGCATCATATGCCCCTGCTACCAACTTATGCTTTCTCAAATAACCAACAACAGAGCCAGAACAATCAGCAGCAGGTAATTTTGAAGAGCGTTTTATTTGCGCAAGCATCCATTCTTTTCTGCCTCCATTAAAGTAGCCAGGATAAATACTAGCTTGCCGTTCAATTTCTTTTGCATCTGCATAATTTATTTGACCATTTTTATCATAAAGATTTGCTCCATACACATACAGCGCGCGAGGTTGTTTGTCCCCAGGGACGTCCTTATCGTATGCGTAATCAAGCAATTCTAAGCAGATAGCTCTTCTAATTTCGCTTACTGATTCAAGTTCTTTTTCAATTGCTTTTCTTTTATCGACAGCAATGTGAACAAATTCATCTAATAAGCCAGGCTCCTCCTTTTCGGGTTTAACCATAGCTTTTTCAACTGCGTCCCAAGTTACCTTATTAATCGTTTCAGTAACTTTTAGGTTATTTTGCTCTTGAAAGTTTCTTACTGCGACTTTTGTATCACTTCCAAAAGAATCTCGCTTAATGGCAGTTACACTAAGTGAGTAATAACCTAGCTCAAAGAGGCAATCTTTCATGTATCGAACATCTTTTCCGCTCATACCCCATTTAAGTTCGCGAGTATAGTGAGTTTTTTCCAGAGATAAAGCATCCTGTTCGATTGCTTCCCAGACATTTTTATTAATTTGTCCGTTAATTACGAAAGTTTTTCCTGTGAGAGATTTTCTCTTTGATTGGTATTTTTTTACAGCTTCAACAGTATCATTGCCGAAGGTCTTACTCTTGATATCTTTTATAGAATCATCATAATAACCAAGGTTAAATAATTTTTCTTTGATATAAAAGACATCTGCGCCAGTCATACCTCGTTTTAAAGTTCGTGTAAACTGCATAGATACCTCCCTCACTCGCTATTTTTAAGTAGGTTTGGTCTGTGGGGACTTTAAGAATTTCGGAATTTGATTTTTAAAAAAAATTGTGGTATAATAAAAGAAAGTAAACGAAAGGAGAATAAATAATAATTATGAATTATAGTGAAAAAGATTATAAAGAAATGGATTATTTAACTAATGCTGTATTAGTTAATCTATTTACTTTAAGTAAGAATAGTAATGGTGAAATTAATTTTGATAGAATTAATTTTAACGATAAGGCGCATTTATGTGTATTAAAAATAGCAGAACAAATGCGAGCTTTTTCTGATGTTAGTATTAATGTAGGAAAAACAAATTTAATTAGGCTATTTTTTTACAATTGGAAAAAGAAAGAAAAAATAAAAATTGCCAAAATTGGATATATTGATTATATTCAGATAGAAGATTTAATTAATTTTACTTGTCGCGGTCAAGAAAATGGAAGAGAAATGCTTGAAGCGGCATATGATTGTTTCTTTAATATTAAAAAGGGGAAAAAAAATGATTTATAAGCTATACACAGATGGTGCGACTTCTAACAATGGATATGAAGATTCACGTGGTGGATATGCTTGGGCGCTATTGGCGAACGATAAGTTATATGATTATGAAAGTTATATGGTATCACCAGCCACCAATAATTATTGTGAATTAATGGCCTTAATTCAGGGGTGCGAAAGAGTAGAAGCAGACCTTGAACCTTTTGATGTTGTTTTAGTTTATAGTGATAGTGCTTATTGTATTAATTGCTATAAACAGCGTTGGTATGAAAATTGGCAAAGAAATGGTTGGATAAATTCAAAAAAACAGCCAGTTGCTAATCGTGAATTATGGGAAAAACTAATCCCTTATTTTTATGATGTAAGATTTAAGTTTGAAAAAGTAAAAGGTCATACAGATGATAAATGGAATAATTTTGTAGATAAATTAGCTGTGGAGGCAAAATTTAATGGATAAGATAATAATTGTTAATGGGAGTGCTGGCAGTGGTAAAGATACTTTTGTAGATTTTTGTTTGGAGATATTAGGCCCTTATGGAGCGAAAGTGTCAACTGTGGACTTTGTGAAATACCTCGCAGCACAGTGCGGCTGGGATGGCACAAAGACTTTAGAAAATAGAAAATTTTTAAGCGATTTAAAAGATTTGCTTACAAAATGGGCCGATGTTCCTTATCACAAAACAATGTGTGAAATTGAAAATCATTTTTTTGGTTTGGGACAGTTTGATTTGAGAGACATGGGCGTTGTATTTGTAATGTGTCGAGAGCCAGAAGAAATTCAAAAATTTGTTGAACGCACTGGCGCAAAGACCTTATGTATACGGCGCCAAAGCGCAGAAAAACAGGCAACATCTAATCATGCCGATGCAAAAGTTTTAGAATATGAATATGATTATTATATTGATAATAACCATTCACTTGAGCATTTGAAAATAGCCGCAAAAACTTTTGTTGACTTAATTAGAAAAAAGTGATATAATTATAATAGAAAGTGAAAGGAGAAAATAAAATGATTGATAATGTAGATTTTCACAATATGGAGAATCAGAAATATTGGTCGTTTCCTTCTGGTTATAAAAAGGACGCTCGCGCTGAAACACGCAATATGATTTTTAGCGGCGATTATATTGGTGCCAGAAAAATCGACGGCGCATTCTACAAATTTATAAAGCATGACGATGGTACAATGGAGTTGCTTGGGCGCAGTAAATCCGTAAGTGGAGATTATTTGAATAAGATTGATTGGGTTCCTCAACTTCATTCTTTCTTTGAAAGTTTACCTAATGGCACTTGCCTGCTTGGTGAACTCTACTTTCCTAATAACGAGGGTAGCAATAAGGTAACAACCATTATGGGATGTTTGCTTGAGAAAGCCCATCAGCGACAGGAAGTAGGTCAAAAGCTTCACTACTATGTTTTTGATGTATTGGCTTGGAATGGTAAGAGTCTATATAAGGAAAATATTGAAAAGAGAATTGAATATCTTGAAAGTCAAATAGTAGAAGAAGTAGTTACATCTTTTGAAACTTATATTCAAGTTGCTGAATATGCTGAAGGCGAAAAATTATGGAATTTTCTTCAGGCGACTCTCGCTAATGGCGGTGAAGGTATTGTAATCACCAAAAAAGGAACCTGTTACCAGCCTGGTAAACGTCCCGCGCGCCAGACTCTTAAAGTAAAGAAAGAATTGCAGGAAACTATCGATTGCTTCTTTACTGGTCATTTTTCTCCTCCCACTCGTGTCTATACTGGCAAAGAAATTGAGAGTTGGAAATATTGGGAAAATCTCCAAACTGGTGAAAAAGTTGAAGGCGCGCTGTATAAGGACTATTATAATGGCGCCCCTCTTGAAGCAGTTACCAAACCTTACTTTAATGGTTGGGCAGGCAGTTTGGAAATTGGTGTAGTTAAGGGGAATAAGGTGGTGCCAATTGGTTATTTAAGTGGGCTTACTGATGAAATAAAAGCAAATCCCGCAAAGTATAAAGGCGTTTGCATTGAAGTCAGCGCGATGCAGTTCACTGATGACGGCGCCTTGCGTCATGCAAAAATGATTCAATTCCGACCTGACCTCAACTTTAAGGATTGCACTTGGGAAAAAATGAGAGGTATCGAAGAATGAGTAAGGGTGAAGAAAAAATTATTTCTCTTCTCCAACGTTCGCCTTATTCTTTTGAGCGAGAAAAATCTTTTTAGGATTTCCGAAATGGGAAATATCGTTTTGATTTTTTTCTTCCTCAAATAAACACTTGTATCGAAGTCGATGGGGTACAACACTTCCAAATTGTACCCCATTTTCATAAAACTCGCCAAGACTTCCTCCAAGCACAAGAGCGCGACAGACGTAAAAATTCTTTTTGCCTTGCGCGCAAGATTACATTGATTCGTATTCCTTATTGGGAAATAGATAAGCTAAATTCCTATTTTGATATATTCAACTCAAAATTTTTGGTAAAAAATAGATATCACAATGATTATATAAAGGTCCCAAAAGAATATACTTCCTCTTCTAAAAAATGACTTTAAAAAAGAGAAGAGGAGGTATGTCATGGACAACTTTCAATATTTAGCCGACTTGGTTATACTGATTGGTGGTGTCTGCGCGGCCATAATCACCATCTGTAAAATGTTCGGTAAACCAATCAATTTTTTTAAGAAAAGAGAAGAGCAAAGGAAAGAATAGGAACTAAAGGAAGAGGCTATTCGTATTAAAGCAATTTTAACAGAACTTCTTCCCGGTATGTTCCTAGAGCATGACCTTGAAACTCGACAAAAATATAGGGGTGACAGAGAAAACTATCTCAAAGAAATTAAATGCGCCACCCTTGAAGATTTATAGAGTCCATTAGATGAATTAATTAAAATTCAAAAGGAATTAAAAGAAGAGTTAGAGAAGGTCAATAGAAGCACGAAGGATATGCTTCGTTAGAGAATTATTGCGATTTATGATACATATAAAATAGAAGGAAAAATTCCTCAAACTGTTAGAGAGAACTTAGATGAACTTTATAAAGACTATACCTCTCAAGGTGGGAACAGTTATATTACCAAGTATTATAAGCGCATGATACAATGGGAAGTAATTCCAGATATTCATGAAGAAGAATAATTTTTAGAAGAAAGGGACAAAATTTGATTTTTGTCTCTTTTTTTGTTATAATTAAGAAAAGTAAAATAGGAGAAAAATATAATGGAATTATTTCTTATAAGTATTATAGGTTGTTTAATTATAGGTTTCTTATTTTATATAGATAGTAGAAATAAGAAACATAAGTAGAAAGAATAGGAATATATTAATAAAATAAAAGAATAGGAAGATTTTATTTAGAAAGCAAAAGATGATAAAATTGAATTGTTAGATAGTGATGTTGCAGTATTAAAATAGAAATTAAAAAATTTAGTTGATGAAATTTATGAAAAACAAAGGCTTAATAAAGAATTAATTAAACTGCGCCAAGAAGAACTTGATGAAATAATTAAAAAAGAAAGAATTGAAAAGCAGAAGAGTCTTGAAAATGAAATGATTGCTTTTCGTCAATCATAGCTTGCTCAAATTAATGCAGAAGTATCTGCAAATCAAATGCTTTTTGAACGAAAGAAAGAAGAATTAGCCAATATACTTTCTGCTGAAAAAGAAAAGTGTGAAGCTGAGGTCTCTAAAATAAAATTGTAGCTTGAAGATTTTCGTATACAGCGCGAAAGCGTTAATCAAGCGATTCTTCGAGAAAAGGAAATTCAAGAACAACAAGACTTTTATAGAATTGTTGTTACAGAAAAAGAACAAGCTGACATTCAAGTCTTACAAGATATTATTCCGAGATTAAACAATCGAGAAGCAATTTCAAAATTAATTTGGGAATTGTATATTCGGCGCCCTGTACAGGAAATGATAAAGCGAATCACAAAAGGAAAAAAGATTAGTGGTATTTATAAGATAACTTATTTAAAAACTGGCGAAGCGTATATAGGAAAGACCACTGATATATCTACTCGTTGGAATAACCACCTAAAAACAGTTTGTGGTTTAGAAGGCGCGGCGCATTCTACATTACATACTCATATGGAAAGAAACGGTTTATGGAATTACACTTTTGAGATACTTGAAGAGGTTGATAAAGATAAGTTAAGTGAGCGAGAAGCTTATTACATTGACTTTTATAATACAAAGAACTATGGTTTAAATCAAAAACGAGGCGGATAAAATGAATTTAAGTAAACTTCAAAAAGAAATAGTTGAATCAAAAGAAAATAAAATAGTTGTTATGTCTGCAGCGGCGAGTGGTAAAACAGCAGTATTAACTGAGCGAGTTCGCTTTTTACTTCGTTCTGGTGTAAAACCAGAAGCAATGGCGGTTATTACCTTTACAAATCTTGCGGCAGAAGAAATGCGTTCGCGCCTAGCAGAAGATTTTAAACCAGGTTTATTTATTGGAACTATCCACTCTCTTGCAAATAGCTTTGTTAGAGCATATGGAATTGATACATCTGATGCAATTGAACAGGAAAAGTTTGAAAGACTTTTTGAACTTGTTGAAGAGAATCCCAAATGCATTAGACATTATGATTGGGTTTTACTTGACGAGGCGCAAGATAGTGATGTCGACCAGTTTAGTTTTATTTTTGGTATGATTAACCCACCGAATTTTTTTGTGGTCGGAGACCCAAGACAAAATATCTACCAGTTTAATGACGGTGATTCAAAATATATGCTTACTCTTGCGCGACAAGATGGAGTAAAAAGAATTTCTCTTAATGAGAATTATCGTAATGGAGACGAAATTTTATCTTTCGCGCGCAGACTTATACGTCCAACTGGTATTATTGATGACTCTATTGCAAAGGTATCTGGTGGAAAAGTTTTTGAAAAACGATTATCTGTTGATAGCTTAATTACTGGTTTTAAAAAAATGTCGAACTACGGAGACTGGGCTATTTTAGGCAGAAGCAATGATAGAGTAAATTCAATAATTGCGCAATTAACTAATGCTGGAATTCCTTGTGATGGTTTTAAGCAAGGCGGATTAACTCGTCAAGAACTAAAAGAAAAAATGGAAGCAAATACTGTTAAAGTTTTAACCATACATAGCGCGAAAGGCTTGGAATGGGATAATGTGGTGGTTATGGATACAAGAATTGGCAGAAACGAAGAAGATAGATTTCTTGCTTATGTAGCAGCCACTCGCGCGAAGAAAAAGCTTTATTGGAATGCGGAACCTCCGCAATGGGATAGACCAAGAAAAAAGAGGAATGAATGGGCTGAGGAGTGGAATTAAAATGAAAATGTATGATTATTTAGTGAGTTATCATTTCCAGCAGGAAGGATATTTATCTTTTTCAATAGGAACCTCGCAAATATCTGTTAAGAAAAAAATTACTACTTTTGAAGATATAAATAAAGTACAAGAAACTTTATCAAAATCAATTGAAAAAGCAAAAAATTTAGCAATATTTAATATATGTTATCTTGGAAGAAATAAACATTAAAAATTTTGGAGAAAGTTAATTTGACTTTCTCCTTTTTTTATGGTATAATAAATATATAATGAGATAGAAAGGTGATAATCATGATTAAATGTTCATCTTATGAAGAGTTGAAAGAAAAATATCCTCTTGATGGAATTCATAATTATTGTTATGTTGTTGATAAAACAAAAGAAAATTGTCTTACAGAAGCAGATTTAAAAATTTTAAAAACAGCACATCCAAATGGTTATTTTGATAAAGAAAATTGGAAGTATGAATATTATTATATTTCTTGTTATATAATGTATGACCATTATTGTTTTGATGGAGAGTATTGGTATCTTGGACTTGATAGTTGGGATGGTATATACTTTGTGGATAATCTTCCTGATTTTGGCGTAGTTCTCAAAGGAATTAGAGGTACTTTTCGAACAATAGAAGAAGCAGAGAAACATAAAGAATATTTGGAAAGTGAATATATGTTTCAATTTTAAATAGGAAGGAGAAAATAAATGACTGAATATACAGCAAATGATATTCAAACTCTTGATTTTAGAACGGCAATCCGTTCTCGTATTGCCATGTATATGGGCAGCGCAGATAATCAAGGGGTACTCCAATGTGTAAGAGAAATTATCACCAACTCCATTGATGAAGCAACAATGGGGTTTGGTAATAGAATTACAATTGATTTATATGAAGGCAATCGTATTAAAATTGCTGACGAAGGTCGTGGTTGCCCTTTTGGATTGCGCGATGACGGCACAGAGGCACTCGAAGCGATTTACACAATGGCACATTCTGGTGCAAAATTTAATGATAAAATTTTCCAAAACGTAGCAGGCATGAATGGTATTGGCGCGAAGGGTGTAGCGTTGTCTTCTGATTATTTTCATGTGACAAGCGTGAGAGATGGAAAGCTTGCCGCTCTGACTCTGGAAAAAGGTATTAAAACCAATTTTATGATTGGAGATTTTGAAGAAGGTGTAACTCGTCATAGTGGAACAACTGTAACTTTTGTTCCTTCCCAGGAAGTATATAATCTTGAACCCGTCAAATTCGACTTTGAAGAAATTAAAAAGATGTGCCAAGACTGGTCTTATTTGTCTAAAGGTATCTCCTTCATTCTTCATAATCATATCACAAATGAAAAAGTAACCTATCTTTCTAAAAATGGCTTGATCGACCTTATGAAAGAAAAGGGCGGAAAACTTCTTCACAAAACTCCTTTGCATATCGTTGTAGAAGAAGATAAAATTGAAGCAGAAATTGTAATGGGTTGGACTGGCGGCCGCAATGAAACTTGGCACGTGTTCACAAATGGTCTTGAAAACTCTGAAGGCGGCACTTCCTTAACTGGTATTAAAACCGCACTTACAAACTTCTTTAAGAAGAAGCTGAAAGGTGAAGCCGCACCAGATATTCTACGCAAAGGACTTTTCTATGCAGTAACCTGTAAAGTGCCTAATCCTTCTTTCGCTAATCAAACCAAAACGAAAGTAAACAACCCCGAACTTCGTGGCCTATGCCAGCGCGCAACCACTCAAATGCTTGAACAGTTTGAGCATCGTCATAAGGACGAATTTGATAAGGTGCTTGAACTACTCACCAGAGAACTTAAGGCTGAGGCTGCTGCTGAGAAGACGCGCAAGCAAGTTTTGGAAGCAACTAAGGACATCGAAAAAAATCAAAAGCGAAAAGTCTTTTCTTCCGACAAGTTAAAGGACGCTGAATATCTCGGACAGGACTCTACTCTGCTTATTGTGGAGGGTGATTCTGCGGCAAGCTCTATTGCTAAGGCGCGCGATTATAAGAAATATGGTATCTTAGCAATTCGTGGTAAAATGTTGAACTGTCTCGCACATCCAGATGATAAGATTTTTGAAAATGAAGAAATTAAGCTTTTGCTTAGTGCGATGAATATTATTCCCAATAAGTATAATAGCGAAAAGCTTCGTTATGGAAAGATTGGCATCTGTGTCGATGCTGATAGCGATGGTGGGCATATCGCTTTGCTTATTATGTCAGCACTTCATTATCTCGCGCCAAAGTTCCTTGACGAGGGAAGACTCTGTTGGTTAAGGTCTCCTTTGTATATTGTAAAGAATGGCAAGACTTATTCTTACTACTTTACTGATGAAGAGTTTAATAAAGTGAGAGGAAAGATTCGTGGTGAAGTCACTCGTGCCAAGGGATTGGGCGCGCTCTCTCCCGAAATGGCTCAGGAGTCTATGTTTGGTGAATATCAGAGAATGGATATTCTTGAAGTGGATGAGAGTGCGAAGGTTCTGCTTGAAGATTTGATGGGCGTTGATGTAGAGCCAAGAAGAAAATTTGTGTTTAATGAAATTGACTTTTCGGAAGTGAGAGAATAATTATGAGAAAAACTACAAAAGAAATAATTAAAATTTTTGAAAATGATACAAATTTAGATTATTTTAAAATTATTGACAATAATAAATTAATATATTACGATACAAGAAATAATGATATTAGTATTATTATTCTTGGATTAGATGGTAGAATTTTTAAAATTTTAAGAGAAGTTAATTTTTCACAGGTGAGAGAATAATCATGAAATATTTCTTTAATGGAAAAAATTATGAAATGCCAGATATTGAATGTTCTTATACCATTTTAAATAGAATTTTAGTTGAAAAAGAAGATGATGAAAAAGTTCCCTTTTTCGCATTCGACAATGAAAAATTGAAACTTATAATTATTTTTGGAAAAGAAATTAAAGAATAATAAAGTTTGAAAGTTTTCTAAATTTATTATATAATATATATGTAAGTTGAAAGGAGGAAACAAATGAATTTAACTCCTATTATAAAAGACTCCTTCGCGCAATATTCTGGCGCCGTCCTTCAATCTCGCGCACTTCCCGATGTGCGCGATATGCTGAAGCCTTCGGCGCGACAAATTTTCTATTGCCTTTATACAGATAAATTCACTCACAATAAACCCTTTAAGAAAACCCTAAAGGCTATTGGTAGTGCAATGCGTATGTATATCCATGGCGATAGTTCGTGCGAAGGAATTATAATGCGAGCTTCGCAAGATTTTGCTATGAGATATCCTTTCGTAGAAGTGGAAGGTTCTAACGGCGACCCTGTCCTAAGCGGTAACTGGTCTGCGCCTCGTTATACTTCTTCAAGACTATCCCAACTGGCAAATTACTTGTTTGAAGATATAGAGAAAAATACCATTAACGAGTGGCGAGATAATTATGACGATACAGAACAGTATCCTGCCATTCTCCCCACAAAGGGCTTTTATGGAATTGTTAATGGCGGTATGGGCATCGGTGTAGGTGCAGCTTTTAGTTGCCCGCAATTTAACATCAAAGATGTCAATGCCGCACTTGAAAAACTACTCGACAATCCAGATATTGACTTTGAGGAGATTTATTGCGCGCCGGACTTTGCGAGTGGCGCAATTCTTCTTAATGAGTCCGAAGTAAAAGAAAGCCTTAAAAAGGGAACTGGACTTGCTTGTAAGTTGCGGTCTGTTGTATCTTTTGATTCAACTGAAAGATGTTTAATTGCAACAGAAATTCCTTATGGGGTTTATACAAGCACCATTTGCGGTGAACTTGATAAAATTCTTGAGGATGAAGCCAACCCTGGTGTAGATAGGTATAATGACCTAACCAAGGGAACTCCTATCATCAAAATTTATCTCAAACGCGCGGCCAATCCAGATAAGGTGTTGAAGTATTTGTATAAGAATACTTCTCTCCAATCTCATTTTGGTATCAATCTCACAATGCTTGAAAATGGTCGTTTCCCCAAAGTGTTTGGTTGGAAAGAAGCTCTTCAAGCTCATATTGACCATGAGAAGGTAGTTTATCGTAGAGGTTACGAATTTGATTTAAACAAGATAGAACAGCGAATCCATATTATTGATGGTTTGTTTATTTGTCTTGCCCAAATCGAAGAAGTAATTCAAACAATCAAATCCTCTGTTTCAACTACTGCCGCAAATAAGGCTTTGTGTGAGAAGTTCCTTCTTGATGAAGCACAGGCAAAAGCAGTTTTGGATATGAAACTTTCTCGTTTGGCTCATTTGGAAGTAGAAAAAATTGAGAAAGAGAAAGAAGAATTAGAAAAAGAAGCCGCCAAGATAAAAGAACTTTTGAGTAATACTGTTTTATTTAACGAACAACTCAAACTTGGTTGGCGCGAAGTGGCTAAAAAATTTGGTGACGCGCGCAGAACTAAAGTAATGAATTTGGTCGTTAATGAAGAGGAACCCACCGAAGTTCGTCAACTCATTCTGAACTTCACCAACCACGGGAACATTTTTATCTCTGAAAGCTCTACTCTTTATACACAAAAGCGTGGTGGAGTAGGAACCAAGTTTAAGCTTGATAAGGGAGAATATGTTGTTTCCGCAAAGATTGGTGATAGTACAGATACTGTGCTTTTCTTCTCCAATAAAGGTAACTTCTATCATGCAAAGATGAATGAGATGCCCGTTGGCGAAAAAATTCACACCTCTTCTCTAATCTCAATCCATTCCTATGAAGAGATTCGCGCAGCAACTGTATTGTCTAAAACAGACAAGAAAAAGTTTATTATCTTTGTCACCAAGCAAGGTATTGTAAAGAAAAGTGAACTTGATGAATACAATGTAAAACGTGGCGGTGGCGCGAAGGCAATTGAACTTCAAGATACGGATGAAATTGTATCAACACTTTTTGTTGATGATGAACCTTGTGGTATTCTTACTGCTGAAGGTAACTTGCTACTAATTGAAACAAAGGATATTCGCGCGATTGGACGTATAGCAAAAGGAGTTAAGGGCATCAAGCTAAACGATGGCGACTATGTTGTCAGCGCGAAAGCATTGCCAGAAGCAACAAAAGAAATCCTGTCTATTTCGTCCAGCGGCTTATCTAAGCGAACTGACTATTCTGAGTTCTCAATTACTGGCAAGAATACCAAAGGCAAAAAGGTTCAAAAGATTGTTGACAAGGACTTCATGGTAGACTTCCTACCTATTGAGTCAAATAATGATGTGGTAGTTGTATCTTCCACCGCGCAGTTGAGAATTTCTCTTGTCGATATTTCTCTTTTAGGACGTGGCGCGCAAGGCAACAAAACAATTAAACTGAAAGAAAAGGATAGAGTTATCTCTCTCCAAACAGTTTAAAAATTCTAGCCAATTAAAATTTGAAAAAATTTCAAAATTAGGCTATAATATATATAGAAAGTTGAGAGAAGAAAGCCTCAACTTCGGCCATCCTTGAATGGCAAATAAAAAATATTTTAATTAAAAAGGAGATTGAAAATCATGGCAGACACTATTAAACTAACCGAAAAGACTCTAGAGGCATTTAACTTTGTAAAGGAAAAGGGTGGTCGTGTATCCACTAAGGACATTCAGGCAGGTCTAGGTCTAGAGAAGATCGCTTCCGTAACTGGCCGCGTAACCAGCCTTTGCAATAAGGGCCTAGCCGTTCGTGAGTATGAAGAGGATTCCGAGGGCAATAAGATTTGCTACGTAGTTCTAACTGACGAAGGTATGGAGTATACTCCCGCTGAGTAATTAAACTCACAAGTAGTAGGGCATTAGTTCATTCCTAATGCCCTATTTCTCCCTTAGAAAGAACTAAAATTTTAAAAAAGAGGTATAATAAAATGAGAGTTGCAGAAAATAAAGTTCGTATTGAAGGTATCCTAAGTGAAACTAATCTTGAGTATGGTTCTTTCCAGAAGGATGGCAAGACAGTCGAATGTATCCGTGGTCTGATTAAGGTTCTCGTAAATCAGAGTGTAAACGGAATTCCTACCGACAATGAAATTCCGGTTCATATGTTTGCTTCTAAGCTGAAGAATGATGGTACACCCAATCCCGCATATGAATCTATTGACCGCATTAAGAGGGAATATATTTCTATTGCTGCATCCGAAAATGGTGAAGCAGGCGCAGATTGTGTTCGTATTACAGGTGCGCAGATTACAATGAATGAGTATTACAATCAGAATAAGCAGCTTGTGTCTTTCCCCCGTATCCAGGCTTCCTTCGTTCAGAAGATTGCTCGTAAGGATATGAAGCCCGAAGCTTCTTTCAGCGCTGAAATGGTAGTTGGCGCAAAGGGTTATAAGACCGATGCTGAGGGTAATGAAGTTGAACCTCGTGTTTATTCTGTAAAAGGTATCATGCCCCTATACGGTGATAAGGTTCAGGTTGTTGAGTTTATCGCAGCCAATGAAAAGGTTGCCGATGTTGTTGAAAACAACTGGGAAGAAAAAGACACTGTTAAGTTTATCGGTCGTCTAAACTTCTCTTCTCGCACTGAAACTTATCTTGAAGAAGTTGACTTTGGTGAGCCTCAAGAGCGCACTCGTACTTTGTCTGTAAGTGAACTACTAATTACTGGTGGTTCTAAGGATCCTCTCGAAGGTGACTTTGCTTTTGATAAGGATGACATTCAGAAAGCTCTATCTGACCGCATCGCTCGTCTGGAAGCTCAGAAGACTAAGGATATTGAACGTGCAAAGGCTCGTAAGGCTCCTGCTCCTGCTAATGAGACTTCGAAGGGTAGTTTTGACCTCGGATTTTAATTGAGGAGGTTGTAAACTATGGCTATTGATTTATTGGCTATTCAACCTACGACTATTTCCCGCGATCTTCGCGGGAAGTATGTCTTACTTTATGGTAAGCCTAAGTCTGGTAAAACCACTGCTGCTGTTCAGTTCCCTAGAGCACTTCTATGTGCCTTTGAGAAAGGTTATAATGCGATTGGCGGTGTAAAGCCAGTAGACGTTGATAAGTGGTCTGATTTTAAGCAGGTACTTCGTCAGTTGGCTAAGCCAGAAGTTAAAGAAATTTATGAAACAATCGTAATTGACACTGTTTCAATTGCTTGGGATTTATGTGAGCAGTTTGTTTGCGCGCAGAACGGTGTTCAGAAAATCGCTGACATTCCTTGGGGTGGCGGTTATTCTGCGGCCAAGAAAGAGTTTGAATCTACACTTCGTAAGATTACCCAGCTTGGGTATGGTGTTGTTCTAATCGCACACAGCGCGACTCGCATTGAAAAGGGTGCTGATGGTAGTGATATTGAGATTATTTCTCCCGAACTACCCAAACGCGCCTATGAAGTATGTAATGGTATCGTCGATATTATTGGCTATATTGGCAATGAGTGGGTAAATGGTGAACAGCATCGTTGGCTATATACTCGTGAAACGCCTACTCTATTTGCTGGTTCTCGCTTTAAGCATCTTGCGCCTAAGATTCCGTTCAGTTATCAGAATCTTGTAAATGCTATTGGCGAAGCTATTGATAAAGCCGAACAGATTGATGGAGCCAAAGTTATTGAACACGCTGTCACAAGAGAGGTTGAGGTTCTTAATTTCAATGAGATTAGAGCTGAAGCAGAAAGCCTTTGGAAGCAGTTGCTTGCCAAGGGGCAGACAGATGAAGAAAAACAGGATATTGCTAAAGCCATTAGCAAGAAAATTGAAATGGTATTTGGTAGAACAATGAGACTTTCTGAGATTACAGAAGACCAGGTTGATTTGTTTAATCTTGTTGTTCTTGATATGCGCGACATGCTTTAATTTAACATTCAGTCTTAGATTAGAGGTAGAGAAATCTACCTCTTTTTAATTTGACTTTTTAAAAAAATTATGGTATAATAATTTTAGGAAAAGAATTGAGGTGGAAATATGGCTCATGTTGTAAAGTGTAGATGGTGTGGGAAACAATTTGACACCGAAAAAATAGAGCAAGATAAATGGATTATGCCCTCAAAGGGGCAATATTATCATAGAGATTGTTATGAGGAGAAAATTCAACCTGGCGCAGTTAAGCCAACTACACAAGAGAACAAAGAAAATGAGTTCCAAACTTGGAGAGATAATATTTTCGACCTCATACAACGAGACTTAAAAGGGAAGTGTGATTTCGCGCGAATTACACAAATGATGACAAGTTATAAAGCACAGCACAAAGATTGGACTTATAAAGGAATGTACTATGCTTTAAGATGGTTTTATTTAATTAGGAAAAATGATTGGTCAAAAGCAAACGGCGCCATAGGCATACTTCCTTATATATATTATGACGGGACAGAATATTGGAGACAAAGAGAACGAGAAGATATTGGTATTGTAAAACGAATTGAAGAGCAAATCACGCAAATGAAAGAAGTTCAAGTTAAAGAAATTGCTCGTTCTAATAAAAAGAAGAAACGTGGTGTTAAAACGGTTAGTTTTGAAGACATTGAAGGGATGGAAGAAGAATGATTGTTGATAAATATACGATTCAACAGGTTTTGGGGTCTCTTATCAAGCGGCCGCAGTATTTAAGCCAATCGGATAGATACAACCTTTCAGTTAATGATTTTACTTCTCGTTTTGAAAAGTATTTATATAATGCTATTGCAGAATTGTATAATCAAGGTTTGAAGAAGATTCAAATTAGTGATATTGAAAATTTTTTACAGGTAAACATTGCTGCTAAAAAATGCTTTGATGATAACCATGGTATTGAATATCTTCAAGACTTGGAAGAATATGCTGATGAAGATAACTTTGACTTTTATTATCGAAAGTTAAAGAAGTTAAATTTGCTGAGAGATTATGAGAAGATTGGTATTGATATCAGTGAATTTTATGAGAAAGATTTGACTAAGCCTCACGCGCTTGAAGTAAATGAAAAGTTTGAGTTGCTTACCACGCAGGAAATTACCGATTCAGTAAAGAAGAGATTACTGGGTATTGAAAGTAAGTATTTAAGAAATGATGCAACCGAGGTTGAAACAGCAGTAAGTGGTATTAGGGATTTAATTCAGACTTTTAAGAATAAGGAAGATGTCGGTGCACCCATCCAAGGTTTGATTATTAATGAAATACTTAGCGGTGCGCGAAAGGGTACTTTGTGTATTCGCTCTGCGGCGAGCGGTACGGGTAAAACAAGACAGGCAGTTGGAGATGCTTGTTTCTTAGCTTATCCAGTTCGATATAATTCGAATACTTGTAAGTGGGAACAAGAGGGAAATTGCGAAAAGATTTTGTTTATTGCGACCGAGCAAGATTTTGATGAAATTAGAAAAATGATTTTGGCATATCTAACTGATATCAATGAAAGTAAATTTAGATATGGTGAATTTTCAGATAGAGAATTGAGAGTGTTGGAACAAGCAGTAAAGGTAATGGAAGAATATGAAGAAAATTTTCTGATTATTCGTATGCCAAATCCAACTATTGAATTAGTAAAGTTGTTAATTCGAGAAAATTGTCTTGTGAGAGATATTCAGTATGTGTTTTATGACTATATCTTTATTGGTCCAGCACTACTTAATGAATTTAGAGGTTTTAATTTAAGAAATGATGAATTGCTGTTAATGTTTGCGACGGCGCTGAAAGATTTGGCAGTTGAATTAGATATTTTTGTTATGACTTCTACACAGGTTAATGCTAGTGCAGATGATAATAAAAATATTCGAAACGAAGCAAGTCTCGCAGGTGGCCGTTCAACTATTAACAAAGCAGATTACGGTCTGATTATGGCAAGGCCAACTAAAGAAGAATTAGAAACTTTAAAAAGTTTAACAGAAAGATGTGGTGTTGTTCCTAATGTTGTAACTGATGTATTCAAAGTGCGTAGTGGCAAGTGGACGCAAGTAAGAATTTGGTCATCTGTTGACTTGGGAACTTTAAAGAAAGAAGACTTGTTCATAACTGATTCTCGACTTGAGCCGATTGATGACTTCTGTTTGGAGTTTAGTTATACAATTAGTTTTGAAGAAGAAGAAGTTCAACGAATTAAACAGTTGTTAGAAAGGTTTAATCATGGATTATAAAGAGATAATTGATGGTCTGGAAACAAAATCTGTTATTGAATTAATGCAAAAACTTGGAGCAGATAGATATATTGAAAGACCTGGACAGGTTATCTTTCCCACGATTTGTCATAACGTAGACAGCGCCGAAGCCTCGATGAAATTGTATTACTACACCAATAATAAAATTTTTATGTGTTATACTGAAGAAGGCGCAATGTCGATTTTTAAGTTTTTAAGAACTTATTATGAAACTCGTAATATTGAGTATGATTGGCATGAAGATATTTACAATGTAATTCTTGGTTGTAGTACAAGAAATTTGGTTGAAGGCTTCGCGCCGACTCCATATGTTTCCTTAAAGGACAGATATAGAAGTCAAAGACTTAAAAAGGAACTTGAAACAATTCCTACTGGTTTATTGGATATTTTTATTAAACATTATCCTGTTGAATGGTTGAATGATGGAATTACGAAATCTACAATGGATAAGTATAATATTCGTTATTCAATTAGTCAGAATAAGATAATTATTCCTCATTATGATGTAAAAGGAAATTTGGTAGGAATTCGAGGACGCGCGCTGAATGAGTGGGAAGTAGAGAATGTGGGTAAGTATATGCCAGTTCAAATTGAAGGTAATTGGTATGCTCATTCACTTAGTATGAATCTTTATGGGTTAAATGAAACAAAAGAAAATATTAAGCGATATGGTATTTGTTATGTTGGAGAGGCAGAGAAATTTTGTTTGCAGATGGATAAGTTTAGTATTCCAAACTGCTCTTGCGCGGTGTGCGGTTCTAACTTTAACAAATATCATTTGAACTTGTTAATTAAACACTGCCATCCAAGAGAAATTGTGATTTGTTTTGACCAAGAAGAAAAAACTGGTGAAGATAAATATTTTAATAAGTTGTATAAGATGGCAGAGAAATATAAGAATTATTGTAAAATAAGTTTCATCTATGACAGAGATGGACTTTTAAATTTAAAAGATTCTCCTACTGATAGAGGAGAAGAAACTTTTAGAAAACTATTAGAAAGAAGGGTTTTTGTAAGATGAAGTATATTCTAACTAACAAAGAAATTAAGTCGAACTATGGTGCCGAGGTATTATATGCTCGTGGGGTAAAAGAAGTAGATGAATTCCTATATCCTTCTCCCGTCCAGCTTCAAGATGCTACGGCGCTTGACAATATTCAGAAGGCGGCGCGCATTGCGTATGATGTCGTAAAAGCAAATGGCCGTATTGCACTAATTGTAGACTGTGATGTGGATGGCTATACATCTTCCGCGATTATCTATCAGTATCTAAATTGTCTAAATCCCGATTTGGAAATTGATTATTATCTTCACGAGGGAAAGCAGCACGGTCTTGAGGATATGATGGAAAATCTTGAAGGAAAGGACTATTCTCTTTTAATTATTCCCGATGCTGGCTCTAATGATAGTCACTATATTGATAAACTAAATATTCAAACTATTGTAATCGACCATCATATTTTGGAAGATGAAAGCACTACTCCTTTAATGACTTTGGTTAATAATCAAACTTCTCCTAATTACATCAACAAGAATCTATCTGGCGCAGGCATGGCTTATCAGTTTTGTGTTGTTCTTGATAATGTGGCTGGTGTGAATTATGCCAATGAGTTTATTGACCTTGCCGCACTTGGAGTATGCGGCGATATGATGAGTGGTCTTGAGCCAGAAAACCAATATCTCTGGCGAGAAGGCTTTTCCAATGTAAAGAATTTTTTCTTCCAGACTTTAATGCGCAAGCAGGCTTATTCAATTACTGGTCAAGTCGCGCCTTCTGATAGAGAAATTATGGAAAAATTAACTCCTATTTCAGTTGCCTTTTATATTGTCCCTCTAATCAACGCAATGATTCGTGTTGGTACGATGGCAGAAAAGGAGCGTTTATTCTTGGCCTTTATTGATGGTGAACGCCTTGTTCCTTGTAACAAGCGTGGCGCAAAAGGCACAATGGAAAAGGTTGCGATTGAATCTACGCGCGAATGTACCAATGCTAAAAAGCATCAGGATGACCAAAAGAAAGATGTGGCCGAAGCTTTGGAGATTAAGATTCATAAGCATGGACTACTTGATAATAAGGTTTTGTTTATCCGACTTGATGATGATGACGTGTTCCCAAGTGAGTTAAATGGTTTGGTATGTATGCAGCTTTCTCAAAAGCATAAGCGTCCTACAATTCTTGCTCGACTAAATAATGAAGGTTTTATTCGTGGTAGTGCGCGCGGACTAAACAAAAGCGAAATTACGTCCTTTAAGGATTTTCTTGGCGAAAGTGGAATGTTTGAATATACTATAGGCCATGATAATGCCTTTGGTATTAGCATTTCAAACTCCAAGTTAAGCGACTTCCATAATTATGCAAATGAGAAGTTGGCTAATGTAAACTTTGGGGAAAATGTTTATGAAGTTCAATTTGTGCGGCGCGCTGTGGATGGAGATATTGCTGATATTACTTTTGACCTTGATAAGTACAATAAAGTTTGGAGTCAGCAGAATGATACTCCTCTAATTGTTGTAAAAGATATCTTTGTAAATAAGGAAGATATTAAAGTAATTGGTAAGAATAAAGATACGATTCGTTTTGAGAAGAATGGTATTACATATATCAAATTCTTTGGTAAGGCGCTAATTGAACAGCTTCAGCAATATGATGAAATGAAGATTGATGTTGTTGGAAAGACAGCCGTTAATAATTGGCAAGGAAGAACGACTCCCCAAATTTTAATAGAAGACCTTGAAGTTGAAGATGCTAGACTTGCTTTCTAAACTTGATATTTCTAAAAATTTATGATATAATATTTATATAAAGTGGATGAGATTTATGGAGATTTTATCATTTTATTTTACTTGTAATTAGAATGAAATGGTAAAAGAGGTGCAAAGATGTTCATTTATAAAGCAATAAGCAAAACAACTGGTAAAGTTTATATTGGTCAAAGTTCTCAAACTTTACAAGAAAGAATTAATCAACATAACTCTCATGCTTATGGTTCACAATATAATTATCACTTTCATAATGCAATTCGTAAGTATGGCGCAGAAGATTTTAACTATGAAATAATTGAAGACAACATAACAGATGCCGCTACTTTAAATGAGAGAGAAAGATTTTGGATTAAATACTACGATTCTTACTATAATGGGTATAATTCAACTTTGGGTGGTGACGGACATCAAACCAGAGATGATGAATTAATTATTAAATTATTTAACGAAGGGAAAACTACCAAAGAAATATCTGAAATTACTGGATATAACAGAGGGACTATTTATAAAAGTTATAAAATAAATAATAAGACTAATGAAAATAATAAACGAAAAAATGAACAAACCAAAATAAGATGTTCTCGTCCAGTTGAGCAATATGACTTACAAGGTAATTTTATAAAACTTTGGGAATCTGCTTCGGAATGCGGCAGAACTTTTGGAAACGAATCTTTTATTAGTGCTATTTGTAGATAGGAAGAAAACATTATTACTGCTTATGGTTATTTATTTAAATATGCAGACGACCCTTAGGATATTAAAATATGGGTTGAAAGAGTGGCAAATAAAAAAAATGGTGGAAAACCAAAAAAACAAATAGGGCAATATGATTTAAATTGGAATCTAATTTCTGTTTATAATTCTGGGGCTGACGCTGCAAAGGCTCTAGGGAAAAATGACAAAAGCAATATTTGCGCGGCAGCGAGAAAGGAAGGTAAAGCATATGGATTCTTATGGAAATACGAATAATAAAAGTGGCTATCCAGGAAGTCTTCACAACCACACTGATTTTTCAAATTTGAGACTTCGGGATTGCATAATTAAGGTCGAAGATTTACTATGGCACGCCGCGAAACTTGGACATGAAGTAGTCGGAATTACTGACCACGATAGTTTAAGTTGTCACATAAAAGCAGAAAAAATATACAAAAAGGTAAAAGAAAAATATCCTAATTTTAAGATGATTAGAGGCAATGAAATTTATCTCGTCCGAAATGGTTTGAATGCTGATAATTTTAATAGAGACTTTGACAAATATTATCATTTTTGCTTGTATGCAAAAGACGCCACCGGGCACCAGCAAATTCGAGAAATCTCAACTCGTGCGTGGAATCGTTCTTACATGGCGCGCGGTATGCGTCGAGTTCCTACATACTATCAAGACCTGATTGATATTATTGGAGCGAATCCTGGACACGTTATTGGTTCCACGGCTTGTCTTGGTGGCGCGCTTGCGACTCAGTTAATGAAATTTCAAGTCCTTTCAAGAGGTACCGGAAAGATCGAAGCTGCTTTAAATTTAAAGGAAAAAATTATTTCTTGGTGTAATCAAATGAAGAATCTCTTCGGAGAGGGTAATTTCTTCTTTGAACTTCAACCTTCTGAAAGTCATGAGCAGACTTATGTAAATAGACAGTTAATTGGTTTGTCTATTTTGCTTGATATCCCCTATATTATCACCACTGATAGTCACTACTTGAAAAAGGAAGATGCCGATGTTCATGCGGCTTTTCTTAACGCGCAAGATGGTGATCGAGAAGTTAAGTCTTTCTATGCTACGACTTATATGATGAGTACAGAAGAACTTGAAAGTCATATGGATTTAACAGAAGAAGAACTCGAAAAGGCTTATGATAATATTCGCGCAATTAAGGATATGTGTGAAGATTATAGTTTAATGAAGCCTTTAAAGATTCCCCAACTTCCTTGGAGAGATTTAGGTTCTTATCAAATCGACCAAAGAACATGGTGTAAACGAATTCCCTATCTCGATAAGTTTTGGAGTTCAGAGTATGAAGGAGATAAGGAGCTTGCTGATGCAATTTGTTTAAAACTAATGGAAGATGAAAGACTCCATGATTTTAAGATTTATGATGCAATCAATGAATGTCTTGAAATGACTTGGATTTCTTCGGAAGTAAATAAAACTCATTGGTCAGCATATTATCTAAATCTCCAAAAGATTATTGAGGAATGTTGGAACGCAGGAACACTCGTAGGATGCGGGCGCGGTTCTGGTGTAGGTTTCATTTTGTTGTATTTGCTTGGTATCACTCAAATAAATCCTCAATGGGAGACAACTCAAACTTTTGCTTGGCGTTTCCTTAACCCAGATCGTGTATCTGTACTGGACGTTGACGTAGACATTGAGGGCGGCCGTCGTGGTCAGGTTTTGAATCATCTGCGCCAAGTGTATGGTAATGACCGAGTAGCAAACGTAACCACTTTCGGCACTGAAAAAGCAAAAAGTGCAATTCAAACAGCTTGTCGTGGTTTAGGTATTGATGTAGATATTGCTCAGTATTTGAGTTCGATGATTGCGGCAGATCGTGGTCTTCAGCGTAGTTTGAAGCAAACTTTCTATGGCGATGAAGAAAATGATTTTCTACCTAATAAACAGTTCGTTTATGAAATGACAGAAAATTATCCCGAAGTTTGGGCAATCGCGCAGAAGATTGAAGGACTTGTATGTCGAAGTGGTATTCACGCGGGCGGTGTGATTTTCGTTGATGAACCTTTCACAAACTCAACTGCTCTAATGCGCGCGCCAGATGGAACTTTGGTTACACAGTATGACCTTCACGATTGCGAAGATGTATCACTAATTAAATATGACTTGCTTTCTGTTGAAGCATTGGATAAGATGCATATTTGTCTTGACTTGTTGGTTCAGGATGGATATATTAAACCAGAAACAAGCCTAAAAGAAACTTACGAAAAAGTAATTGGTATCTACAACCTTGAAAGAGAAGATAAGAAGATGTGGAAAATGGTTTGGAACCATCAAATTTCTTCTCTGTTTCAAATGGAGAAGCAATCTGGTATTCAAGGAGTTGCTTTGGTTAGACCGGAAAGTGTTGATGACTTGGCAACTCTAAACTCTGTAATTCGTCTAATGGCGCAGGAGAAGGGCGCTGAACAACCACTAAATAAATTTGCTCGTTTCAAAGCAGATATTAGTTTGTGGTATGACGAGATGGCGCGATATGGTTTAACAGAAGATGAAATGAAGATTCTTGAACCGATTATAAAACTTTCTTATGGCATTTGTGAAAGCCAGGAAGGATTCATGCAGTTGGTTCAGATGCCAGAATGTGGTGGATTTGACTTGTCTTGGGCAGATAGACTTCGTAAGTCTATTGCAAAGAAGAATCCTGCAGATTATGAAAAACTTCAAACTGAATACTTTGCGCGAGTCGAAGAAAAAGGTTTGAGCAAGAGACTTTGTAATTATGTGTGGAATGTTCTGGTAGCAACGAGTAGAGGTTATGGTTTTAATAAGAGCCATACTCTTGCTTATTCATTGATTGCGCTTCAAGAAATGAATCTAGCTTTCCATTATCCAGTTATTTACTGGAACACCGCTTGTTTGATTTCTGATAGCGGCGGTGCCGAAAGAGATGATTCTGAACTTAGTGAAGATGAAGAAAGAGAAGATTTATGGTTTGTTGAAGCAGAAAGTGTTGTTGAAGAGTTTGTAGAAGAAGATGATGAAGAAGATGAAGAGGATGAAGAAGAAGTTACTGTAAAAAAGAAAAAGAAAACTCGTTCAGCAAACTATGGTAAAATTGCTAGCGCGATTGGTAAAATGAAATCGGAAGGCGTTGAGATTGTATCTCCCAACATTAATAAGTCGTCTTTCACTTTCTCTCCTGACGCGGAAACAAATACGATTCGTTTTGGTTTGAGTGGTATCACACGAATTGGCGAAGAGCTAATTCAAAATATCATTGAGAATAGACCTTATGAGTCTGTAGAGGACTTCTTAAAGAGAGTTAAAATCAATAAACCTCAAATGGTTAATCTGATTAAAGCGGGCGCATTTGATGATTTTGGTGATAGGTTTGGTTTGATGGTAAAGTATATTGAATCTATCAGTGATAAGAAAAATCGAATCACTTTACAGAATATGAAAATGCTAATTGATTTTGGTTTGATTCCCGATGAATTTGACCTTGAGCGCCGTGTATATAATTTTAATAAGTATTTGAAGAAGTTTAAGTTTGAGAAATATTATCTGTTAGATAATATTGCTCTTGGATTCTTTGATAAACACTTCGATATTGATATACTTGTCCCAACGGATAAAGTTGAAACTGGTTTAATGATTGAACAAGTTAAATGGGATAAGATTTATCAAAAACATATGGATATTGTTCGTCCTTATGTTAAAACTCACAATCAAGAACTGCTTGAGGCAGTGAACTCAAAGTTGGTTAAGGATATGTGGGATAAGTATTGTAAGGGTAATATCAGTAAATGGGAAATGGATAGCGTTTCTTGTTATTTCCATGAACATGAACTTGCTGATGTTGAGGAATATTATTTCGATTGTGTAGACTTTAATGAGTTGAGCGAACAGCCCGAAGTTGATTCTGTATTTACGATTAAGGGCAAACAAGTTCCTATTTTTAAAATTTATCGTATTATGGGAACAATTTTGGATAAAGATAAGGCAAAGAAAACAGTAACCTTATTAACAAATACTGGTGTTGTAACTGTAAAGATTTATGGTGATGTTTATTCTCACTATGATAAGCAGGTGTCTGAGAAGAATGTGGCAACTGGTAAGAAAAAGGTTATTGAAAAGTCTTGGTTCACAAGAGGTAATAAGATTATCGTAACTGGTATTCGGCGCGATGATATGTTCATGGCGAAGAAATATTCGAGAACTCCTTATCATCTTGTAGAATTAATTACTGAGGTTAAGGGTGAGAGAATTATGACTCGTGGAGAAAGAACTGAAGTGGTATGAGTATTGGGCTATATGATATTGATTTTATGACTTATATTCATGTTCCTTTCAATCTCACCCTAATGAAACTCGCGGCTTATTACAAAAAGAAAAGAGAAGTAGTAGTTCTGGCTCCTTATTTGGAGCCAGAGCGATATCAAAAGATGTATGTGGTTAAGGACTATTTTGATGGAAATTTTGATAGAAGAATTCTTGAATCAAATGTAATATATAGTGGTCATGCGTTTACAAAAGACTTTTACAGCGCGATGGCGCCGGAAATTGAGATAATGAAACCAGATAAATATCTTTATCACAAGTATGATAAAATGTTTTGTATTAACAAGTCAAAAGAGTCTTTATTTAAAACAATGACCAATGCAGAACATATACGACTTTCACTTGATAATAAAACAATTTGGCCTGGTTATAAAAAAACTTATTCTTTTTCTCCTACAACGCGCGCCGTCATCTTTCATGATTATAATATAGCCTCTTTAGAAAATGGATATGAGACTGTGAAAGAAATTATTTCTGAAATGAATCAAAATTGGTTTCATGGGCCATTACTCGGCGCGAAGTTCCCAATTCAAGTTTCAACACCAGAAGATTTATTTAATTGGATGGATTTTAAAGCCATGGACATCTTTTATAATATTCAGTATAATAATTTAATGAGCGATGAACTTGTTAATGAAACTGTGCAAAGATTTCCAATGAATAGTAAAAAGATGTGGTATAATGTAACCTCGACATCATACAACGAGAACCATTTTTCAAAAGAAGTCTTACCAAAAATTTTTCGTCAGGCTTTATTTTTTCGGACTCACCATATACCAATCCTACTTAAATATGACGATAATTTTTTCAAAGACGAAAGATGGGAACGAGTTATTAAATTGATAAATGGTTATGTCTCAATGAATAACAGAGCGCCAAAGAAAGAAGGCTTTAGAGATTTCAGTAGAACTTTTACAATGTTTAGATATGTAACTTCAAAAAATCTTGTAGAAGCACCTTCCAGTGATTGGACAATTGAAGAGTTAAGAGATTTATTCCAATTCGTCAGAGAAGAAAGTTATGAAACATTTAAAATGTTTTATGAATCATGTTTAATGGAATATAAAGGAGGAAAAATTAATGACATCTAAAGAAATTAAAGAGAAAATTGATTTTAACAATAAACTCATTAGAGATATGTTTAATCCTAATCAATTTACTTTAAATAACACGGTGCGCGAACTTCTTGAAGAGAATGCGCGGCTCCAAGAAAAATGCGAACATAAATATGCTGATGGTTATTGTGTTTATTGCTACAAGGAGAAGAAATAATGATAATACTTTATTCAACTGGTTGTCCTCGTTGCACTGTTTTAGAAAAGAAACTTGAGCAGAAAAAAATTGAATACTCTAAAATAACTGACGTAGATGTAATGCTAGCGATGGGAATTAAGTCTGTTCCAATGCTTCAAATTGATGACGCCGCGCCAATGGATTATATGAAAGCAGTTAATTGGGTAAAGGAGCAGTAAAATGAACATTAATATTAGATTAAGCAAAAACTTTACTACCGCATATAACAAAATGCAAGAAGCCTACGGCGAAGAAATCGCGCGAATCAATGGCTTCTCAGATGGCCTTCTATCATATACAGACTTCATTGATAATTTCGTTGATACAGAAACAGTGGCAGATGCTTCTGTAGATGGTAATGCTAACGTTGGTCAAAAAGATATCGTAACTCTAATCAATGAAATGCCTAAACCTCATCAAAAGCTTTTGGCTTTCAATAAAATCTATCACGAAATCAATAAGAAATATGGCTTTAAAGTGGCAAATGATTGGCTTCGCGCGGAATGGGATGGACATCTATATATGCATGATGCGAATACCACTTCATTCGTTCATTATTGCTTTGCTTATGATTTAAAAGACTTGGCTGAAAAAGGTCTATTCTTTATTGAAAACTTTAATGCTGAACCTCCTCAGCACTTAGAAACTTTTGTCGATTTTGTTAAAGAGTTTGTAAGTTGGGCTTGTAATCGAAGCTCTGGCGCGGTTGGTTTACCAAATCTAATTCCTTATATGTATTATTTTTGGAATAGAGATTGTGAGAAAGGTTATTACACAGTTTCTCCCGAAAAATATGCTGAGCAACAAATCCAACGTCTTATTTACGCTTTAAATCAACCTTTCCTGCGCGGCGGTATTCAATCTGCCTTTACGAATACATCTGTATTTGACCGCCCCTATCTTGAGGCTCTATTTGGCGGCGCCGAGTTCCCAGATGGAACCTTCATGATTGATGAAATGGAAGGCATTATGGAATTCCAAAAGCTTTATATGGAAACAATGAGTAAAATTCGTTCTCATAATATGATGACTTTCCCAGTAAGCACTATTTCTCTATTAAAACAAAATGGCAAATTTGAAGATGAAGATTTTGCAATTTGGGCTTGTAAGCACAATATGAAGTGGAATGATTCAAATATCTTTGCTGATTCAAGTGTCAATAGTCTATCCAATTGTTGCCGCCTAAAATCTAACATTGAAGACCTTGGTTATTTTAACTCAATCGGCGGCACTGCTTTAAAGGTTGGTTCTGTAAAGGTTAATACAATTAATCTCGCGCGCCTTGCTTTGGAGAATAAAACTGAGAAGGACTATTTAGTTGCTTTGCGCGATATGGTTGAGTTAGACCTCAAAGCTCTTGATGCAGTAAGATATATCATTCGCAGAAATGTTGAGAAAGGTTTGTTAAAGAATTTCACTCTTGGCTTAGTTGATTTTGAGCATTTGTATAATACAATTGGCTTTATTGGTATTTATGAGACAATGAAGTCTTTTGGATATGTAAGATATGATGAATTTGGCAATTGCTTCTATACCGAAGAAGCTGAAAAGTTTGGCAAAAAGATTTTCGATGTAATTCATAATGTAGCTGATAACTTTAAGCTTGATAAAGATTACATGATTAACTGTGAAGCTATTCCTGGCGAAAGTGCTGCCGCGAAGCTAATGAAGAAAGACAAATTCTTCTTCCCCGAAACCGTAGTAGATGACCTACCTCTCTATGGTAATCAGTTTATTCCTCTCGGCATTAAAACCACTCTTCAAGAAAGAATTCGTATCGCTGCAATGTTTGATGGATTCTGTAATGGTGGTAGCATTCTTCATGCCAATATCGAAGCGCCATTTAAGACTTTTGAACAAGCTTGGGATATGCTTAATTACATTACTGACCAGGGAGTAACCTATTTTGCTTTTAACACAAAAATTCAAGCCTGCGCGAAGAACCATGCTTTCTATGGCACAGTTTGTCCCGAATGTGGCGGCCCTGTTGAGACAGAATATACACGAATTGTAGGTTTCTACACACCAGTAAAAACTTATTCCAAAGAAAGAAAAGCAGAATACGCAATGCGCGAATGGGAGAATGTATAATGGCTGAAATGAATATGGATACTGTTTCGCTAAGCAGAGTAAAAAAATTAGTAGAACAATTAGAAAGACAAAAGGCGCAACTTGAACTAAGTGAAGAAGATGACTTAGAAGTTGCTTTTGAATATATAATTGGCAGTCTATTTCCAACAGCTTATCAAAATATGAAAAATGCCTGTCGCGCCTTCTATATTGAAGGATATAATGAAGGGAAGAAAGCGAATGAAAATTAAAGGTTTAAATGAGTGTGATATAGTAAATTATAAAAAAACCTCAATGTTTATTGTATTTCCTCATTGTAGCTTTAAATGTGATAAAGAGTGCGGGCGCAATGTTTGTCAAAACAGCGCGCTCGCTTGTGCTCCTATATTTGAAATAGACACAAAAAAAATAATTGAAAGGTATGTATATAATCCTTTAACAAAAGCCTTGGTTTGTGGTGGACTTGAGCCATTTGACAGTTGGGAAGAATTACAAGAGTTAATTTTTAATTTTAGACAAGAAAATAATGATGAAATTGTTATTTACACTGGCTACACAGAAGAAGAAATAGAAGATAAAGTTGAATGGTTAAAATTATATAGTCCAATTACTATTAAATATGGCAGATTCATTCCAAATCAAGAAAAACATTTTGACGAAATTTTAGGCGTAGATTTAGCAAGCTCAAATCAATACGCGAAGGAGTATTAAATATGTCATCATCAATGACAATTACAATTAATCAAGATAAAGCAGAAGTTGAACGTATTCGGCGCGCAGTGCGTGAAAATGATGGATATTGCCCATGCCAGTTAGAAAAAAACGAAAACACTCGTTGTATGTGTAAAAATTTTGTAAATAGCGAAGAAAGTGGCTGGTGTCACTGTGGCCTGTATTTTAAAACTATAAAATAAATTTTGACTTCCTTCGAAAAATATGTTATAATATTTATAGATAAAAAAGAGAAGGGAAAAGAACTATGACCAATCGAGAAAAGAGAATGTTTCGAGTAGCAAAAGAGATTTCAAAATTTTCTAACTTTAATGGGCCGCATATTGGCGCAGTAGTATGTGAAGGAAAGACTATAATCTCAACTGGTTATAATTCTTATAAGACTCGGCCTCTTCAACATCAATATAACATATATCGAGACTTTGAAGATTATGAAAACTCTATCCCCAGACAACACGCAGAAGTTGATGCTTTGAGTCGGCTTATTGGTAAAGAAGTTGATTGGAATAATGTGTCTATTTTTGTTTATAGAGAATTTAAAAATGGCGAACCAGGCTGTTGTCGACCGTGCGCGGCGTGTTCTCGTTTAATTAAAGATTTGGGTATTAGAAACATTTATTTTATTGATGAAGAAGGACGATATTGCAAGGAAAAGGTGCTTTAAATGAAATTTACCGATATTGTTTCAAATGTAAAAATTTATGATTTAGAAGAATCAATTATCGCAAGTGGCTATCCTATGAGAACTAAAGCTGGTAGGCGAGAAGTTGAGGAGAAAGATATTAATCGGGGCGAAAAGTTAGTTAGGGCTACCCTTGGCGGTAATACCGCACATCATTAGTTCTTAACAGGTATTAGGGTAAACTTTGATTTAACTTTTACAAATAAGGCGTGGGTTGAAGCCGAAAGATATAGATTCTTAGAATTTGTTTCAAGCCAATCAACAATGCACAGAATTACTAAATTCAATTTAGATAATCAGTATATTAAATATGTTGACCCACGAGTTATTAAAATTATGCAAGAGTTGGTTGATGCATACAACGAAAATCCAACTCCAGAAAATTACTTAAAGGTTCTTTATACAAATCCCGCAGGTTTTAAAATTACTGCGCGCATGACTACAAACTATAGAAGTTTAAGAAATATTTATATTCAAAGAAAGAATCATAGATTACCTGAATGGCGCGCGTTTTGTAAATGGATTGAAACCTTACCTTTTGCAAAAGAGTTTTTAACTAATATTAATCAAGAAGAGGAATAATTCCTCTTTTTATAGCCGTGTAGTTTAATGGTAAAACGCCGGTCTCTAATTAAAAATTGGACACCAAGAAGGGAAACCGCTTGTGTGAATCGTGTCAAATTCGGTAAAACTCTTTAGGAGAATACAATGGCAACAAAAATTTCACTTTTAAGTGACGAAGAATTTTAGAAAATAATTTATGAATCTTATTCCTATGCTGAATGTTGTAGAAAGATTGGATATAGTGATAAAGGAAGTCATGGCACAGATGCGATAAAGAAAAGATGTCAAGAACTTAACTTGTCTACTAGTCATTTTTCTAAGACCAAGGCAGCAAATAAAAGTAGCACAAAATATTCTTTAGATGATATATTGATTGAAAATTCTAATTATAAAAACATATCAAGATTAAAAACTCGACTAATCAATGAAAACAAACTTGAATATAAATGTGCTATATGTGGTAATACTGGAGAATGGAATAATAATCCCCTAGTTCTTCAATTAGACCATATTAATGGAAAACACAACGACCATCGTTTAGAAAATCTAAGATTCTTATGTCCTAACTGTCATTCTCAAACAGAAACATATTCTGGAAAAAATAAAAATAAAGACAATACCGAGCTAAATCAGTAAAAAACTGTAAATGTGTAGAGACTAAACGGCACGAACCTAAACCCAATTTGGGCATGGTTAAGATATAGTCCAGACTACAACACAAATAATTGTGGCCATGGTGACATGGAGTAGTATGAAAACCGTAATATCCTTCTGACGGAGGTTATCTGGGTTCGAATCCCAGCACGGCCGCCAATCAAATATTTTACTGGAGGACAGTCCAATGAGAGATGGTTTTGATGCCTCTAGTTTTCTAATACCCAAAGCATTCCATGATTTACCACTTTTTGGTGGAGGAGAAGGAAATGACGTTGGGTGGATGTTACTAGATCTTGCAACCTACTATAATGAACTTTTAGACAAATACTTACAAACTAATGATGACAGATATTTAAAAGTTTTAAATGCAATACTACCAAATCTAAGGAGAGAATTAGAAGATGAGTGATAATGTAATTCAGATGCCAAATACACAAGTAGAAGAAACAGAACAGCCAAATGTTCTTGAAAGTGCTTTTAATGCTATAACAGAAGCCGCGCCAGAGCTTCAAGGTATGGAAGGAGTAGCTGCTTTACTAGCAATGCCAGATAAAGAATTTTCTGTGCTCGCGCCGCTCGTGCTTGAGAATATGGAAAAATCTTTAAACAATGTTAGCGATAAACTAATTCTTGTTCAGGCACTAAATGCCAGTGGGGGCACTTCTGAGGACTTAATCGAAGCTTTTGCTAAACTAACCGATGAAATTGATAATCAGCTAACTACTCTAACACGTGCAAAGCGCGATTTCGTAAAACAGCTTATTGGTATGCTTTGTAATGCAATTGCAGATACAGAGGGTATTGCTAAAAAAATCATCCAAGTTCCTTTTGAGTTGTGTCATCCCAATGCTAAAATGCCTACCTATGCAAATGTAAACGATGCTGGTATGGATATTTATGCATTAGAAGATATCACAATTCATCCTGGTGAGACAATTATTGTTAAAACTGGGTTAAAATGCGCGATTCCTAAGGGCTATGAACTCCAAGTTCGTCCTAAGAGTGGTAGAGCTTATAAAACTAAAATGCGCATTGCAAATACTCCTGGTACAATTGATAGTGGCTATCGTGATGAAATTGGAGTAATTATTGATAATATCGAACCTAAGATTAAAGATATTACCTTTGAATCTGATTTAGTTGATGGTAAGCCTGAATACAAAATTACTTCCGTTCTCTTTGGCGAAGATATGCATATCGGAGAGGGCGAAAAATTTGCCCAATTAGTATTGAATGAAATTCCTAAGTGTGCGCCTTACCAAGTTGAAAGCGTCGCTGCTATTGAGAATGATGGTCGTGCAGGCGGATTTGGAAGTACGGGGTTAAAGTAATGAGTGAATTTTGGAAAGATAAAGATTATCATATGATAGGTAGTAGATGTAGTGGAAAAACTACTTCGCTACTTTATGCCGCAGAATTAAGAGGCATTAAAAATATAGTTATGGCTGAATCACAAGTAGGTAAATTAAAAGAACAAGAATTGGGGTATCCAGAAGGAACTTTTAATTTTATTAACTATAAAGATTTCGACCCTTTAACAATGAAAGAAGATTTTTTAATTGACGAAGTAGATAATTTTTTACATTATCTTTTTCGTGGATACAGAGGATTTACAATGTCCTCGCAAGAATATTAATTATTGAGGTAATTTAAATGGCGCGAATCCGATTAGAGGACATTCAATAGGAACTCGCGCGGGATGGCTGGAAGGTCATATCTGAAGAGTATGTCAATCTTGATACGGAAATGATATTTGAATGTAACGAAGGACATCGTGTTTATGCGCCGTGGAAAAAGATTAGACAGAAAAGAGTTTGTCCTATATGTCAACAAAATTTTGAAAAAAGAGAACAAACAATTATTCCAAAACCAAAAGATAAAAATCGTGTTCTAGCTTTAGACTAGGCAACAAAAATAACTGGGTGGTCAATATTTGACGGCGCGCAGTTAGTAAAATTTGGAACTTTTGAAACTTCTTTGAATGAAGAGATAGCAAGAGATAATGCAGTTAAGATATGGCTCATCTCAATGATTGAGAACTGGAAGCCAGACTACATTGGAATAGAAGGAATTTAGCTTTAGGAAAATAGTGAAGAGCGTAAGATGGGCGTTACAGTTTTTGAAACCCTTGCGCGCCTTCAAGGTATTCTAATGGAAACCGCCTATGAGCATAAAATTCCCTTTAAAATTTGCCCAACCAATACTTGGCGAGGGCATTGTGGAGTAAAAGGAAAATCTCGCAGTGATAAAAAACGTTCAATGCAACTTATAGCAAAAAGACTTTATGACATCACACTAACCGATGATGAAGCAGATGCAATTGGTATTGGTAAATATATAAGCGAGACTTGTGCAAAAGAAGTTTCAATTGAATCATGGGAATAAAAAAGAGAGGTATTTCTACCTCTCTTATTTTTTTATTTAACTTTATATGTCTCCCACACAAATCGGTCGGAGGGGTCAAAAGTATCCCATATAACTCCATCAATTATGCAAGTAATATGCCCATTCATTGTAACAAGATAAACACCTTGATTAAACTCTTCAGCGAATTCACCTACCGTCATTTTACCGCGGCAATCACATACTTTATCATATCGCCTACTCAAATACTAATCAATGTATAAAACCTCATCGGGCATAATTGCTTGAGACTGCGCGAAGTCACTTAATTTTTCATAAGTCTCATCCCAGGTGGCGCCCGTTGCGAGTGAAATTGCACGAACTGTACAATCATTAACTCTTCTTCCCAACGGGTTAGCATTATAGTAATGAAACATTATAATTTACTAAGCTTCTGTAAGTGACGGCGAATAGTCTCTTTTTCTTGAGGAGTTTCAGCAAATTCCATTGTAGATTCAACGAAGGTGCAAATTGCATACATTAGTTTCTCAATACCATCCTGTAGGCGCGCTTCGTCTCCTCCATGCATATAACGGTCACGACCATATTCATAACTTTCCGCGCCATCCATAATTCTATCCATATGGTCGCGCATTCTCATGTCCTGACCTCTATAGGTACCATAATTATTATATCCGCCTCTGTCATAGTCATCTCTGTAATTACCACCACGGCGGCCATAGTTGCCACCATCGCGATAGCCAGAATAATCTCTATAATCATCACGATATCTTGGCATATCATAACCTCCTTGTTCCATGGCTGCAATGGTAGACAAGTCTTTTCTTGCCTCTGCCAAAGCTTTAAAATTTTGTACAGTATTTGCGCTCAAACCTTTTTCGGCCATAGCCATTAGTTCTTTATCTAGAACTTCATTAATTTTTTTAACATCTAAAGCCATAACTCAACCTCCTTAACCAGTGGTTATAGGAAGGGCCAAGGCGTTGTTAGCACAACGGGAGCAAGGTAACTTTCCTAAGAGTTTAAATACACCATCTGCGATACCAGTGTTGACACAGACAGAATAGCGGGTTCGTCTATTAATCTAACAAGCATAAACTGTTGTACAATCACAGTTCACTAATGGATAAGTGGTAGCCGTATCTGCGCCAATAGTTATAGCAACTGGCGCTGTAATAGTAGTTGCATCGGGTAAATTCTGCGCGACAACTATGCAATATTTCTCTCCATCGCCATAACTGCCCGCAGGAATATTAATTAACAAAGTATTATCTGCAAAAGTAACTGATTCAGAAATTACCAGTCTTTTGCATAAAGTTTTAACATTCTGGCAACTCATAACATCTACCTCTCTAATAAAAGAGAGGGTATCAGCGTGATACCCTCTCAAAAATCACGCCGGAGCGGAGTTTTTAAGTTTTAGTTAATTTTTAGCCGCAACCGCAACCGCACCCATTGTTGCCGAAATTGAATCCAAAGTTCCCATAGCAGCAATTGGGGTTAGGAACTACATAGGCAGGTACGGGGCAATCTCTGCCGAGACGACGAAGAAGTTCAGCGGTCTGGGCTTCCTGGTTTGCAGCGATATATGCGTTCTGCGCGCTCTGAGAAGCCTGGAAACGGAGAGCTTGATTCTCTGCAGTAAGAGTATCAATTTTGTCTTTAACTAGGAAATCAAGAATGGAACGAGTGTTATTGTTCTGGTTTTCAATAATGTCTCTTGTGTTATTCTGGAGAGTGTTGCGAGTATCGCAGAACTGAGATGCCATATCATACCGCATATCGCAGCAGCATTGTGCTAGCTGGGCGGCGAGAGCATTAAAGCCTGCCTGATTCTGGAAGCTGGCGTTCATAATTGATTTATCAACGCCACAGAAACCGGAAGCCATCTCTCTCTGAGTAGTGCAGCAGCAATTCTGAATAGCACTTAACACACCATTAATAGCATTGTTCTGAGCATAGAAGCCATCACATAGTCCATTAGCAAGACTACGAATGCCATTGTCGAGCTGATTGAAGTTGAATGCATCGGTCATTCCCTGTGCAGTGGCGGGTACGCAACATGCGCTGTAGCCTCCGCCATTTTCGCTGCCAAAGCCGCCGTTACGGCCCCAGCCGCCCATAGCGAAGAAGAGAATTAAGATTATCACCCACCATGCTCCGTTGTCGCCACCAAAGCCACTGTCGGAGCCTCCACCAGAGTTACGTAGAGCTAGAGCATCAGCCACAGAAATTCCTTCGTTTCCTGTCATAACTTTATTCTCCTATTTTATTTATTAATTGCTTATAGATGTTTAACTGCGTCCATTAAAGATTGAAACTCAGCGCTAAAGTTTCGACCTTGCGAACCCAGCATCTATGTAGCAATCTATTCCAATTGCTTTACATCACCATTACGACCCAATTGAAGCAAATTTTGCATCTGTGGGTTGTTTGGGAAATTTTGTTGAATTATTTGTTGCGCGACTGCTTGTGGATTTCCACCTTTAAGCATCATCATCAATTGCATTGGATTTAAAGCTGCCATTTTTCTGTCCCTCCTTTATTAGGTGAAAGTGATTTTTCAATAGCGGAGAGTCTATCGTTGAATTGGCTTAAGACCTCTGCTAATTTGCTTTCTACTTGCGAGGGTTCAGATTCTTTAGGAGAAGTTTGTGTTGCGGGAGTTTGATTTGTTATTTGATTGTCTAAGGGAATTAACTTATATCCTATCATACTTGGATTACCATTTTGCATTGTTTTGATGAATAACGTTCCATCTGTTAAACAAATACTCGCGGAAAGTCCATTAGTGATGGGGATATTGTTTACATCAGAAGACGACCGAATCATGTATACGGCGCCTTGTGGTTGTGGAAAGTAAGTTTGACTTTCCTGGGTCATAGGAGTTGGATTGTACCCTACTGGTGTCCCCATTGGCATATTTAAATAATTTTGAGCCGGGTTTTGAGTAAACTGAGGAGCAGTGGGGAATTGAGAATAATTATAATTCGCCATCTTTTTAATCTCCTTTTGGTTTGTTTTTTCTTCCCTTCTACTAAAAAGTCGCGGAGAAAGGGAGACGTTACAAAAAATTTATAAAATTTAAAATTTCAAAATTAGGGCTTACGCAGTTGGAGAGAATAAAGAAAAAGAGCGAACTTAATGGTTCGCTCTCTCATTATACAGCTTTTTTGCCATCTATCACAACTTCTCCGACAGCAAGATATTTTTGTCCAATATAATCTGAACCATATTTATCCCCTGTCATATTATACCAACTTGTAAATTTTATCATTATATATTGATAAGCATTATTGTAATTCCTACAATCAATAACCGAACTGCCACCAGAAGTTGCGCCGTCAAGCCCAGAAAAATCAATTAATTTTGTTTGCGAGCCATCTATAGAATCAAATCCATAAATCGTACCTGCAACAGGTCCATTAATTAAGACAGTCCAAACTCGATTATATAAAGTTACTTTTATATTTTTTAAAGCATAAGGAAGTTTTATTGCGAGCCAAGGGGCGGTATCATTATTAGCTGTTGCCCAAGAATAATTAGAATTTAATATCCCATTGAAAGCTTTTGCTATCCCATAAGCTATATAGCTATTATGTGTAGAACAATAATAGGTATATCCATTACTTGTATAACCTCCGCTTAAGCCAGTCTAATATTCAGAAGTTGGATCTTTGGCTTTTATAAGTGGATGACCATTCTCTTGAATCCAATGAGGTATTCTAATTCCATTTACATATGCCCAATATTCTGTTCCGGTGGCAGGATCATAAGGAATATAATCTGTTGCAGTGTTTTCATTTTCATTCATTATAATTCGTTTTGCTACAGCCATAATTATACCTCACGAAGTTTTAAATGATACTAGGCCTTCATGCCAAACTTTTTTAGTTGAACCACTACTATTCGCAGCATTTGGTATACAAACATAAATAGTTTCATTACCTGCAGTCCCATCATGTCCAGTAGAAATATAAGTCTTGCCAGTATGATGTTTTGTAGCCGTTTGTGTAGAACCAATCCATAAATTTGTACCATTATCATTCACACCAGGATAATCATAGCCAGTAGAATCTTTTAAATAATATCCTCTACTAGAACCAGTTGCAGAAGTAAGAATTTTTCCTGTTATAGTTCCTCCAGCAAGTGGTAAATAGATATTATTTTCATTTGATTTTTCCCAGCCTTTATATATCCAAGAGGTAATATCTCCGTTTGTATATACATGTCTTGAATAATAATAATTTTTATTATAAGGTCTATATACTTGTCGTAAATAGATATAAGTTCCACTAATCCCATCTTCACCAGCGGCATCTGAAACTTCAAGTACTCCCGCCAAAGCTTCTGGAATGTTTGTAATAAAACCTGCTAGTTTATTACTTGCAATACTATATTTACCAAGTGTTCTAAATTCTGGATCATTAAAATCTTTTGGATCCTCTGCTGTTGCTGTTATTACATAGTCAGCTTTACCATAACTACTAATAGCTAAATTTAATCTAGCTTGTTCAGCCGTACTTGCGCCGGTGCCTCCCTCGGTAATTTTCACAAGTTCGGCAGTTGTTAAAATTTTCTTTCCTTTAATAGTTAAACTATTAGTTATATCACCGCCAGTAAGTGGTAAATACGTTTGTACCAAATGATTTTTAATAGCCTCATCTTCATTTTCTATCTAAGAAATTACATAACTAGCAACAGCCTTACCCGTAACTCCAGAAGTTTCGTCTGTGCTATCAATTTCATTAACTAACCTTGAACCAACTACTTTTGCTTCTTGATTTTCTCCCTATCCTATATATAAAAGTCCATCATCAGTACAATAACCAAGTTCAAAAGCCTGTAGAACTCCCACACCAGGAGCATTCGTTCCGTGCTTAATCTATATAATATTAGCCATTTTTTCCTCCTTTTAAAAATAAAGGGCGCCAATGTTCTGGCGCCCGCTTATTATTCCTCTATAAAAGGCATTAGCCATTCCATTTCTGTTATACTTAATTCAAAAAAGTCCAACTCTTCAAGAGTAAATTTGATGTCTATGGCATCAATTTCTAAATTAGATAGTTCTCTAATTTTTTCTTCACATTCTTGAATTTTATCAGGTTTAATACGGACTCCTTGTTGGTCAGATGTTAGAAGATAGTCTCCATTTTCATCAATCATTCCATATTCACGAATCAAGTCAGTCATCTTCTTTTGATAAAAGAAAGCTTCTTCTTCAAGTTTATTAAGTAATTTGTTTAATTTATATGCTGTCTTGATTGGCATTTTCTTTTCTTTTATATCATTATAGAATTTTTTACATTCTAAGATTTGATACATCTTCATAGTAATTCCTCCTTTTAACTCTTTATTTTATTATAACAGAATTTTTAATTTATGTCAAATTTTGATCCCAAGTTCCTCCAGAGATTGTAATTCCAGAAATTGACATTACATCAGAATCTAAATCAACAATAATTTTCTATCCGGTTTTTACTCCATAAAAAACTATTTTATTCCTGATTTCATCAGCAGGTGAGATAGCAAATAGTTCATCTGTATTAAAAGAAGACATATTAATACCAACATGATTCTGTCTTAGCTGCAGAGTACTCGAGAAAGGATAAAATATTAAAGCATCTGAATAAGCTTCTACTGGATTAGAAGGTTGATTAGAAGAATCTATACTGGTATATATTTTTAAATAAAGTCGAATATAAAATTTCTTATCTACTTCCCAATTGGTAAGATAACTGTAACTACTGTTGATGATATTAAATAATTTATTTCCATTACTAGAAGTAGTAGATAAATATAATTCATTTGAGGGTTCAACTTGTATTTTATTTGAAAAATCAGCAGTTTCAGAATACTAAACAAAAATTTCGGCTTTCCCCGTATAACTATTTCCAATATATCTTTCAAAATAATGTTGAATTGAATAGGAAAGTTCATTATTTCCAGAAGAGATATTGCCGTAACCTCCATCAGTAATTTGATAGGAATATTTTAGTTTTTTATTGTTATCAACTTCAACCTTTTCTAATACAATATTTGGGTTTGTCCTTATCCCTCGAATTAAACAAAGATCAGTACCTTGTAATGAATTTAATGATTCTTTTCCTTTCGTATCTTTAACAGTTATTTTAAAATATATAAACTTAACTTCACTTGGATTCTTTGAAAAACTATAAGTAAAACTTTTAGGGCTATCTTCTGAAGCAGTTTTATCGACATTAATCTCGGCAATTAAACTCCATGAAGGTTCACTATTTATAAAACTTGTAACTTTTTGGGAATTTTCCCAAGTATATAAACAATATTTTGAAACGTCGGAAAATCCATTTGCATCGGTATATTGTAAATTAGTAAATTCAATCATCTCTCCAGGAAAAAATATTCTTGTTTCATTTTCATTTGTGGAAGAAGGAAAAATATTAACTTCTTTTCCATTTGAAGAAACCTTTATATTAACTGGGATTGCGCTATTATATACCATTATTTTTGGAGCTTCTTTATAATCTATTTCAATGCCTGTTTTAATTAACGGTTCAGATTTTAAATCAAAGACATCTATTGCATAAACCTCAATCTAACAATTAGAATATAAAGTATTCTTATTATTAATTTCACTTGTTTCTAATAAAATTTTTGATAAAAGTGTTGTTGAATTAAATAGTGATATATCTTCTTTAGCCTCTGAAGTTATTTCCGATACAAATATATCATTAAATGACCCATTGTTCGAATGAATATAAGTTTTATAAGTTAAATTATCATAAGATCCTGTTTTCGCATAGGGAGTTTCTAAAGAAATTTCTGGTGACTAATAGGGAAAAACTGTCGGATTACCAGTATAGATAAGATTTGTCCCCGTAAAACTTGGTTTAGAAGCTCTTTTATAGCTAAAATCTGTTGTAGAATCAATAATCTAGCCAGCAGTATCTTCTAATCTTACTCCTATATGGTATAATTCACCTCGTTTAATATTAGAACTATCACTGTAAGTTGCAATAATTTCATTTTGACCATTAGAATTTAAATTTGTCCCTTCATGTATAGAAGTTAAAACATTCGTAGTTTCGTTTTTAATATATATAAGTTTTAAACTTGCTATATTACATTGACCATCAATTATATTTGGATTGGTAAATTTTAATTTTATCTTGTTACTAAAATACCATGATGATATTTCTTCACCATTATCATCAATTAATGAATTGTCTAAGTCATTTTTTAAATTATTTATAACAACACCGGAAGGTTCCTTGGGAGAATAATATATTACATTATCATAAAATGTTTTCTAGGGTTCATCAGTTAAGTTATCTGTAATAGTTACTCCCAATCTAAAATAGCATCCAGCACTTAAATCCGTTAATTTATAATCTGAATAAGAAGTATTTGAACCTATATTACTTTTATCGCTGGCATTATTTATAGTAGAAGCATTAGAAGTTTGAAAAAACCAATTATATGTTTTTGGATCTCCAGCCGTTTTACTAAAAGAAAAAGATAATTTGTTAGTCAAACATTCCGCGCCACTAGGAATTATGCCAGCATATTCATCCGCAGTAGAAACAATATTCCCTGTAATAGCTATATTTTTTGTAACTTTAAAAGTTTTTGCACTGCTATATTCTAAACCATCAAAAGAGTAAAAACTATATGTTATTGAAGAACCTTGCGCACTAGGAGCACTGAGAGTTACAGTGTTTCCTGTTATTTCTGTTTTAGTCTCTCCATTTTGATAATAACAACTTACTGACTAACCCTAAGCATCAGCACCAGGAGTAACCGTTAGTTTAACAGTTGTAGCAGTACTAATTACTTCTGTTGGTCCAGTAACCGTAGGCGCGTTGGGCGGTGAGTTTACTGTTACAACTGCTACATTGGTATAATCTGAATAATATGATGAACCAGCCGAACCCAAAGTTCTAACTTTATAATTAATAGATTTACCCTTTGGCGCGTTAGAAGGAATGGTTGTTGTAAAAAAAGGTTTACCATCTGTCCCCGCAACTGTTCCGTTAATTGTTCCCAGTGATGTAAAAGCCGCGCCATTGATACTTCTTACTATTTCATAGCCAGAAATTGATTGAATGCCGTCTGGAGAAGTCCCTTTGTTCCATTTAAGAGTTATATTACCGTTAATTTTCTATATATTGACATTACTTGATAAATTAGATGGTGCACCCATCTATTTATAGGCATTTTCATGTGTAATAGTAATTGTTGGACATTCGGTGTCACTACGAGTATCACAATGTATTTCTTGATATCCATAGTTATTTCCTCGCGCCTCAGACTAAACAAAAACTATCCATTTATCTTTTGTATAGTCTCCCCAAACGTTTGAATCTATATCAATTGTGTATGATTGACCACTCTAAGCTGTCAAATCTTCTTTTATACGAACAAAGCCAGTAGAATTATAGGCAACATTTACTGCTGGCTAAGAAGTCATTATACCTATATCCCAACGACCAGAACTTGACCAACGTGTATTAATTTTAAAGCTTAGAGTTACTTTAGTGATTCTCTAAGGAACTGAATTGGCGCCTTCAATATTATTTTTTATGGTTGCGCCCGGTATTTTAAAATAAGAACGATATTTTGTTCTGCTTCCTGAATCATCTACATTTGTATAACCAGCAAGTAAGTTATAATAACCTGTGACCTCGCTATATTGTCTATTATACCAAGAAGAACCAGTAGAAGCCTTATATATTGAATTAAATAAAGTAGCATTTAATTCATTAGGATATTTAAAAATTGCCATTCTATTTACTCCTTTATCTCAGTTATCTCATCGGCCATAATATAGATATCATAACCAATAATACATTCCACATTTGACGCGTCTGATACAACTTGAATTATCATTTTATCCTGGCCACTATTATTTGTTAAGTGAAGTTCTTTTTTAGTAACCAAACTACCAGAAAATTTTGCGTTATCTTTATTTAACGAAGCTATTGTTTTATTTTCAACTTCATTGTTACTATCGTTTTTAATTTCTTGTTTGATATTAAAATAATCAATATTATTTTCTTTCTCACCATTTAAAGAAAAAGAACCCTCATAAAATTTTAAATAGCCATTATTAAGTAAATCAATTTTTGAGGAGAAAACTACGTTTTCGTTTATAGTATTAAACTCTCCAATAGAAAGTTTAACTGATTGGAGGGCTACTTCTTCATCTTTCACCGAGGGATAGATACTTATATTTTTATTAAATCTAACAACTTCACCAAATTCGGCCTGGTTTAAAATCCAAGTTGCATCTGCATCTGTTCTAAACCATTCTTGTGGGTCTTCATCGTTTCCATTCCAAAATGAGATACCTTCATCTGCATTTTGAATTACAAGTGCTGCGGTCTTTGGCTTTTCTGTCGTACCTCCAACTTTTGTGTCTCCAATCCCTTCGATTACTGCTGTCTAAATCTTGGCAGCCTAAATTATAGCATCGGTAATGATTGTACCATTAAAATAACCACTGCCAGCATAGAGATTACCATACATATCTACTCTAAAATTGGCAGATTCAATAGCATCTATTTCATCACTTTCCGCGCCGGCCCATAATAAAATATTACCTTTTTTAGCATTAGGAAACATTGTATTATTATTATCTATCATCATTGCTTCTGAATTTGTACTGATACCAGAAGCATAATCATCAGTCTTTGCTATCATAGAACCCTTAACCAAAACATTATCGGCATAAAGACCCCAAGATCCAGCAAGAGTTCCATAAAAGTCTTCATCTGGTATTTTTCCAATAACTACATGATTATTAGTTAACAATACTTCGTCTATGAGTCCTTTATTTTCAAAAACAGTGATTGCCTAATCAGGAAAACCATTAGCATCATTTTTAGAAGAATTAATAGAAATACCAATATCACTTTCTTTTCCAAAATTTACACACGTTTTTCCTATTAATGATTTAAGTTCAGCATCTTCACCTTTAAGGTCTAATTTAATTCGGTTCTATTCATCTATAGTAATTATATAAAAAAGTTCTCCTATTTTACATAAATCACCTGAAATAAAACCTGTATTATCTTCATCTTCTAAAGCAATAAAATAACTAGTAACTTCAGTATTCTAATCTATTTCTTTAAAAGCATTTTTTATAATACTACTTGGACGAACCAATAAAATTCCTCCGACGGCTTGAGTTTCTCCATATTCTAAAACTGACGCTTTAATAGAGCCAGTTACAACAACATTCTTAAACTCTGCGGAAAAAGGTGATAAACTCCAATAATAGCCAAGATTTTCATTATCATCAATTGGTAAACCTTTAATAGTAGAATTTGGACCATCAATAATAATACCACCTGCTTCAATGGTACCATTATCTTTTATCATGAGGCTTGCATCAGAATTGGAAGTAGTAGAATACAATACAATTTGATTATTCTTTTCTAGAGTAGCATTGTACAAATAAGTATAATCTCCTAATTTTAAATAATCTGCTATTTCTGCATTAGATCCTAACTTTAATTCATTGGCGTAAATGGTACCATCTGATTTGATAGAAAAACCCGTTTGATCTGCTTCAGAATAATTAGAAGAAGAAATCGTTCCATCCTATCCACTTATTTGAATATTTTCAGCTGAAGACTATTTTTGAACAGTTAAAACACCGCTTACAATTAAGTTTTGTAACTCTCCTTGCTATGCTGTAATCGTTCCAGTAAAACTGCCCTCATTCGCGATAACTTTTCCTTCAAAGGTACCTGAACCTACAATTTTTAATTCTCCATTTTCGGTGATTTCAAAAAGAGTCCTTGTTGGAGAGTCTTCTCCCGTGGTACCATTTATTCTAAAACCACCATTCCCAATGGTTAATCCATATTCATCAAAAGTTAGTTTAGTACTTTGAATTGAAGCATTGATATTTCTTGCATTGATGGAAAAATCTAATAAATCAGAAGTTAAACCATATCGAAAACTAAGAACTTTAATTGCTATTATTTGATCATTTTCTTTTTCTTTAATAATGATTTTTAGAATATTATCTCTAGAAAGTATTAGTTCTTGTAGTTTTATTTGTTCATCTGATTTTGATTCTGCATTTAAAAATTCGGTAAAAGATATAACACACTTTGAGCTTTCTGCCTCTTTACTAATATAATCCTCTAATATATTTGTAATATCTCCAAATGTATTCTATTTTAATCCCGTTCCACTATCTTCTACTTCACCACCAACAGTAGAAAAATCGGAAAACTTTAATTCAATTGTAACCTCTTTCATCTAAAAATAAGTATTATCTTTAACTTTTTTTATTTCAATTTCCAAGATTTCTGGACTTAGTTCAACCTTTTCATCATTTCTAAATTTTAAAATCTCTTCTTGGTTGGTTTCAATAAGATAACTATTTCCATCTTCACCAGGTTCACCGGGTTCGCCTTGAGGACCAACATATTTTGACCATTGCGTGTCATCGGGCGCGTTCTCTGGTTGGCCGCCATCTAAAGCAGTTCCATTATATATACCTATATATTGAGAGTTAGCATTAGGGGTTATAGTAACCCCTTCTGCTACTCCATTTTCATATAATTCGGCATAATATATATAGGTGGCTTTATCAATTAAATCAACCAAAGTAATTTGACCGGTTGAAACAATTTTCTCACCCATTCTATACCTCCTTTTTACTCACATTACATATAAAAGTTTTACTAAAATTAACCTATTCCGCACTTACAGCCAACTCTCTTCCGTTTCCTAGCAGCTCGTTATCATCAGCGCTTACCCAAGAATAATCATATTCTGTTCCATTTACATCAATTTGCTAGCCACCGCTAAATAACTATGCTACTAATGTGGTATTACCGATACCATTTTTAAAATAAGTACCATTACTAGAAGTAATAACCAAAGTTATTGCATCATCGCCTTTTTCTCCATCTTCACCTTTTTCTCCATCAGAGATGGCCATTATTGTTTTCCAAGCAGTATACGTGTTTCCATCCGTACTTCGCGCGACTGCTTTAATGTAATATGTAGAATTAAAGCTCTTTTCTTTAAAATCGTCATAAGTTAAAGTATAAGTTTCTTCTGTGCTTAAGACGGTGCCCCAATCCTCAAAATTAGAACTACCATACCAAGCAATTGAATGTAATTCAAAGCCGACTACTTCACTCTCTAAAATTAAAGAATTTGTATTAGGCGTTCCGCTCTCTACTTTAAAAGTATAACCTGATTTTGAAATAATGTCAAGTTTTCGAGTTTGTTCGACAACGTCTTCAACGTCATCAATAGTTAAATTACCAATTTTTCCGCCAGTTGCAATAATCGTACCTTCGAACTCTGCTCCCTAAGCGACCATTTTGCCATCTTCATAGACAACAAATTTCTATTCTCCCTTACCAGCATGAATTACTTCATGAATTGCAGTATTGTCGCGCGTATCTTTAAGATAACCAATCTATACAGTTGCTTCTTCTTCAGAGATGCCTTTGGCTCCAACAATCAATTTGTTTCTTAACCAAAGCTCGCCATTATCATCTGATTCCATGACAACCGCACCTTCTGAATTAGAAATTCTAATACCATAGTTCGGATCTAAATCAGAATTAAGTCTACCAATTTTAATTCTTTCTTTTTCACCCTCAAAAACTGCAATATCATTTTTTGAACTAACTTCAACGTGACCTTTGCCTTGACGATTCTTAACAAAGAATCCATCCCAAGTCATACCAAAGTTGGCATTATCCCAAATTTCCTTTTCATTTTCAGGAGAAAAAGTTTTATCTTCATTCCAACCATTAATACCATAAATACCATATTGATCAAATCGAACAAAGGTATTTAAATCGGTATAACTATAGATTTGTTCTTGACTATTCTTGCCTTCTTTTCTAGAAAAAGCATTGATACCATCAGAATCCCAACGGAAAGCGGTATGCTCACCATCTTGAATTATGATGTTGTTTGTATTAATCGCGCCGGCAGTTAAATACTGAGTTGAAATACCCGTGCCTCGAATACCACTCTTCCAAGTATTACCGCCGTCTGTTGATAAGAAAATACCACCAGAAGTTATCTTAACTTTATTATTAGGGTTAGATGAATCAACTAAAGTTAATCCAGTATTATCCTAAATAAAAGTTTCATTTTGCGCGCTAATTACCAAGTTTTGGTTTAAAGCTAAACTATTCGATAGAGTTAAAGTATTAATTGTACCATCAGGTTCTATAATGTTTGCCGCACGCTAATATTCACCAGAAGCATATTGAAGACTTTGTGTGGTTGCTGTTATGCGTTGAAATAAATCTTCAAATTGTGTTTTATAATTCTAAACTTTAAATGAATCTTTTTCTGGAGAATCAAAATTTGAAGTAATTTCAGTTACTAAAACTTTTTCTTTATAAGGAGTAAATCCATCAGACATAAATCCAAAGAATTCGGTATCCTGGACAAAGCTAATGTCTCCTAAATGAAATGTTTTATTTTTAAATTCTTCAAGCGCGCTAATTCTTAAAACAGAAATGTTATAAGTAATTTGAGGCCGTGAAGAAGTATACGCAACACTTTGCGCGTCAAGATAATAATAATCATCATCAATATAGTCTTGGGAAGTCCAAGAACCTTCTTGTAAGAAACGAGAATATTTTGTATAAAATTTTGTATCATACTCTACTATCTCTTCAATTATCGTTTCTTGTCTTTCTTCTGTATCGGTAATGATTTCATCTAAATTAGATAAATTATTAGTGATAGTATTAACTAATTTATCATAATTAGCATAGTTCTTTTTCATTACACTGCGCGCATTCATTTTGGTCTAGACTTTTGTATCATCTTTGTGACCTTCTAGGTAAGCCTGTACATTCTCCCAGTCTTTTGCACCAGTATGTTGTAAAATTTCATTTTCTATTTCTTGAATTTCTTCTTGCGCCGCGTCTCTAGCAGAAGTATAAGTAGACAGTAAAGCTTCCTGTCGGGTCTTTTCAGCTTTATTATTTTTTAAAACCTCTGCTATTCTCTCATTTTCTTTATTTAATCTGTTTAAGTTAAAGTAATAACCAATCTCAGAAGAGGAGTCATATAAATCCTTATTCAGTGCACCAGCATCTAACATACCTTGATTAATATAATAATCAAAGTTTAAAATAAAGGTTGACCTTGCATAATTTTCACGACTTCGCGCGATTGTACATATCCCATCAATGGCTAATTCGTTAATATTGGGCTATACAATTACTTTTGATATAACTTTATCCGAATTAATTGTACGAGAAATTTGTTTTAAGTCTATTCCATAAATAAAGCCTATACCAGTATCTTTACCTATTTCTTTTTTAAAATAAACTTTCTTTTGCGGTTTGCCATCGACTAATTTTATCGCACCGTCATCTTCATGTTCAATCTCAAAGCGCACCCAACATTCAAAAGTTTCAGCTATTGTTTGTAATAAATTAAATCTATTTGAATTCTTTGCGGTTATTGAACGAATTTTCTCTTCATACTTCTCTCCATCTTTTTCTACTGTATTATAAACAATCTTATAATCAGCAGACGGAGCAGAAAAAACTGAACCAACTAAATCATCAATAGATGTTGCTTGTGAATTTTCTAATGGATTGTAGTATACATAAACTGTTCTAACAATACCTTGTTTTTCAATCTCTCCTGGGTTAATGCGTATATTATCGGCAATCTCTGTTTTACCAAAAATCTCTTTAAAAAATTCTACTTTTTCTATATAAATTTTAGAAGGAATATTAAATAAAATACCAAAATCTTCTGCTTTTAATAGTTCACTTCTAGAAAGTGTTTTAACACACTCTGCTTCATATTCCAACCAATTATCAATTATTCCTTTATTAGTAATACTGAAATAAGGTTCACCAACAGAATAAATATTTTGCTCTCCATCGAGCTAAAAAGTTCCTATAAATGGCGAAACTTCATTGGAATATTCGTCTTTGCTTAAATCTTTCTTGGCTTTAATACGAATAATATAACGTTCACCTTTCTAAAAACCCTTTTCAAGATATTGACTATTCGCTTTGATTCCTCTATTTAAATAATAGCCACTATTATCTAGTCTTAAATAACTAAAAGACTCATAATTTTCAATTTTAAAAGCTTCATTTGATTCAAGATCTGCTAAAGAGGGATAATGCTCAAAAGTAATAGCGCCAAAGCCGCCACCAGCCCAACCCTCAATATTAGAAAAGTTTTCATAATTCGCAAGTAAATTTACAACAACAATAGGACTATTGTATTCTGTTTTTTCAAAGCCATAAATTTCTATTGGCTTATTATTTTCATCTTTACCTTCGTAAACATAAACAGTTCTTTTAATAGTAGGATCATAAACCTACTTTTGCTAACGAACTGGTCTCTCCGCGCGATAACGAGAGGAAACTTTTTCGCCATTGGCTAAATTAAATTTAATCTTCGCAGTATCAATTGTAACAGTATAATCATTTTCTTCCCATACAACATTTTCTACTCCATAAACTGGCATATCAATAATCAACATACCATTTTCTTCAGTAGAAAATTGACCAGTCGTGCTGTATAAGAACTAGAAGTAAGGATTTTTATTAATTACTGTTGAATAAAATACAAGTAGTTTTCCATTTCCGTTAGTTGAAATAGTCGTTCCATCTACCTCAAAACTACCTGTCATATCAATACCACTTACTTCATAAACAGCCTCTTCTGTAACTTGTTCAATAATATCACTACCTGCAAACTACCAATCACTTCCTTCGAGAACCTACTCTCCTAAGTATGCGGCGGTGCCTAGATTATTACCAAGTTTTTCATCAAATTCAAGATTAAAACCAGTTTTACTTAATTCATTAATAAATAAATCTTTACAAGTATAAGTAATTGATTTACCATTTGAATCCTCTTGAATACTTTTAATAACCAAGTCATACCACTTGTTTTTCCAAAAGGCTTTAATTTTTCTTTCATTGGTCATTAATTTAGCAAAAGGATTAATGACTTTCTCACCAGTTTCTGTATCAATATAGGTATAATACATCTTAAAAGTAAAAGTATTACTACCATTAATATTCTCAACCATTTTTGGTTCAATCGCGCGCCATTGCGCGGTTAAAGTATCAGAACCAATTATGGCTAATTTTTTTTCTGCATAGTGCTCAGGAATATTATCTGTCGCAGCAACAAGATAATCTTCCCAGAGGCTTATTTCATATTTATCTTTTAACATATTAAGCCTCCTTAATAGTAAATATAATCATATTCAATTGTGTATTTAAAAGGTACATTTAAAAGAAATTCGCCAACAGGAATTTTAAAGAAATCTCCTTTAGAAACATACTCATTGTATAAAGTGCCAGTTTCTTTGCCATTATCATCAATACCACTAATTAAATTAGTTTTACTATTAATACAAATACCAGCATCATCCTTCTCATCTTTCTATTTTGGTTCGATTTTGCTCAGTTCTAAATGGCCAACTTCTATGTTTTCTTCATTTTCAAGTGTTATCTTACCTTGAATTGAGCCATCAGCAAACTTAGCAAAAATCTTACAATCAGTGTCAAAATCTCCACCATTATAAATATTTGCTTCATCCCAATCAAAAGTCCCTTCTGCTTTAATTCCACTTTCAATGCGCCATTCTTCAAGATTTCCTATTGAGGCTTCTCCAAGTATGCCTGGTTTATATAAATCTCCACCTTCTGCCTCTCCAGGCCAATTATCCCATTCTGGAATATTAGCACTGGTATAGTCTTCCAAATATTTAAATCTACTTCGCGCGAAAGGATAGTATGCAGTAAACGTTAATGTTCCTTCTCCTTTGTAAATTCTACAAGGATTACCATCCTTATCCTCTCCATCAAAACAAATTGTCTTCAACTAAGGAGTACCAGTAGATTTAGCCATATAAACTTTGTAAGGTCTTTCATCAAAAATTAACTCATGAATACCCTTATCGCCAAAATGCTGCCGCAGTCTACGATATTGCGCTTCTGTTAAACTATCAAAAGCAATTGGCACATTAAATGGTCTTTGCGTGTAAAAACTGCCAAAAAAATAAGTGCCATCCGCGCCAGGTACTTGAACTGTTTTATCCTAAATGGTAGGCAATAAATTTTCATTATATCTACTACCATCACTCGTTCTAGTAATACCTAATTCCGAGGAATGAACACCATTAAAACTAAATGATATAAAATCGCCTTTTAAGCCGCCCATTTCTTTTCCTCCTTTAGTCCTATAAAAAGGAATAACTCCTTACTAATTCTAAGTGAAGAATTAGTAAGGAGCCTCCAATAAATTACCGTTGTAGTGAAATTGTGTTTACATTTCGATACATACCATCTTCATAGATATTTTGTTTAATACGTTCACTTAACTGGTCTACATCGTAATCACTACCGATTTCATCAACAATGATATCAATATCAAAGTAGTTGTCGCCGCCTTGTGCGGAAGTTTTTCCGGACATCGCGCCGAGTGCATCGGCCAGGATATCTTTTAGTACGATAAAGTTTTTGGTGTCTTGTTGGTTTAGAACAAGTTCGGGATGGGATTTTGTTCCGTCTAACCAAGCTGGGCCGGTGAAATCGGCAAGACCGCCGGTTTTGAAGGCTTTATACTTAGCGGATTTCATAACCGCATCATGAGTTTTTGGCCCATAAATACCATCAGCACTTACTCCAACTGCTTTTTGAAGTTTTCTTATTGCAGCAGTTGTTTTTTCACCAATAATACCATCAATAGAACCGGCATTAAAACCTGCAGCATTTAAGGCTTTTTGAAGTGTTTTTATTTCACTTTTTGTTGTTGGCCGACGTTTTGAAGCAATAGTTTCTGTTAAAGACTTAAAGTAGCCCTTGTCAGTACCTTCGTTATCGTCAAGGGATGTTGTTCCTCCCTGCTCTCCACCTTGTGTTTTAGGAGATTCTTTCTTTTTCTCCCCAGCCTCTTCTGCAGTAGTATAATCTCCATTAAACATCTGCACAACGTCTTTATAAGTTTCACCATCTGCAGTTGTAACACTACCATCTTTATTAACAGTACCAGTTAAAGTCTCGCCTTTACTATTTCTAAAGGTGACAGTTTTACCAGCTATACCATCAATCTTCTCAAGCTATCTACTTGAACCTTCTCCTATAATCCAAGCCAAACCACTCATTATAGTTTGTTCAAGATCATCAACCCAAGTAGCTTTTTGTTGTTCAGACATTGATTTCCAATCGCTATTAGCAGTTAAAAGTTTGCCTAAAGGAGAAGATGGATCAATTTTACCATCATTTTCAACCAGTTGGGCAATTAAATCATGTGCTTGTTCCCAGAAATATCCGGTTTCTTGCTAATAATCAAGCTAAGATTGCATTATCTCAATCTAACGTTCTCTTTGCTCTGCGGCCTCCTCATTGGCTTTATTTAGTCGTTCAATTTCTTGGTCAACTAAAGTATCGCCATAAGATTCTCTTGCTTCGGCAAGTTGTTCTTCAAGTTCAAGAATCTCAAGACGATTACCGCTAGAAGTATCCGCGCGCAAGTATGCGAGACGAGCTTCCATTTCAGCAATATCTTCTTCTTGTTTTGTATTGTCGCGAATCTAACGCTCTAGGTCAATTGATTCCTGAAGTGCAGTTAGCATATTAGAAGAAGATTCAGACAAGGTTTCGGAAAGCGTTGAATAATTATCAATTAAAAGTTGTCTATCAGCAACAATTGCATCGTAAACTTGTTGTTCAAGTTCTTCATAATCTTCACGACCTTGCTCAAGAATCTCAGCAACTTTATCATCGATTTCATAAAGAGTATCTTCTGTTTCTTCGATTTGACCAGCAACTTCATCATAACGAGATTTTAAAGCTTCAATTAATGCACCCTGGTCTTCACCAGTTTTTTCATTTTTCTCAATTGCTTCAATTCTGTCCCAGTCAATCCAAAGCTCTCCGGTTTTCTGGTCATATCCCATGTACTTATCAATTGAGCCAAGTCCAAGACGTTTGAATTCTTCCGCAAAAGTTGTACGGAATTGTTCCTCTTCATCTCCGTTCCTTTTTGTTGCAATGTAAGATTCATTTGCTAGATTCTTTAGTTGTCTTTTTCTTCCTTCAAGAAGTTCCTTTTGTAAGCTGCGCTCTCGTTCAAGATTTGCAAGTTGGTCTTTTTGGTTTTCGTAGAGGTCTTTGAAGGTTTTTGTACGATCTTTTAAGATTCGGTCGTAATCAATTTCAAGTTGATTGCGGTCACGAAGAGTTTCATCAATTTGTTCTTGTTTGTTGTGGAGTTCATCGTAGGGATTTTCCCAGTGCTAAGTTTTTGGCTTCGAGGACCCACCTCCGCCACCGCCTTTTTTCTATTTTCCAGCATCTATATTGCCAGTAGAAATTCCTCCTCCACCAGAACCGGTAGAAGTTAAAGTTTTAACAACAGGAAAATAACCTGTTATACTTTGTGGCTATCCAGTTGTAGTAACAGTATGCCATTTTGTAGGCATTTTACTGCTCGGATCATATTCATCAATAACACGTTCTGTATATTCAGAAGGAACCATTCTGGTATCTTTAACATATTCTATTTCTGCATCAAAACCCATTGCTTTAACAGATTCTTGAATCTGTTCAGCCGATAAGTTTGACGCTGCAGCCATATCGTTAAAGGCATTAATAAATTCTTGTGACCCCTCGCCATTCCACTAGACACCAGCTTCTAAATTAGGAATATCAACCCCTTGTATATAGTCTGAAAATTCTTGAATGGCGCTTTTCGCACCCTCAACATCTTCTACTTGTAAGCCTAAGTCTATATTATTTAGATAGTCAGAAGCAGCAGCTTTTTGTAATGCTTCTAAAGCTTCAGTATCTCCTTCTGCGGCCTTCTTTAGATTATCCATATTCTCTGCATTGTCCCAGAAGGCATCAGATAAATCTTCGGAAGTATTAAGCATTGTATTAACAGACTTCTTTAATTTATTATACGCTGCGACATCTTCGCTTGAACTTGCTTTTATAGTACCAGTATTTTCGTCAATCAATCCTGTCCATTCGTCATAAGATTCAATGATTTCACCTAAACCTAGATTCATCTTAGAATTTGCTAAGGCAACCTAAGTCGCAGTTACTTTGTTAAGACCTTCATTTATATTTTGAAGATGCTCAGCATAGGCTGTCATTTCATTTACATCGAGACCTGCCTCTATAGCTTCATTTTGCGCACTATAGATTATACTTTCATCGCTATGGCCCAACGCCTCTGCTTCAGCCGAGCTATATTTGGCAGCTTCAGCCATCGCGGCAGCCTTTTCCAAAATAGCAGACGTCTCTTCGCCGGTATTTAAAAGATTAATATAATTATCATAAGCCTATTGAATTCTTGCAATATAAGCCTCATTGGTTTCGTCTTCTCTCTTTCCGTCTTCGCCAAGAACGCCTAGCATACTACCAGCATTTTCAAGAGTAACTTCACCGCCAATCAGTTTGCCATTATCATCAACAGAAGTTATCCCACCTAAACCTTTGTCTGTAATAGAAAACCGCCCAGTTTCTTCATCATAAATAATATTATCAGTTACATTGCTAATAGCAGCTTCATAGGCTTTATTATGTCGAGTTAAAGTATTCTCCGCATTTATTGCGTTCTACTCTTTTAATTTTTCTGTAGCAACTTCAATTTCTTCTGCTGAGGCCTACCAGCCTTCAGCAGTTAATTGAAAATTACTAATATCTACACCGGCCTCAACCAAATATTGAACATCTTCATAAGTCCCTTTTCCATCTGATAGGCGGCTCTCAATTTCGGAAATTCCTATAAGTTTTTGCTGGAACCTCTCTGTTAAATTTAATGCCTAACCAATACTTGTAACAAAAGCATTGGCGCCTCCGGTTGCTTTTTCCCAAAAATTCTATACTTCAGTAGTATCAAAGCCCTAAGTCTATAAATATTCCATGGCTTCTACTGCCTAAGACATGTCTGACCAGTCGACAGTAGACAGATAATTACTTAAAACATTTTTTGCATTTCCCGACTTCTAAGACACTACTTGTTCAAACTCTTTGAGATAGTCTTCAGTAGCCTATTTAGATAAATTTTGAGTTTGTTTAGCTAAATTTGATAAAAGTGCAGGAGAAATTTCTGAAAGGAAGCCAGAGTCTACAAGTATACCCTTATTATTAAAAGCTTTTGTAGCTTCTGTTTTAACCTAAGTAATCTATTCTTGAAATTTCTAATCCTCTAAAAATAGCTAAGCCTCTAGAGAAATAACTTCTCCTTTTTGTTCTTGTTCTGTTATATAACTATTAATATTTTCATCTGTTATTTCTTCTGGTTTTTTACCTTCTTTTTCCAAGGCAAAGCGTGCAACTGCTTTTTGTTCAGTATCACTCAAATCCTCAAAGAAAGTCATATCATATCCTAAATTTTCTCTAATTGCCGCTTCAGCTTCTGAACCTTCACCATAGATCTTTGTAAGAAGCTCATATTGAGAAGTTCCTTCCAAAGCCTTTAATTCTCCCATTGATAGCTTAGAAGTGTCCTTTGATATAAAAGCAGATAACTGTTTCTATTCTTCATCAGTTAATTTTTCCTGCATTGCTAGTCTGAATTCTTCTAATTTTGCTACTTTTTCCTCTGTCTTTAGAGCATACGCTATAGCCTTAGACATCTCTTTATAATTACCTTCAATTTCAGCAGGAATTTCAGAGACTTTCATTACATCTTTATATAAAGCTTCTATCTGCTAATTTTCATTGCCAACAACGTCTAAATCTCGTGATTCCATCAGCTCTTTTCTTTTCGCATCTTCTGAGCCTGAAGATTCAGTATTATAAATTTCGTCATAAACATAATCATCAATATAAGTACTATATTCTTCTTCTGACATTGGCTGAGCAAAACTACTAATAATTGCATCAGAATATTCATAATTAAGAGTCTCTTGAGACGCAGCAGTAGTTAATAATCCCTCTGTCATTGCCAAATTAGTGCTTTCAGCAGCCAATACTGCAGAAGTATAAGAAGTTAAAGCTCCTTCTAAAGTAGCAAGATGCATAGCAGTTTGAGAAGAACCATTAGCTAGTTTTAATAGATCTTCATTAAAAACCTTAATCGTATCATTGTCTTTGAAAAATAAATCAGGTCGATTGGTATAACCATAACTATCTAAAACTTTATTTTGTTCTTCTTGGGATAATTTTGAAAACTCTTCTTCAGTTAATTCTTTAGATGAAAAGATGGCAGGATTCTTTTTAAAACTATTTATAATAGTCTCTAATGGAATACCAGCATTTATTAATAATTTTTCATACTCTTCAGTTAAATTTTCTTTTTCTCCGCCAGCACTTAGATTAGTTTGACGTACTTGATTCATTATTAAAGAAGCATTAGCAGCTTTTATACCTTTCTCTTGATCAGCAAGTACTTTTTCAAAGCCCTCATCACTAATAACTAGTTGTCCATCTTCGCCTCTAGATAGATACTCAGCTAATTTAGGATAAGTATTTAAAAGTTGTAAAACTTGATTGTTTGCTTCAAGCAAGGCTTGCTTCCATTCATTTGTTCCCTTTGTTAAACCTTCAAGTGTTTTTTGAAGTTCATTAAATTCGTCTCTATCCTATAATAAATTATCATATTCTTCTTTTGCGGCTTTTGCAGACTATTCTGCCGCATCAGTGGCTTTTTTTGCTGCTTCAAGTTTTCCTTCTAGAGAATTAGCATAATCAGCTTTAAAAGTATTAATTAATATGCCAGCTAAAACTCCTAGTGCCGCGACCACTCCAATAATCCAACCAATAACAGGAATAGATACTATTGATGTTGTAACGCTAGATGAAAAAATTTGTGCGGCAACCTAAACTACCTAAAAAATAACTGGTAAGGTCATTAAAGCTACACCAATTGCTTTTATTACAGTAGTAACTTCTTCTCCAACTCCCAAAGATTCCAATCCTTCCGCAGCAATCATTAACAGTCCACCTACTGTTGCCGCGGCTTGACCCATAGTATCCATGGATGCCCCAAACTTATTTAACGTTGCTCCAGCCTAAGCCGCTTCTTTTCCAGTTAGCTAAATTTGCTTCCCCGTGCCTTCCAAAGCTTTATTAATACCATCTACATCTAAAGAATCCCCAGATAGACTACTTCGAATTTTATCATTTATCTCTTCTGAAAGGCCCATGCCACTAACCTATGTTAAAATATTCTCTTTTAGGGCCGTCATGCCTTCTGGCTTTACATTTTCAAAATTTAATGAGTTTAAATCAAAAATTTTAGTATAGTTTTTTTCTAAAATTGGTACACCTTTTTTAATACCAATAGCATTTAAAAGACTCTCTTTAAAACCTTTTTCTTTTATTCCTGTAATTTTTGCTTTTATTCCATTAACTAAATTTTTTCCAATACCTTCTCCTTCTTTTTGGGCTTCTTTTCTTACATAACCCATACTCTTTAAAATACTGTCAAATGGACCAGCCTAACCTTTCCCACCTAATAGGCCTCTGCCAATTTTAAAAGCACTTAAAAGACCCATGGCTGTTACAAAGGTTTTTACTATACCACTTCCGCCAGATAAAGTATCTATTATTTTATTAAGTGTTTCTAAAAGAAAAGTTAGAGTTTCAACTCCAGCCTTTAATAAGTCACTATTAAATAGTCCCATAATAAAAGTATCCCAAGCATTCTTTAACTCATTCAACTTTGAATCTAGACTATCTAGTGTTTTATTAAATTGTTCAGTACTTGCGCCAGCACTATTATTTGCCGCATTTGTTAATTCAACAGTTCTTTCGTAGTCGCTCATCATAGCAATAAAACGAGACTGTTGTCTTGAACCTGCCGCAGTTGTGGCAATATATCTCTGTGTCTCAAAATCAAGTGTATCCCACTTTTCAGCAAGACGCAATAATACATCCTCTAAACCTTCAGTACCCTTAAAGAAGTCATCCATCGAAATTCCAACTGTTCTTAAAGCAGTTTGAATTTTATTTACATCAATAACTTCTCCTTCTTCATCTTCACCAGTACTCTGCCCTTCATTAGCTAATTTTTTAACTTCTGAAAAACGAGCAATAATTGTCTTTAATGCAGTACCAGCAGTTTCAGGAGCTTCTTGGGTTGTTTCAATAATCTGTGCTAATAGTGCCGCAGTATTTTCAAACTCCATATTAGCACTTGATGCGATTGAAGCAGTTTTAGACATAGCTGTGGCAATTTGGGAAGTATCAGCCGCAGTAATAGCCGCCAATTCTGAATAAACATCATTAACGGTTTGTGCGTTCATTTCATTTACTTCCATATTAAAACCACGTAGCGCCGCAGTCATTGCAGTGGTTGCTTCAGTAGCATCCATGTTAGCAATGCGCGCCATCTTCATGGTTTCAACACCAACGCCCATAGCTTCATTAGTCTTTAAGCCTTGCTGATAGTATAGAGTGGTTGCACCATATAAATCATTAATACGCGCGCCAAGCTAAGAAGCTTCTTGCGAATATTGTGGAAGTTTTCCCCACATATCCCCAACAGAAAACTCTGTAACTACAGCAGCCTCTGTCATTGTAGCGTCTAATTCTTTTACCGTTTCAAGGGCAGAATTAACAGCTCTTTTAAAAAGCTAAACAGCATTTCCAATTGAGAAAAAGTTTAAAATAGAGTTCTTTAAATGATCAACATCCTAAGCAGTTTTATTTAAAGAATTTGCAGTATCTACACTAGTCTTTCCAAAATTTTCAGCACTCTGGCGTGCCATTTCCATTTTTTCTTTTAGGTCTGGAAATTGAGCTATAAATTCATCCAATCTTTTCTAAGCTAAATTTTCAATTAAATTTGAAATATTTGCAATATCTGCTTTCGCGCCTTCAACGTCTCCACTATTAGCAAAATTTGTAAGAGAGGTTTGTAACTCTTGAATTTGCTTTAAATACTCTTTTGCCGCAGTGTGTTCAGCACTTCCTGTTTTTTCTCCTTTCTCAAGCTTTGTTAATGTTGCCTTCGCAGTAGATTCAAGAGTTTTTAAAGCCTTTTCTGCGGCAGGAATATCATTTTCTGCTATCGCTTTTATAAAATTTTGGCTTGAAATACCACCTTTTTTGCCAAAGTCCTGTAGTATCTAAGACATCTTGGCCGAAAAGCCTTTAAATTGATCACCATTTAATAAAGTTGTAAGTCTCTATTGAGCATTAGCCAGTTGCTTATTTAGTTCTTCAAGCTCTTTTGGATTAACCTAAAAAGAATCTCTAAGCATTCCAGGGCTAATCTGATTAGCCTGCTGCTAAAGCTAAAACATTAATTGATTAATCTTTTGATAGCTCTTTTCTAAAGCAGTAACGTCCCCTTGTTTTTTAAAACCAGAAGTCATTAGCCCCTAAATCTTACTTGTCTCTTTTTCAATTCCATCAAAAGTTTTTGTAAAACTTGTTTTTAATTTGTCTGGTAGCTTTAAACTATTAATCGCACTTTGAATTGCACCAACATTACTAGTAATATCTTTTATGTCGCTGACCATCTTCAAAGTAACTTGAATTGTTTGTTTATCTGCCATCTCTTTTCCTCCTAAATAAAAAAATCGACATTAATTAAAAATTAATGTCGATTTCTCCTTAAAAGTCTATATCTTCATCCAAAACAATAAAATTACAGACATAGCTTGTTCCTCTACCACCCATGGGGACGCCAACAGCATTAAAATTAACCGTTGCTGGGTCAGCGTTACGTCCCAATCTAATAGATAAATCAGACATTAATTTTAATCTTGGTATTTCAATAATACCAGTTACTGTACGTCCGTTTTCACTTTCCTTTAATCGCGTTTTGGCTTCGAGTTTTAGATAGCCATTCCATAGACGTCTACCAACTTGGATGATTTGGGCTTCGTTTACATATTCCCAATCATAAGTTACATAAACATCATTGTATGGTTTCTCAATTTTTAATTCTTTGCCCGAAACCTCAAAATCAAGCTTTTCTCCTGTTTCTCTATCATATAAAAATAGGTTCTGCTTTGGTTCTCTTTTAAGTGTAATTAATCCATCTTCCGAACTTTCAAGACTTTCTCTTTCAGTTAGAATAATTGGATTAGAAATTTTTTGAGAACCAAGTAAACGAGAATTGCTAATTAAACTTAAGTGGTCTACAGAAAAAATACCTTGTGTAAAACTGAGTGGAACTTCGCGAGTTGTTTCCCAGTTTACCCACGCGCGATTGTCGAAACCACCTCGCGCGGAAACTCTGTCTTTTAGTTCCTAAAGACCGCCAATTTGGATATTGTCAAAAGCCATTACAATTTCGCCAGGTTCAATTTTTCTGTTACCTAACTCTATAGGATAAGTAGATTTTAGTGTGACTCCGTATAGTTCTTTGAGACCTTGTAAGTCGTTATTCATCTTTTTCTCTCCTAAAGTAAATAAGGCGAAGGATTACCTCCTCCGCCTTACAGATTTTTTAATTAATTATTAGCCTTCAGCCTGCTCGTCTGTGCCAGGTTCTGTGCCAGCAACTACAACCTCTTCCTTAGCGAGGTTATGGTTATGGATTAATTCAACAGTATTTTCTTCCGCAGCAGCACCTTCATCACCAGCTAATTCATATTTAACTAGCTTCATCATCTTACCATCGGCAGGACGTAGAACACGTAGACTCATATTGAATACAGAAGGATCACCTTCAGCTTCTAGAGTAATAGTATTTTCAGATTGTACCTTAGCCTTAGGAATAATAAACTGGAAGAATTCATCTTTACCAGAAGCTTCGCTACGAGCAAAAGTATCACCAGTTACATAATATGTACCGGGGAAGCTGTTAGCAGAAATTTCAATGACAGAACCCTCAGCAGCGAGGTCAAAAGTACAGAAATATTTATTATCCGCCTCTAGTTTCTCTACTAGCTTGTCATTTTCGTCATAGAACTTAGGATTAATTTTAGCATATCTATTGCCATCGGGAGCTTCAAACTTAGCATTCCAACCGCAATCTGCTAAAGCAGCAGTATCTTTTACTCCACCATCGGTTTCATCATAAGCAATAGAAGCAACAGCTTTGGTGCAAGTAAATACTTCAGTTTTCATAATATAACTACCAGTAGCAATTTCCTTAACCTTACCATTACCAAACATAATAGCCATGGATTTGGCAGAGAATAGAGCATCCTCTAGAGTTACATTAATTTCCTTACCATAGTCCCACATAATTAGAGCAGGGTTACCCTTACCACCACGAGCCTCAGCGGTTTCAGCGGTCTGCTCAATGGTAGAAACTTTTAGAGTGTCTAGGTATAGAACAGGAGAAGTAGGCATGCCGTTATTATTTAATTCATAAAAAGTTACGTCAGCAACTTCTTTAATACCATATCTATCAAGAATACTAGCCATTTTTTATATAGCCTCCTATATAATTTTAATTTTAATCATCAATTTTCCTAATCCAATATTTGGGTTTAACCTTTTTTGCTCCTGCCATAACGCTTTTAATATCAACTTCATACTTCTCTCTCTCTTGAAAAGTACGCATTATAGGCGAAATCGCGCAGTAGCTTATCTCTCCGATATTAAGTGGAGTTAAACCTATACCCATACAACAAATTGCGACCAAAGTAGATTTTAAATCCAATCCATCTTTGCTTTGTTGTTTGGCTTTTATTTTATCTCTATAACGCGCGCGAGCCTTCATTTGTTTAATCTTCCAATGCTCATTTGGATTCGGTGGTTCAATTGCTTTCTAACCACACGCTTCGCGCACAATATTCTAAAAGGCAAAAAAGTTTTCTTCATTAATAGTTCTCAATTCAGAAACGTTCTTAATCTTTGGTAAAACTTCTTTCAAATCTCCAACTACTATTGTCTTTTGCTCAAAAAGTAAGGTAACTTCTTCGCGCAAGAAAAACTTAAATGCATCTTTTATTAACAAATGAATCTTATCTTGCTAATAAGCAAGTGCTAAAAGAGTTTCAAGAGGAGTGAGCATATCTTTCAAATCAATTTTCTTTTCAACATACTCATCCTCAATCTCTTCTTGAGAAGTTGTCAACAACTTCTAATAAGTCCCAAAATATCTATTGGCAACCACATCTTTAACTTTTGGGGGATAGATATAAATATCTTTTTGGAAGAACAATGGTTCTCCAATAAAAGATACAACATCATTCATAAGCCACCATATTAAAAGTCATTTCATAACAAGACATTTCTTCAGTTAGGAAGTTCAAATCGAAACCCCCAAATTCAATTCGTCCTAAACCTTCAATAACCTTGCCTTCAAGACTTTTCTAAATTTCACTCATAATCAAAAAAGGTCTTAAACTAACATCTTTTAAAATCCATTGAGTAAGTGGAACGAAAACTTCAAAAGCAAGTGAAATATTTTGAAATTCAGAATTCGTCGTAGTTTTTCTACCACGAGTAACTCTAAAAGCAATAATTGATTGCGCGCCTTCTTTTGCTTCCGCGCCGACTCTTGGGACAATTTTTATTAACTTTTCAAAAATCTCTTTTTGAACTTGTTCTTTGGTTAAATCCTACTGACTAAAGGGGTCTTTATCAGTATAGTAAAGCAACTTTAATAAGTTCTGATTTGCCGTCAACCTTTTAACAATATTCTAAAGATTGTAGCCCATCTCCTGCAATTGTCTTACTTTCATTACTCTACACCCCCATTTAGCCAGAAGAATTCTTCTTCTTCATCCTCTTCTGTTTGTTCAGGCTTGGGAGAAGAATCATATTCATAAATAGGATCGACAGATACATATTCAACTCCTTTGGAGGATTGAATATCATAACCAGTAACTCGATACTGTTCTTGTAACTCACCTTCTCCAATAATTAAATAATCATCTTTTTTAATTTTTGGCGTAGTAGGCATTACAAAGAAACTTAGCTTTAAGTTTTCTGAATACAAAGTATCCATACGACTCCTAGAACGTATTTCATCCTTAAGCATATTATTCTCTTGGCCATACATATATACCCAAGATGAATAATTTTCACCATCGCGCGCAGTCCACGTAATAAAATGAGTCATCTTCAACATTATATATCTATTATATCCACTGCGTTTGATTTCTTCTAAATACCAAATCATCCAAGGCTTCTCTTCCCCATTCTTATTTGGTATCATTAAAATTGTGCCATTCGGCATATCAAGATCTACACGAGTTAATAAATATTGAACTGTTTCGGTTTCATCCTGTTTATATCTCTCAATACATCCAGGATACTTTTCATTCTCATATTCAAAATCTACCTAATAAGTACTCTTCATCCACAGTAATTCAAACTCATGCTCTCTTTTGCCCTAAATGCGTGTCTGATAGGTGGTACCATAACGATTCAATCTTTTCTTGTAAACTTCCTCAAAATAACTCATTAGTTCTTTCCAAGCAAATTCATACAATCAAAAACTGTTGAACGAAAATAATCATATCTTAAATAACGAAGTGAACTCAGCTTAAAATACAAGACATAATAATTAATGGTCTTCTCCTCTTCGGGATAGCCAAGTAATTCAATCAAAATTGAATCTAAAAACTTCTCCCATTCGCGATTTTTCTCTCGTTCACAAAGAAGACCATATAACTTATTTCTAAGCTTATTATTATATCCTTCTCTTAGCTCAGGATAAGTAAACATTACTGTTCCCCAGCTAATTTCTTAAAATCGAAAGGTTTACCGCGGCGTGAACGGTAATAAACTCTTTCTAGCTTTGTTGCATTATATTTTTCTTGCTCAAGCATATTATTAAACTTGTCAAGCAAGTTTGCCTGGGAAAAGTCTCTCTCCTCATATAAAGGCTTGACATTCTCCCAAGTTAAAATAGTTCTATTTAACCATTCACATTTCATATAACACGCCAAAATTTGAATTTCTTCGTTATTTAAATCTTCAATAAAACCGTTATCGTCTCTTTCTAGCGACACGCGAGGAAATTTAAACCAAGGAATCGCGCCTTCTAACATTGCGCGCCAGTCAGCAACAACATCCTCAATCTCCCAATTTCCCCATTCATCTTCTAGCATTTTAGCTAGAAAAGCATCATAAACTTTCTGATAGGGAGTCATTGTGTGCCTCCTTTATGTTAAACTCTAAAAGGATTCTGCGCATTTGCCTGCTCGGCGGCTTTCTTTTCTTTCTCAATTAAAGCTTTTTCAGCCATATTGTTTTCATGAATCTTTAGTACGTCAATACCAGTAATCTCCTTAACAACGGAGCAACGCTCATAGTCAAAAAGCTTCTTCTCTAGCATATAATCAGCTAAATTCTTGCACTGGTCTACAGAATACTTACCAATCAATTCTTTAAAACGCCAAACAGGTTGCTTTAGAATATCTTCTATAGTCTTATCATTAAAAACTAATATATTAACTGGCTCTTTTGCATCTTCAGGTTCAAGTCCAAGGTCTTTTTTTACCTGCATATCTTCAATATAAAGAATACCTTTTCTTAACATATACTCAAAGCCAGGGTCAAATTGCATTTCTTCGAGCTTTTCTCTCTCGACAGGAATTCTCATTCCTTTCTTCGTCCAGGTACGACGAAAATTAATCTGTGGAACAGAAACCGTGATATTACCACGGACGGTACTAATTAAATAAACTTTATCACTCATAATAAGATCTCCTTTTCACTCAAATTAATAAAGAGGAAGGAAGGCTCGCTTCCTTCCCCTTTAATCATTCATATTTTAAAATTATAGATTTACGTAGGGATTTTCATAAGTCTGGGTGATACCAGTGTTCTGGTAGATACCCCAGTTGTTATATGCTAGAATTGCACTACCCATCTTCTTATAGGTATGAATTTCAATAGACTGATCGGGGTTGATGAAATCCCACATCTGAGTCTGACCTTCTAGACCAACTTTTACAATCTTCTCGCCGCCAGTGGGAAGAACATAAGCAATCTGGGGGTCCACCCAAGTAGTGGTATTAGTGTCATCAACGAAAGACTGCTGCATCTGAACAATGGGAGTACCACGGAATAGGGTGATAAAGCCAGTGTTGTGGATAGCATCGATATCCTGGGGATGATAAATGCCCTGGTAATTGGTGCCAACAGGAACGATGGCATCAGGACCCATAGCAGCAACGAACTCTGGAGGAGCAAAGATTACTGCGCCAGCACCATATGCACGAACTACGTTTACTAGTCTCTGCATGGACTCGGCATTGAATACGTTGTCAATTACTAGGTTGGTGTCAGGACGATTTGTGGTTTCGACAGCAGCACGTAGAGCCTTATGAATCTGTACAAATACAGCGTCAGTTAGACCAGTTGTGATGATGTCCATTAGATCAGCCATGTTGTCAGCACCGTCAAGCATACGCTCGAAGTCAATGCGGGCAGCTCCGCCAACAGCCATACCCTGTAGTTCGAAGGTATCGTTGTCTAGACGGAAGGTCTCATATAGACCACTTAAACCAACCTGGGTTAGGAACTTACGAGCACGAGCATGACCTTTCTTGGTCTTGAACATGATCTTCTGTCCCTGGGGTACAGATACTACTTCAGCAAACATGCCGACAGCATCCATTACTTTCTTAGGTACTACTTCATCAGCAGCAGTGATGATGATATCAAAGATATCATGTTTATTACGCTGGAACTCATTAATGGAGCCAGCTAGAGCGCGCATCTCTTCACGGAGAGCGTCGTTTACATTCTGAGTTGAGAAATTAGCGGGAGCAGTGCCTTTGGCTGCATGTAGAGCTAATTCTTTTAATTCTTTAATTGTAGCCATTCTATTTACCTCCCTTACGCCTTCACACACTGGAACTGAATTGCGAACTGACCATCAGGCATGGAGCCGTTACCGCAGCCGCGGATTGCTACTAGTACAGGACCTTCAGCAGGAGCAGTACCAGAAACTAGGATAGCGCCAGTCTCGGATACGCCGCCGTATAGTTTGGCTTCGCCTTTAGCAGCTTCCTTTACAGCCTCTTCATCAGCAAATTCGCCATCGTCATATGCTAGGCAGTTAGTTGTGAACTTATCGCCAACAGAGAGATAACCTAGACGGGGATAGAAGTGATTACGCTCTAGCTTAAAGTGCTTGAGACCAGTTGTTCTCTCGTCGTACATATGTTCAGTAGAATAATTTAGTGCAATGGGGAAAACTTCGCCAGGAACAGGTAGTTTTACCTCACGAGCAATGTTATCAACCATAAGTAGCATTCCGTTTTCAGCGGGCATCTCAGCAAAATCTTCGCCTAGAGCGCACTGGGCTTCAATACGGCCATCACGAGGGAAAGCTACTAAATTTAACTCTAATTGACCATAACCGTCAATTTTAAATCTTTTCTGAGCCATTTTCTTTCCTCCAATTATTTCTTATACTTAGATAAAATGTCTTCAAGACCACCAGTTGGTGCATCTTTAGGGATATATTGAGGTTCCCTTGAAAATACTGAGGGATTAGATTTCTTTAACTCATAAGCTAATTCCTTATCGAGTTCAATAGCATTTTCATACTTATCGAGGTTCGCCTTGAATTCGGCAATCTTCTCATCGCTAAGCATTTCAGCATAGGAACTAATTACAGCTTCCTTCTCGGCTTTCACGACATTAGCCTTATAAGTTTCAAGTTCTGCATTTTTGTCGTTTAATTCTTCAATGCGGGTGCTTAGATTTTCAATTGTGACATTGAAAGATTCTACATCAATAGCATTAAACTTTTCAACCGCTTCATCCCTTTCCGTAGTTAAAGTAGCAATAGTATTATTTAGCTCTTCAATTTTGAGACCAAAATTTTCACTACTTTCTTTATATTCTGCCGCGTGTTCGAGAGTTTCATCAACTAGCTCATAAGAGCCGCCATTTAGAGCACGTAGAGTCTCTACAGTATCTTTTTCCTTTTCGGAAAGATCCATAATATAAACGGGCATCTTTTCATTAATTGAAATCTCGTCATTTTCATCGTCTTTTGTATAGTAAACTCTTTCAAACTTGGCTTCGGCATAATTATAAGCTAAAGCGTAGTCATCATAAACTTCGGTAATGGTGTAATCAATGATCCAACCATTCTCCTCGTTATAATTCTGGTTTAAAAGAGACCAAAGATAATCATGCTTCTGCGCGTCAGAAAGCTTAAAATTTAATTTTGACATTTCCGACTGTCCTCCTTGTGTTTTAGAATCAAGAGAATATTCTTCAATTTTCTTAACTAAATCTTTTAATTCTGAAGTAAGAGAGAAGAAGCTTGCGCCCTCAAAACAAGGCTCAACTTCGTCTCCTAATACTTGAAGCCCTAAAAAACAACCTTCTCTAAAACGGAATAATTGCTTTCCATTAATTACTGTCCAATCACCAGCAATTGATGGTTCATAAATCTCCATTGATTGGGGTTTTCCAATAATTTGTTCGGCTTCATCATAAAGAGCAGTATAAATGAAGACATCCGCGCAGGCATAAGTTCTCTCGATACCATCTTCATCCAAATGCTTTTCCCAAGCAAAATTATGATTTTCTGGAACTACTCCATAAATTCTACCAAGGCTTCTTTTGTTACCATGGTCAGAATAATCTTCTTCAAAATTATCGTAAATACCTTTCACCGGAGTGTAAGGTAGCGTCTTTATTAATTTTTCAGCAAATTCATCACTGATGTAACTACCATTTCTGTTCTCATACTTGTAGAAAATTCTACATCTTCCTCTTGAAATAGTAGGAGAATATTTCTCTGTGATACTATAAACTGTAATCGGAAACTCTTTAACAGCTTTTAAATCCATTAGTTAGAGCCTCCTTGATTTTCAATAGATTTTTCATTTTCGATAGTTTTTTCAGTCTTATCTTCTTCTTTTAGCGAAGGCCGTCCGCCTTCTTCAGTTGCTCCTGCACTTTCTTCCCCAGCACTCGCTGTATAAGCTGATTTTAAAGGAATTAATTTTTCTCCCAAATTCAATACTTCGTTTTCCAGGTCTTTTAAATTACTAAACTCAAGTTGAGAAAAACCACAGGCTAGAGCGGGCAATAGGAAACTATATCCGCTCTGTGCAAGTTTGAATGTGTCAGTGATATAATCTGATTCATTATAATAAGAAATAGGTAACATTAAATATTTAAAACTTAAAGCGCCATTTCCAAAGAGCCTGTTAACAACATTTGTAATGAATCGACCATATTTATTCGCAATTGACATCATTAAAGCAATATCATTCTTTATTGAAGTTTCCAAAGAAGAGCTACCCGTTGCAGCAAATAATTCACCACTAACGCCGCCTTCTGCATAAATATTTTGAACCATTTTTTCTAAAGCATTGTTGGCTGCTTCTGAACTTGTTCTTGAAATAATAGAATCAACATCCGCGTAAGTAGTCAAAACAGAAACATTTTTGTTTCCTTTCATCATACCAACAGTACCTTCATGGATTACTTCTGCTTCATCTGGTTCAAACAATAGACCGCCATCAGTTAAATGAGGAATTTTCTGAACTATAATTTTTCTAATTTCCTCTAGTTCGCGTTCCCTTTCGGTCTCAACTGCTTCATCATACTAAATCGTTGCAGGGATAATATTCAAAAACAAAGGCGCGCCATCATAAAATGGAAAACAAATACCAATATCACTTGGGATGATTACCCAAGGAGTATTTACCTTGTCTTTTACCCATAAACGATAATAAGATGAAATAACTTTAGGATAAAGTTTTAATGCCTCTTGTCTGGATTCTTTATTAGAAATAGTATTGAAATAAGAAACATCAAATTCAATAATATCATTCCCAGTAAAATCCTTAAAGAGAGTTCTACAATAACCTTGAGGTAAATCTAATACCACAAAGTCGTGTTTATCTTTACCGACTAAAACTCCATAATACGCACCGTTGATAAGTGCACGAATTGAGAAATTAGTAAGTAAAGTGCTTAAAGACATTCTATCGACATACTCCATAGCACTATAATAACGCTTTTGTAGAGATTTTTCGGAGAGAGATTTTCCAGGCGCGGGATTAGGAATTAACACACCTGTATATTTTAAAAGCGTTGCGTAGTACATTAAAATACGCTTATAGAATCCGTCTTTATAAAAGAAATCGCGAGATAATTTTGCTTGAAGAACAGTATCATTGGAGTTGATAATTTCTTGAATCTCTTTCATCGTATATTCTTTCTGTTTTCTATAAAGAGAATAACGACTATTGTTGTTATTCCAAGCAGTCTCGCTTGTTGCGACCATTTGATTAGAAATGCGTTTAAAGGAGTCTAATGTAAATCTCTGAGGGATTTGGTTGGCCGCATTATCCTTATTTAGTTTTTCCGACATCGTTAGCCTCCCGTAAAGAACACCAACTTACGTTCGCCGCCAGAGGTTCCAAAACGACGTCGACTCTTCTTGGCGGCTTCTTCTTCGATTTCTTTGATTCTCCACTGCCCATAGGCGAATGAAGAATACTTATCTTTAGGAAATCTTGGATTAATTTGCTCAAGAACAATGTCTAAGCCAGTACCTGTCCGTTTTAAACGTAAATTAGCCATTTCTTCGAAAAGTTTAGTGGTCATTTCGTGAGGAAGTAATCTCTTGACCCTATCTTCAATGGACATTTTTTGTCCCTTTTTGGTTGCAAGCAAAGCATTCTTTGCTTCCTATTCCTTAATTAAGAAACGAACCATACCACCATTCAATCTTGAATAGCAATTACCATGAATTTTAGAGTTTAAAGGACCATTTGCCTTTAAAGAATAAAGAATTTGTCGCGCATCCTTTGGTTGAATCTTTTTATACTCATTATCATTAAAAAACCCATATGCTGGAAGGTAATTTCCTTGCTCATCATATTGGGGTTTAATCATTTCATCGGCAAGGCCGATACCAAGGCCGTTTGTATCGATTACTACCTCTCGAGGATTAAAGTCTCGAATGATGGTTTTTAAGTCGATAGCCTGTTGTGTAAATGTCTTGGTTTGAGATTGTCTACCAAGAACAAAAAGATTAACTAAGGTAGAGTAATATCTTCCTTGGGCAATATTAACTCGGAAAACGCAGCAAACTGTTTGGTCATGGAGTCTTCCTACGTCCACTGATAATAAGTAAAATTGATCACTACCGGCTCTAAAAATTGCACGCTTTTCTGGATTTTTAATTTTTCTATATTTTGCCAATTTGTCAAAGTTAAACCAAGATTCATCACTACCACCACTCCAAATGGACATATACTCGCGCGCAAAGGACTCCTCGTTGTAAGAAGGGCTCATGCGCAATTTATTGATAAAGGTTTTATCAAGTAGTCCATGAAGCATTGGAACACGATAATCACAACCTAAACAAAATGAATGGTCAGGGTCGATAATGGAGTTTTCAAAAGTATCTAAAAGTCTTTCATAAGCGAAAGAAGTTTTAACCCCAGCAGAAGTCATACAAATTACTTCTTGGTTTGGTTCTTTTTCGTTTACGGTATTGTCTGGCAAACGGCGTGAAACGTTCATTAGAGGTAAAACAATTTCGTTGATGGCTGTTTCATCATGGTCACGAATCTCGTCAATAAGGCCGCCATGTCTACGACCACCACGTTGGGAGTCTAAGGCGCCGACAACGTCAAATTGGGAACCATTTCGAAATTTAAGAGTTACATAGTCTTTACCAAAATTACCAGGTGTATCTGAAATATCTCCGCCAATGACTTCGCGCCGTATAAGTGGCCATCTGTCGTAGATTTCGGTGATTTTTTCTTTTGCAATCTGCGCAGACTGGTTTTTATTAGGAGCGCAAATGAATCGTTTTGTACCAGGAATAAAAATACACTAAAGAATCATCGCAAGAATAGTTAAAAATGATTTTGAGAAAGCACGAGGAGCGGTTACAAAAATATCCTTAAACCGCATAATCGCGCGCAAGACAATTCTTTGATAGAAAAATAAATCAAAGTTTGAATCAACAGGCTTAATTAAGTCTAAAAATACATCTGGATAAGCCGTGAAGAACTCAGCATACTACTTAAACAATTCCTCATGGGCTTCCAAATAGTCATTAGTTAAAACAACACCTTTATCTAATTCTATGCCTTCGCGCTGTATAGGTATATAATTATCATCATTTCTATTTAAAGAAAGTAATTTAATAGGCTCGCTCATTAGTCCACCTCAACCTCAAACTCTTCATCTTCTTTAAATAACTTCTCAAAACCTTCATTCTCAAATTCATCTAAATCATATTCTCTATTAGTATCATAAAAGTTTTCTTGTTCTTTGGCAGATTTAAGTGCGTCAAGACGACGAGTTATTTCTTCTCCAATTGAGGATTCATTTGTATACAAACGCTAATTGTAACTTTGGATATTCTTAATTGTTTCATCAACAATATCCCTTGTAACTCCATCGAAAAACTTATTCTTCCAACCTCTCTTCTCAAGCCAGCGGAATAATTCTCCAACAGAATCAAAGTCCGAAGCATTCTTTGCGTTTTTGGGAGTGAACTCCGCAACCTTAACAAGTTTGTCATAACTAGTCAAAAGTTTATCAAAGTCTGCTCCGGCACGAATTCTCGATTCAAGTTCAAGAGAAATCATGCACAATTGTTGGGCTTGTTTTGTCTACAGCGCGCCATTAACATTTTGAGTCTTAAGTATTCCACTATAAAGATCTTCGAGGTAAATGAGTTGTTCTTCATCGTAATTCGCACCCCACTTCTCTCTTAACTTGTTAAACTTTTCATCTCTAAGTAAAGGAAGTTCATCTTCAATGACGCCTCGTTCCTTTAAAGCTTTAAACTGATGATAATAATCATCCCAGCCAATATTAATATATTCTTCTCCCTTGAAAATTGCCGCATAAACTCCCCAGATATTCTCTTCGGAGTTCATCTCTTTTAACCTCTCCCATTCCTTAGGAACCCAAGGTAAGTCAGCCCACTGGCAAACTTTATCAACCGCGCGCCAATCAAAGTCAGCTTCTTTCAAAAAGTCAGTAATACATCCATTACAAACAGGCAAACTCCCATTGAAAAAATAGGAGTTTGTCTATGTAAAGTTTTCTTCTCCAAACTCGCCGCCGCAGCGTTGGCACTTTTTAAACCCAAAAGAACTTTTCTTTTTAATTTTCGGTGCTAAAGCCATCGTGTTTTACCTCCCGTAGCATTTTGATAATGTCTCTACGTAGGGTGCGGCGCAGTGTTGGAAATTTTTCAACCATGTCAAATAAAAGTGTTTCGCCTGTTTTTAAGGCTTCGCCGCCGTCAGCGAAAATTGAAACTCCCATTACCTTGGCTAAACCATAAGCCTCAACGGCATTTAACTTAACCAGTAATGAAAGGAATTCATCATTTTGTCGTCTATTAATCATTTCAACTCTCCTTTTCGTGCCTCTCTTTTTTTCTTATCACATCTCTTACACTGAGTGGCAAATCCATCAGCAGAGCGAGCTTTGCGCACGAAATTATCAGTAGAGATAAGTAAAGTTTCGCCGCATCCTCTACACTTTTTAAAGTTCTCCTCAAAGCATAAGTTGACTACGATTTCTTCGTGGAGTGCGGCGGCATCATTAATTGCAGGAATTATATGATGACGGAATATTGTACTTATATAATTTGGATTATAGGTTTTGCCATATTTCTTATTAATAATTTTTGCAATATCCTAATTCTGTACGTGGTCTAACTTTAGGTTTAAAATGTCTTGGTGAATTTCACTTAGTTGCGCGCGTTTAACATAAAAGTCCAGCGTATTAAGGAAAGGACGAATTGTGGAAAACACATCTTCTCTTTCCTAAAAATCCTTTAACTCATCAAGCATAACAAAAGCATTGTAAACGTGTTCTAACTCTCTAAAATCAAAGGTTTCTATTTTTTCATCCTTTCGCGCCCAGTAAGTACGAATAACCTTCTCAATCTCTTCCTCACTAAAATCCTAAGGAAGTGGGAATCTTTCCTCAGGGAAGAGCTTTTTGTTTTCCTCATACCTAAGCCCGCAAGGCATTACCTTAATATCCGCATCGAATACGGGTTTTAAAACCACATCAGGTTCTCTATTATCCAAAGTTTGAATAGTTGGATTGTAATAATCCTTCAAAGAAAATTGCTCACGGCGCAATTCAACCAAAAGGTGACGAGTTTTTAAATAGTTATACTAATTAAGTCGATTTGCTCTTCCTTTTAAATACTCAATATCTTCTTGAGAAAAACGTTCAAGGAGTTCTTTTCTGGGTTCAAGTTTACGCTTATTGTGCGCGAGGTCATAAAAATTAATAACAAGGTCTAACTCATCAATTTGTTCCCAAAGATCTTCCAACTTCTCCAAAATATGAGGCGGCGCAAGTTTGCGTGCTTCTTCTCTTGAAAATACAATGCGAGGTTGTTTAAGAGGAGGAGAGTTAGGAGACTAAATTGAAGTTTCCGAAAATCCAGGGGTTTCCATTAGGGCGTCAAGAGATTCGGCTTGGGCGACGTCCCAGGTTTTGTTGCGCGATTCAAGCTGAATATATTTTGATTGTTTGGCGTTTAGGCCAGTTTTTGGGTCTTTTCCCCAGAGTACGTAGTTGGCGCAAGTTTCGAGTTCATCGGGCGTTAAGGGTTTTGTTTTAAATTGGTCTTGCGCGAGGTACTCTTCCAAAAATTGAATACGTTCGTTATTTGTTGAAAGGGAAAAGTCGAGTTTTAGTCGATTTTTTTTCGTGTTTGGCATTTTTTATAATTTAAAATCTACGTTTGACACTTTTGGTGAAGGTTTTTTGTGTAAGTAAGAAATGTTAAAAGTGCTAAAAAACGTAGAGGTACTCCTGTTTTAATTCCTTCTACTATTATTATATCACAAAAGGTTAAAGAGGGTCAAATTTTTTTCGGAGAGAATTTTGGACGTAGAGGGCGGCGATGGGTTAAAAATTAGGAAAGTTGACGAAAGAGAAAATTTATGGTATAATAAAAGAAAAAGGAGTTTTAGAAATGATTGATTTTTTGGCTATTTTATTGGCAAAGGCGTTTTATGGGGATGAAGGGGCACAGGGTTGTTTAGTGCTGTTGATAGTTGCATTTTTTGTGCTAGGCGGGATTGGTGCGTTGATTGGGGCGATTTTTAATTAAGGTGGGTTTGAAAAATTATTTCGTGGTACTTAGATTCCAGGGCCACTTCATCACACTAAAGTGATAAAGCGTTCTTCCCAGAACCAACGGGGGTTTATTACAAAAGTGTTACAAAATGTTACAAAAGAAAGTCAAAAGAAATTATTAAAAAGGGGTTGACTTTAGACGGGGATAGTGGTATCATTATAAGCGTCAGGGGGACATACCCAAGGCATAAACCAAAACGAAAGAGAGACTGACCCATGTTCAAGACTATCGAAGAAGAAATCCGCATCTATATCGCCACTGCCGAAGATTATCAGAACCGCGCAATTCAGGCTTTCGCCAAGGGCGACCTTGAAAAAGCCCATCAACTGATGGACATCGCCTGCGAAGGCAAGCGCATCGCGGATATGCTGACCCGATGGGTCAGCCAATAACAAAAGCGTCTGCAGGTGTGAGTCCTGCACTGATGAGCAGAAGCTAAACGCAAGAAAGGGAGTAAGACAATGAAACAGTACACTTTCAACAAGACGGACTCCGGCTACCTTGGCAAGGCTTTCGAAATGGCGATAAAAGACGCCCTGCGTCGCAAGAACGCTGACCGCGTAAGCCCCTGCGGAAGCGCAGACTTCCGTTACAATCGCCGCAACTATGACAGCAAGCAGAACGGCTCTGTCCTGCGCTATGCTGAAACCGCCCAATATGTCAAGGGTTCAAGCCGTGTGGTATACGCCACACATATCGCCTACAATGTGGTAGCTGAAACCGCCGACACCATCACCATCGAAGTTGACCTGCTGAACACTGATATGTTCGTGTTCGACCGCAAAGAATTCGTTGACTACCTGACGGAAATCGGCTGTGTCAAGGTCAACGCAAGCCGTGGAACGGTCAACATCCAGACCGTCTACAACTACAAAAAAGACGCCTACCATGGCCGCAAGGGGCGCATGATTGAAGAGTGGGGATTCGACCATGACCTGGGCGATGACATCATTGGGGACATCTTGGCGGGGCTTGAATAAGCCCCATGCCACCCCTTGGGTCTGCAGGTGTAAGTCCTGCACTGATGAGCAGAAGCGAAACCCAAACAAGAAAGGAAGTATAACCATGACCACTATCGAACTGAAGAATCTTGCCCATGCTAAGATGGTAGAAGCTATGACCCTGCTGAGAGCCGCCTATGAAATGGCTGACATGGAAGCCGCTAATGCAGAAACTAAAGAGCGCCATGCTGCTGATGTGCTTGCCCGTTTCGAACATATGTATCCTGTGTTTGAAGGGATGCCGAACTTTGAAGCTGATATGGACACTGCGCAGGAGGTCTATGACAACGCTTGGCGCAAGGCTGACCTGCTTCGCTATGATGCTGACCAGATTGATAGCGCGATGCTTACCATGCGCGATGCGATTGATGCTATTGAAGATACATGGTACTATGAGGAACTGGGTCGCTGATGGCGACCCTTTTCTTATTGGTTAGATTTAGACGTTCGACGTCTAAACCATGTATTGACGCAAGCGCGCAGGTGTGGTATAATGAGGGTACCGAAGTAAGGGAGGGAAAAAGTATGAAGTGTGTGTACTTTGAGGATGGGACTATTATGATGTGTGAGCGGCAGTGCACTCTGCGCCGCAATATAAAGGTGAAGCTGAGCTGTGATGGACCTATGCGCTACTGGTTCAGGCCTACGGATGCATATCGTAAGGCTATGATACGTTATCAGCTTATATATTAAGCTGATGGCGGCTGTTTAGACGTGTTACGTCTAAATTAGGGGTTGACGATTTTTGGAAAAAATGGTATACTATGCTTGCAAGTTGAGGGAAGGACACCCACCAAACCGGAAAGGAAGATAAAAATGCGAGTAACGAAGAACATCAAGGAATACATTGAGCGCCATGTGAAGGAAAAGGTCTATGCCAAGTATGAGACCGAGCGCCTGGAAGCTGAAAGACAGCGCAAAATTGTCGATGATTTTTGGGAAAAAATGACTGAAACCGTAGAGCGTCAGGCTGAAACTATGGTCAATGAATTTTTGGAAAATCATGGTGATATCGTAGAAAGAACTTCTGAACGAGATATCGTTAGTTATTGTTCCTATGTCCTCCAGCTTAAGGACAAATGCTATATCAATTCTGTGCATAAGTGGCGCGAGCGTGCAAACACGGAAGTTCGAGAAATTGTGGATAATATTATCGTAACTCTTGAACTTGGCGGTTCCAAAGCAGATTTGGACAGAATGTTGAGTGAGATTTAACGGAAGGGGAGTTTCTCCCCTTCCTTTCCTTTTTTTCACAAAAAAAATTAGACGTCAAACGTCTAAATTAACCGTTGACTTTTTTCAGAAAATCGTTTATAATGAGGTCACAAGGTTGAGAAAGAAAGGGGTCAGAAAAATGACTATTTACTTTGACATGGACGGAACTATTGCCAATCTGTATGGTGTGGAAAATTGGCTCGAAAAATTGCGCGCGGAAGATGCGTCGCCGTATCTGGAAGCTGAGCCGCTGGTAGATATGCGTGAGCTGTCGCGCCTGCTGAATATTCTCCAGCTCAGCGGCGTAAATTTGGGCATTATTTCTTGGCTGAGCAAGGATGCCACAAAAGAATATGATAAAATGGTGCGCCGCGCGAAAAGGGAATGGCTTATAAAAAATTTGCCAGCTGTTGAATGGGACGAAATCCATTTGGTAAAATATGGAACACCGAAACATTCTTGCTGTCGAGAAAATTTTGGAATTTTATTCGATGACAATGATGCCGTGCGTGAAAAGTGGGAAAAACGGGGAACGGCATTTGATGTCGGAAATATTTTAGAAATTTTGGAGATTTTCTCCTTAATTTAACTTCCTTTCTTGCTCGGGGAATCGAAAGATTCCCCAATTTTTTTGGAAAAGTTTTTTAGACGTTAAACGTCTAAAAGGGATGTTGACTTTGTGTATGGGGTATGGTATTATATACTCGTCAAGGGGCGGTTGGGTCTATGGTGAGAGTCGACTGAGCCACAAGCGACCGAAAAATTTTTTCAAAAGATTATGAAAAACCCCTTGACAATCTCCCAAAGCTATGGTACAATAAAGGAGCAATGAGGGACAGGAACCCTCTGCCAAATAAAAAGGGTGGCGACCTTCGCCGATATAGAAAGGAGTCAATCATGACTAATCGCGATTTCCTCAAGACCATCTCTGCCAATGAAACCCTGCCCGCTGATGTGCGCGAACACGCTGACAAGATGCTTGCGCAGATGGATGCAACGCTTGAAAAGCGCAAGGCTAAGCCCTCTAAGACGGCTGTTGCCAACGAGCCTATCAAGGCGGCAATCCTTGAGTGGCTGATGGGGCAGACCGAACCCGTGACTGCCTCCGCCGTTGGTGAAGCGCATGAAATCAGTGTGCAGAAGGCTTCCTCTCTGTTGCGTGCCTTGCGTGACGAAGAAAAGGTTGTGCAGAGTGAAGTCAAGGTGCCGAAGAAGGGTATGCAGAAGACATATGCGGTGAAAAAGGGAGAGTAATCTCCCTTTTTTTTCTCGAAAATAATTTAGACGTAGAGCGTCTAATTTTTCTTCGACAAATCAAAAATTAAAAGTTGACAAATTTAGAAATTTTTGGTATAATTTTTATAGAAAATAAAGGGAGGAATTGGTTATGGCAGTTAAAAGTTTGGATAGTAAGTTGCGCGAAAAGTGGGTCAGCACTCTTGTGCAAATGTTCACCGATGCAGGCGAAGAAGTTGTGCAGTATAAGTCAAATGAAATTTGTTTGCCCGTTCTCGATGATGACGGCAACGAAAAGTGGGTGCAGTTCGTGGTGAAGGTGCCGAAGGGTAGCCGAGATGGTGACGAGTTCGACGGGTATGCCATGCGCGAAGAATACCAGATGAAGCAGGAAACCAAAGCCGAAAAAGCGAAAGCCGATGCCGAAAAGAAGGCAAAGAAAATCGAACGCGACCGACAGGCGCGCGAAGCCAAAAAGAAAGCGAGGGCGGAGGAATAAGTTCCTCCACCTTTTCGGTTTAGACGTTGAACGTCTAAATTGGATGTTGACTTCTTCGCCCTTTTGGGGTATAATAAGCGTGCAAGTTAAGGAAAGGAAGAAATAAAAATGTTTGAAGATTTGAAGCAGGATTTTGTGGAATTTTATACTATGTTACGCAATGACAATATCCACTTTGGGAAAAAGAGATATATCCGCGCATTGTCGCCCTTGTGGTGGGTTGTGCGCGGCGGGCAATTTGCTTTGGCTTTTGGTAGTTTTTATGCACTATATTGCGGCCTGTGGCTGTTGGTTGGTTGAGAAAGGGGAAGGAAAATGATTGCAAGTTTTATTGTATTCAATGTGTTGAATGTTATCATTCAAACCATCAAATCCATTGTTACCATCAAGTGTAACAAGTGGGTCGCCGCAGTTGTTAATGCCGTTGCTTATGGTTTATATACTTATATTGTTGTGTTGACGGCAGGCGATTTGGATTTGTGGTTGAAAATTGGCGTAACCGCAGGCGCAAACCTAATTGGTGTGTTTGTTGTCAAGTGGGTTGAAGAAAAGAAGCGCAAAGACCAGTTGTGGAAAGTTGAGGCGACTATAAATGAAGAAGCAACAGAAGGTTTGCATAGTGACTTGGAAAAGTTTGACATTCCCCATAATTATATTGAAGGTGTAGGCAAATATAGCGTGTTCAATATCTTTTGTGCCACGCAAAATGAAAGCGCAAGGGTAAAGGGATTGCTTGAGTTGTACAAAGCAAAGTTCTTTGTGAGTGAAAGCAAAATTTTATGAGAGGGCGCAATGCCCTCTTTTTATGCTTCGGCGCCTTAGACGTAAAACGTCTAAATTGGGTGTTGATTTTTTTCAGAAAAAGATTTATAATAAAGTCACAAAGTTAAAGGAGGAAACAAAAAATGAAGCCTACTGGTATTGTAAGAAGAATTGATGATTTGGGTCGCGTGGTAATTCCGAAAGAGATTCGGCGTGTGGCGCGTATCCATGAAGGAGATGCTTTGGAATTATTTACCGAAGGAAACGCAATCTGCTTTAAGAAGTACGAAATAGGTGAAGAAGAATTTGCACAGAGGTGCGCCGATTGGGTGCAGGAGCATAGAAAAGATATTGTTTCTATAGCTTTTGTAGATAATACTACTTATGTAGTGTTTATGTATAACGCAAGAGTAAAAAATATTTCTGTAAAATTTAATTCCCAGGACAAGTTTGACATGAATGTAGCAATCTGTTGTGCTGCAAAAAAGTGTGGCTTCCAAATGTTTGATGGATTTAGGGATTGACAAATGTCAATCCTCTTTTCAATTAGACGTATTACGTCTAAATTTGTTCCTCCACCATATTGACATATACGGCGCGATGTGGTATTATATACTTGCCGAAAGGGAAAGGAGAAAGTTAAATGAGTGAATGCGAAAAAAGAAATTGTGGGTATTACTGGAAAGAAGAAGATGAAAAGTATCCCTCTTGCCACTTTGAAGGTCCAGTAGGCTGGGCGCCGTGTGAGCAGGATGAGTATGAGGAGGAAGAATAAATGAAATTTTATCGAATTTATGGCTATGTAGAAGTCCAAGTAGAAGCCGATAGCGAACAGGAGGCATTGGAAATTTTTGAAACTGAATGCATAGATGAAGTAATGAGTGTTGTTGATATTGAGGAGGTTGAATAAAATGAATGAGTATCCCGAAATGATATGCCCCAAGTGTGGTGGAATGATTGAACACGATGACACATATGACAGTTACGGAGGCGATGACTATTATGTAAATCTTTGCATTGGTCATTGCACTAAATGCGAAACAGAATACCAATGGAGAGAAGAATTTGAAATAAAATTCGATGGTATAGCAGATTTTGAGGAAGTCACTTGACTTCCTTTTCTTTTTAGACGTAAAACGTCTAAATTTTCTTCAAAAAACTATTGCAATCTTCCGCAAGGTGTGGTATACTATGTATGCAAGTTAAGGAAAGGAAGTTAATCACCATGAAAATCGACCATCGTAAAACTTATTATCTCACTATCGACACGGAAACCGCAAACGATATCGACTGCCCCATTGTTTTCGATATCGGCGGCGCTATTCATGACAAGCGTGGGGAAGTCCTGGAGACTTTCAGCTTTATCGTGCGTGAAGTGTTCTATGGTATGCCCCACCTTATGGAAACCTGCTACTATCAGGCAAAGCTCCCTGCTTATCGTGCGCAAATCGCCTGCGGTGAGCGTCGCGTGGTTAGTTGGTACGAAGTGAAAGCCCATATTGCGCATCTGTGCGAAAAGTATAATGTGCGCGCCATTATCGCCCACAATATGCGCTTTGACTATCGCTCCACTAACACCACCCAACGCTATCTGACCTGCTCCAAGTATCGTTACTTCTTCCCCAAAGATGTGGAAATCTGGGACACGCTCGCCATGGCTCGTGATACTATCGTAAAGCAGAAAACCTATCAGCGCTTCTGCCAAGCTAACGGCTACTGCACCAAAAACGGACAGCCACGAGCCACGGCGGAAATTCTCTACCGATATATCACAGGCGACAATGACTTTGAAGAATCCCATACTGGTTTGGAAGATGTACTGATTGAGAAGGAAATTTTTGCAAAGTGTATGGCACAACACAAGAAAATGCGCCGTAGTCCGTGGAAGTAATTCCACGGATTTTTTTTGCAAGACGATTTAGACGTCTTACGTCTAATTTTCTTCCAAAAACTTTTCAAAAACCGTTGACATTCTTTCAGGGATATGGTATCATATAATTGTTCCAAGGGAACAGAAAAAATCTTGAAAGGGGCAAATCAATATGAAGATTGTAGTTGCCAATGCCGTTCGTTCCAAGTATCTTGACATCATCACCAAGGCTCTTGCTGATGAAGATGTGGGCATGATTGCTTCCAATGCAATTAACCTGCCGTTCGTCACCGAAGATGGCGAAGAGGGCTGGGTGGAAATCACCGTCAAAGTCCCCAAGGAAAGCGGTGATGAGGGCTACGGCAAGCGTGAAGAGTACACCATGAAGTGTGCTGAGCGTGAAGCCAAGGCCAAGGAAAAGGCGGAAGCCAAGGCACGCAAGATTGAGCGTGACAAGGCGGAGCGTGAAGCACGCAAAGCCGCCAAGGAAAAGGAAAAGGGTAAATAACCCTTTTTCTTTTCAATCGGCTTAGACGTTGAACGCCTAAATTCTTCTTGACACCGCGCGCCTTCTGTGGTATACTATATTTCGTTAGGAGGTTAAGACATGAAACAAGATTTCGTCTACTTTATTCAAATTGGCGAACCGAGTGAACGACTTTTCAAAATTGGTACCACCAATAACATGAAGCGCCGAATGCGTGAACATGAGAAATATTATGGAAAAAAAGTGGTGGTGCTTTGGCAAAGTCCAGCCTATTCAAAGTGGACTACTTTGAGGGTTGAGGACAAAATGAAAAATCAGTGGATTGAGGAAGGAGTTTTTGAATATTTGAGGAATGACAGGTTTTTGATTCCCGAAAAAATTAAAGAAGTTCGAATTAAAGTTAGAAAAGAATATGTGGTGTCAATTTGACACCACTTTTTTGGAAAATAATTTAGACGTTTTACGTCTAAGTTGGTTGTTGACTCGCGCGGAAGTGTGTGGTATAATTTGGGTACAAAGTGAGGGAGGAATTAAAATGAGGTTCTACTATAACGAAGGAATGAATATATGTGCCGAAGAAACTTGGGTCACAGATTATTTGTTTATGGATGGTATGTTTGATTTAAGAGAAGAGGCATTGGAAGAGTTAAGGACAAAACATGAAGTTTATGGTTGGTTTGAATGTGAAGTTTCAAATACTATTGATGAAAAGTTTTTTGATTAAAAGGAGAAAGAATAATGAGAATTGTAAAATGTGAGAAAATTTTTCTGTCGCAGAACGAAAATGAAACTTGGACAAAATTTGAACAAATTCTTGATGGTTTGGAACAAGGAAGTGAAAATCCAAATATAAAAACTTTAATTTGTAAAATTCAAAGTTTGTTGAGTGATTTGTGGGAAGAAGTGGAGGATGTTGAATAATGAAAGATATTCAACTTTACGATATAAAAAATAATCCAAATAAAGTTAATGTAATTCTCACAGATAATTGTAAAGAATTTTCAAATATTATTTATATACTCACACAAGGTAACCATTTTAATTTTGATAAAGAAACAAAATGTGCTTTAAAAAATTTAGTAAGTAATATTGAAAATTATGTATTTAAGGGAAAAATTTAAGGAAGTCAAACTGACTTCCTCTTTTTTTATTGCCGACTTAGACGTATCACGTCTAAGTCAAATTTTTTTTCACTTTAACACACTAAATCGTTAAAGTCAAATTTTTTTCTTAAAAATTTCAATCACTCCACTGCGCGCAAATTTTCGGGTTTGTCAAATTTTAAACCAGCTACACCAGCTGTCAAATTAAACCAGCTGTCAAATTTTTAAGGCAGCTACAAATCAGCTGCAGCTGTCAAATTTTATTCTGATAGCAGCTGCAAATTTTGTCAAATTTTTATAGCAGCTACATAATATATATATTATATATTATCCCATTTTATTATAGCATAATTTTCCTCCAGTTGCAACTTTTAGATTTTTGGAATTACACGGCGTGCAAGTTTTGATTTTTTTTGAAAATTATTATATAATATATATAGAAAGTGAGGGAAGCAATATGTTGGATGATTTCTTGTGTGAGATTCAGTGTGACGAGCTGGAGGAGTTCTATTTTGACGAAATTTTGCTTTCGGAAATTTACGCCGAATAAAGTTTGAAAAAAATCCAAAAATAAGCTATAATATATATGTAAGGTTGAGAGAGAAACAAGCTCTCTCCTTAAATAAAAATCTAATTGGGTTGCGACCTACCGCAAGAAAGAGGTATGACTATGACTAAGACTGAAATGCTGACTAAGATTGCTGCTGGTGAAATGAACGAGGAAATCCAGGCTAAGGCGCAGGAAATGCTGGAGAAGATGGCTGCTGAGAAGGAAAAGACCGCTGCTAAGCGTGGTGAGCGCGCTGAAGAGGTTTATGCTCCCTACATTGCTAAGTTCGTGGAGGCTCTGGGCGAGGAACCCCGTACCGCTACTGATCTGATGGCTGTGTTCGAGGGCGAGATTGCTCCCTCTGGTAAGCCTGTGAGCGTGCAGTTCCTGACTTCTGTGGGTGGCAAGGCTGTTGCTCAGGGTCTTGCAACTAAGACTGATGTGAAGGTTCAGGGTAAGGGTACTCAGAAGGGTTACGTTAAGGCGTAAACGAAGAAAAGACGGCGTAAAGCCGTCTTTTTTTTATTTGGATTTAAAATTTGATTTAGGTCGAAATTTGGCGCAGGCATCTAACTACCCCTATTTAATCTATTTACTTACTAGTCTATGCTAAAAAACAGGGTTGCCCTTGTCGCCGACACCCCTCCCTATGTTTGCTATTCGAAAAACTAATACGTCCTAACGTTTACGTCCAAACGTCTACGACCTGCGGACACCACGCAACGCGTGAATACGCTGGAACCCTCCCCTTTACCCCTTTATGTATATGTATATATGTACACCCTAACGCTCCTGCCCTGATGTACTGTCCCTCGCCTAAGTCCCTATGTGAACCTCCCCTTAGCCTAAGTCCTTTAATTCACCCTTAGCTTTTTGCTTTTACCGGCCGAGGCGTAGCCGAGGTACCGGCTCTTCTACGCCCTAATATATAAGTAAATACGTATACGTATACTTATAAGTATACTTATATGTAATATATATACTTAGAATTCTTTCTTTACCAGTAAGTATTTTTTTCTCAAAATAACTCCAAATTTTTCAGAAAATTTGACTTTCCCAAAATTTTTTGGTATAATTTTTTTAGAAAATAAATTGGAGGTAACCCCATGACATATAAAAACTCAGAATTTTCCCAAAAAAATTCAGCGCTAAGCTGGTAGAGGAAACAATCTTACTACGATTTTTTGGAGAATTAGAAACCAAGTTCCTTAAATACACAATCTTCAAAAGAAAAATTTTTGGAAAAACTTTTAAAAGAGCTTTAGCTAGATTACAACAAAGAGCATTCCTTTCAAGATTGTGTTAGTCCTTTGGGTAATAGACTGCGCTTTGATTTTTGTTTATTGGATAAGAGTAGTATTCCTTGGAAACCTTTGCTTGTAATTGAAATCCAAGGTAAACACCATGTTACAGATGCATACGGCGCCGAAAGATTTTCTGAAGTCATCGAGCACGACAGGATTAAGAAAGAGTTTTGCCAAAAAAATAACTTACCACTATTGGAAATGTTTGGGGAAGATTTTAAAGATTTAACTGCCGCAATTTTACAGAAAAAAATTAACGACGCTTTAAGTGAAGAAGATTGGACGTGTTAAGCGCCGACGCATTAAACATATGAAAAAAAGAGAGGTTTACCCTCTCCTTTTATACGCAAGCATTCTCTCCTGACAACTCGCGCACATCGGCACACCAAATTTTTTGGAAAAACTTGTGTCGTATTGGTCGCCGCACACAAAACAAGTGTATTTGCTTACCATTCTTACTTCCTCAAAAAGCTTGTCAATTTCTTCGCTTACGCACTCTGCGCCGGTATAATAAATTCTTAGCTCGCCATACTTCTCTTTTATTTCGAGAATCCTAAACTCATTTTCACTGTAGTCGTAGTCAAGTATGTCGCTAAGTTCCGCACATTTTTCCAGAAAAAGTTCTCTCCAACCCTTGGGCACCTCATCAAGCCAAGTAAACTCATAGTTATATTCCTTGGGCGGCTGACCATCGGAAAGACGGGGAAGTAGAAAGGGCATTATGTAACATAAAGTTTTATTATATTCGTTCATTTAAATTTCCTCTCGATAGAAGTGCCGCACAGCATCAATCGCGCTTTCGGGAATTTGCCCACAATAATCCTCAAAACACTCAACCTCAAAAGAGAGAATCGTATCTGCGTGATACCCTTCCAATTGTTCAACAGCCTCACTGAAAGAGCTTGCGCGCAGTAGATGATGCATTACAGACTCTTTTTCAGAAATTTCATCCCAATAAACTACCTTAAACAAAAAAGTATTAATCATATTACACCTCATATTATTCTTTATTACTTATACCAATCAAACCGCCAAGGTTTGTTCCAGTCCTGTCTCTTCATAAAATGTCTTTTAGCTTCACAATGCTTACACTTAATCCACTTCTTAGAACCAAAGTGAGGTGTCCAAAACCA